GTAGCTATTCAATTCAACCCGCGCTTGACGTTTCCCGTAACGAGAAGCCTTACGTGCGTACTTGCGCGCCCGATGATAATAAGACCAACGGTTGGACGTTTTCCTATAGCGGCCCAGATCAAGCTCCATGACGATGTTTAGACGATCTGTATCGCGGTCTTTAATAACGTAGTCTCGGTCGGCTTCACGTGTCACGACTGAATCTGCGTACTCAAGCATCTTTCGATCCGGCACGCGATAGCGATCCATGCCTTCCGGTAGTACCAACCGAATGCGAATGTTGGAAGCCTCTTGGCGCGCAGCATGTACTAATTCGCGCATGTGTTCACCAGAACGCAAATCCGCCAAGAGAACTTCGCGGTATTCGTAGCCCGCTAGATCAAAATCGCCGGTCATGCTACTAACCCTTATTACGTTGGAGTACCGTGGATGCAATTCGGTCGAGAATGACGCGCTCTTCGTCCTCTAGATGAATTCGTCGCAAATCAATCTGCACTTCTACGCCACTTTGATTACTAACTGAGACCACCGAAATAGGTACCCGATTGAAGGATTCAATCTCGGCCTTGGTAGCCATGCGCCATTTGAAGCTATCGAATTTCCTGAAGCGCATATTGCACCCTTGATTATTAATGGTGCGGGCGAGAGGACTCGAACCTCCAAGCCTTTCGGCGGTAGAACCTAAATCTACTGCGGTTGCCATTTCGCCACGCCCGCACGGTTAATAATCAGGATTCTTTGATAGGTACCAAGTCTAAATGTAGTGTTTTACCTAAAGCGAGAAAGCACATGATTAGGAATTCTACGTCCGTGTTGTGTTTGTGATCCAGGGCGCGATAGATTAATTGCGTGTGCTTATTCATGCGTTTGGCTAACTTTGGAACTGACATGTTGTTAGCAGTCATTTCCTGTCTCAGCATATTCTTAATCTTAATAATTGTTCGATCGCTATCAATTAGCGTTGTCATTTACTAATCTTTCTTATTCAGTCGCACGACTTCTACGATTTCCATGATCGCTACCGCAGGCCCGATTTCTCCCGGCAACACGTATTCGTCCCACTCGGCGTTGGCTGCGTTAATAGCTTCTTCCTTGGAATTGTAAAGCGTGTCGTCGCCGGTGCCTTCGTCGTGGATCATGAATTGCCCGACTTTAGGTTCGAACATTATTAACGCTCCGGGTCGATTGCCGCATCAGGTTGGTAGTTGAAGTTAGGGCAATATCGAACTAGATCGTGATGGCCTTTAGACCTTCCGAATTCGATACCTTGAAATTTAATCCAATCCTTGTAGTCCCCAAGAAAGGGCCGCAGCGAGTTATCTCCACCGTAGTCAGGAGAAAGCCACTGGAAGTTACCTAGCTCGGTTTCCACCAGAAAAGCCATGCCCCAACCCCATGTGAAATTGGCTTGACCTATGTTTACTAATTGCTCACGCGTAGGAAACACAGAAATCTTGGTCATCGTCATGCCCCAGGCCCTCACATGTAAACGGGGGCCGAAGCCCCCGTTTTGTTAACATCAATCCCATCGATCCAGCAGATACTTCTGTTGGACGTTGCCCTTCGTAGTAACTTTCAGCGACATAGGTTCGCCGTCGTCGTTACCCGAACTAAACACAACCGCACACGCTTGTGGCGCTTCGGTTTTGTGCGTTCGCGACACTTTCGAATGAGCTTCAATAGTAGCACGCACTTCGCGCAGTTCGCTCTTTAGTATCTGCGGGAACAACGCAGTACCGGCTTCGCTACGCATGTCCTGCATGTTTTCGAGGACGAAGAACACACGCTGCCCAAACTGCGGATAGGAACCACCATGCCAAGAATATGGGGCCGGTGTAATAACTAACACGTTGACCCACGCGTTGACGGGAAGGTTCCATTCGATAGGCCGGGCTTGTTGGTGGAAATACCAAGACACCGGGTTACGTTTTTCCGGATGATCCCATAGGATGATCGGCGGATCGTTTTCGTCCAACGCAGTTAGTAGCCCAGCAAACGATCTGGATTGCGCAGACGGGCAATACTCGATCTTTTCAGCCTCAGGCAACACGGTACGTTGGAACTTGTCCCAGGTCATAGTTTTGACTGGTGTATTAATCTCAGGCTGTAACGTACGAGCCTTTGGCTTAAGATGCCCGAAAACACCATCACTTGCGGCAGGCTTAACTACCGTAGGTTCCCAAAGCTTCTCTTGGATATCTGCAATATTAGCCCAACGTCGAGCTAGTGAGTTAGTGATGCCAAGTTTCGCAACTAGCTTTTCAGCTTGGACAACGTTGCCTTCCGAAGGCGGAGCCTGCGGCCGCTGGTACCTCAACGGATGCATCTTAGCTTTGAATTTGTTACTAATGTCGTCAAAGCTAAGACCAGCTTTAATGTCTTCAAGCAGTGTGCCGACCATACTGCCACGAACATGACAGAATGCATCCGGAGCACTGCCGATAGCACGCCAAAGCAGGTTGTCCCTAGCCCGGCTGTGCTTAACTCCCGACAGGCGCACTTGTAGGTCGTGCAACCATTTGCCCGGACCCACCACTGCGTCGTTATTATAGAGAGCTTCCGTGTTAATAATGCGCATCATTTGCACGAGCGCGTCTAACGGGAAATCCTCTAACGCCCGCTTCATGTTAATGAAGTCTTGGCGCTTTTCAGCCATCTTCTGGCCCGCCGTCAATTTCGCATCGCGGAACAAATGCGTAGGAACGATGGCGAAGTGAGTCCACTCTGTAGTTTCGCGCGTACCCAGCGAGTGCTGCGAATTGAGGAACGGACCTTTGACTTTAGCCTTAATAACCAATTTACGCACGTTTTCAACCGCAGCGCCGTAATATTTCATGTCTGCGGTGTCATCGCGAGAAGGCCACATGACCGACTTCAGCGAACCGTCTTCGTTAATAACTACGAGACCGCCGAAACGCTTCATGAAATGTCGGCAATGCGAACAGTTATGATACTGTTGATCGCTTTCCGGAAAGCTGTTGACGTAGGCCGTCCACAACACGTCAGTAGCGTCAGTCTGAAACACAGGCGTCTTATCAGCAGTCAGCCGGTCGAATCGACGTTGCATATGCACGCACAATTCGTTGTATTCATCAACATGGTATCGTGCGTTAGTATCTTGCACTGCAATCGTGGTGGTCATTTGCCCTCTTTCTTTCTAGTATCTAAATCCCACGAACGGTCGCCGTTGCACGGCTCACCGTTACGTCCGCAGATGCGAGGTTTATCAGCGTTTTGTCGCCAACCGCAACTCGGACAAGTCCACACTAGAAATCGATGCTCGCCACGCAGTAGCGGTTCGTTAGCTTCAGAACTATCGACTTCTACTCTCCGCATAAACGGAGCATCAAATATAGATTCGTAACAATGGATCGGCGGGCCGCGTTTAGGTTCCGTCATAACACTTCCACCTAGCATTAAGATATTCCGCCGCTTCAAGGTGTTGCTGGCATGGATATACACCGTTATTAGTGTGACGACAACCGCCGCAGAGCCGCATCAGCCCGAACAGCTTTTGGTTTTCTACTAACAGCGCCTTCATTCCAACCTCTATTAATATTATGGTGCCCCGAGCCGGACTCGAACCGGCACGCCCGAAGGCAACGGATTTTAAGTCCGTCGCGTCTACCAATTCCACCACCGGGGCACGGTGATATTAATAAATTCTATCAACGTACACGATTATACCAGCTTCCACCAAATACCTATGCCTCTCTTTAGCAATCGCTCTGTCGGCTTCTACTAATTCTTGAGGCTCCGTGCCGTTCGCCATATGAGTCCGAAGTTCGTCTTCAACTCGTGCGTTAAACGACGTCAGGTCGTTACTGCTGTAACCATTGAACTGCTTAGTAGGGTCCTCTCGCCAACGTAGACCCGCGATAGCCTGCCGCATCGTATCCAGTTCGGTCAGCGTGTATTTGCGCGTCATATTTGCTTTCCACATTAATAAAGGGCGACAAGTTTCCCTGCCGCCCTCGCCTTCATTTATTAAAACGCCTACGTAGACGTTTCGGCATCCGAAGTGCTGCCAGTTTCTCCTTCAAGAGGAAGTTCCGGCTCTGGTTCGTCGTCAGGTTCTTCGTCTACTTCCGGTTCAGGTTCCGGCTCTTCTTCGTCTTCAGCAATAGTGTTAGCCGCAATTGCAGCCGCCAATGCGTTGCTGTTACTATCCAACTTATCGGCCAGCGCTTGGATAGCCACCGGGTCGTCCTTCACAGCTTTCAATTCTGCACTAAGGTTATTAAGCAGAAGAACAGCCGATTGCATGACGGTTTCGTTTTCGTTGACTTCACGCGTTAGGTTTTCGAAGGAGTCGGTCATCAGCTTCTTAAGTCCTCTTATCTCTGAGATAATTGTGCGTTGTGTCTTAACGATTTCTGCTAGTTTCCGGTCACTAGCACCGAAGAAGTTTATTAAGTGAAGACGCGTCAGTCCCTCCTAAATGTTGGGTATGCCCCACCACTAGATATTACCACACCACGGCCCAAGGGTCAAATCGGACACTTCAGCCGTGATGACTGTCAGATTACAACGTTATTTCTGTCCTAATAACTGCTAGTGTCACCGCCGCCGCCACTAGAACCACCGCCGCCGTAGTCACTGCTACTACTAGAAGAGTCGCTGTTAGAAGACCACGACGAAGTGCTGCTAGAGGCATACGAGTCTTCGCGCCTTCTACGGTCTTCTTCGTCACGACGATCACGTGCACGACGTTCTTCTGCTAACCTATTCTGTTCGCGTTCACGAATTTCGTTGTCTCGCCGTTGACTAGCTTGCGTACTAACTGAAGCTGCGGCGGCTGCACTCATGGTTGCGGCGCGGGCAGGCGGACGAGGTTGCGTTTTGGGGCGGCGTCGAAACGCCCCTTGTGCATCGCGCCGTATGTTCTCCTGACTAATAGCTTCGCGTCGTGCGAAATCGCGCCACTCGGCTTCGCGCTTGCGGTTAAGCGCCTCACGTCGCAACCTTGCTTCTGTCTCGCGTACCTCACGCGACCTTGCACGCCGGGCGCGACGATGCTCGTATATTACAGTCCCGACGATAGCACTAATTATTAGTAACACGGTTAACAGGACGACGCCCAAACCTTTATTGGTTTCCGCAGTAGTAACCGAAGCAGCCGACACGACAGGTTCCGGCATAACAGCTTGCTCGATAGCGGCCACGCCCGCTTCGATACCGCCGGGGAAATCTCCAGCTTTAAGCTTCGGGCCGATGACCGTACGATTTATTTGGTTACTAACAAGATCGGTCAGCTGCGGTTCCAAGCCATAGCCAACTTCGATGCGAATCTTTCGTTCCGCTGGGGCGATCATTAGCAGCACGCCATCGTTGCGCTTTTTGTCGCCCAACTTCAAATGGCGGAACAACCGGTTACCATAGTCCACCGGGTCAGCACCTTCGAGCGATGGAATAGTAACCACCGCAATTTGCGGACCATGCGTCACGCTGTATCGATGCAATTCGTTAGCTAACGCGGCTTCGCGACCCGCAGGAATCAGATCGGCCTCGTCCATTACTAACCGGCCGTTCATTTCCGGAAATGTGGGTTCCGCATGTGTAGCGGCAACGCCCAACATGACTGCGCCAAGAATACCCAGCGCAACGATACGCCCCTTCATTAGTAACCCCTATACTAAAAGATGGTAGGCCGGGTGGGACTCGAACCCACGACCATTCGATTAAAAGTCGAATGCTCTACCACTGAGCTACCGGCCCACGATTTAACCTCGGTTTCTCATTTTCCGAATGAGAAATCCCGGTCCGTATACAATGCAGGCAGCAAGACTGCCCAAACCTTCCCAAAATATCTTCCAGGAATTAATACGTTTTGTCATTCTACCGGGTCTCCGGGTTCGTAGCAGGGACACATGAGGCAGTCGTCTGCGGCCATTAAATGCCCAGCTATGGCGTTGCGCGAAACGTGTGGTGGCACATCTAATAACTTTGCAGGAGCGTGAGGATCGAATAGCGCCCACGCACACAAATCGCGTGGTGGGTTTTCTACCTTCCGCAAGTTATTAGTACGATCATCCATCACGTAGGCTTCACTTGACGCCACAGCGTACTTACAAGGAAGTGTCCGAACTATCATGGTTACGCGTTACCTTGTGCATGTGCCTATCACTACGACGTAAGGGTTTTTGTCTAAGTCCTGGAATGCGTTTAGTCCACCCTGGCGCAGCCACGAATACAGCGCACACAAGGTTTAATAACACCAACCAGACAAGAACAACGTGTGGCGTACCTTTACCGAAATAGTGCAACAAAATGAAGATCGTTACCACGAACTCCAGTTGCACCGAAAGCATCAGCCAACGTAGCCACCACCTCGGCGTAATAGACAATAGACCCAAAGCCGCAACGAAAAGCATTGCGTCAAACATTAAGAACGTTTGCAATATCTTTTCGTCAGTAAACGGATACACCGGTAGCAACGCTTTCCCTGCCCAACCCGCAATTAGTACAGCATATAAGCTGCGACGAGCTAGATTCCGAGCGTGGTATAGACGCACAGCGCTCAACACGCATAGCATCAAATACGTTGCCGTTAATAACAAGTGCATCCGTCCTCCTAACTTACGTGGCTTGTGACGCGCTAACAGTGCGCTCCACAAACCGCACAAGTTCACCGTAAGTGCGGAGATTGTCGGCCTCATCTTCGTGAATCGACACGTCGAATTCCTCTTCAACGTGAATAGCTATTTCGATTCGATCCAAGCTATCGCACAACTCAGTAAGGTCCAATTCTTCGTCTACTTCCGTGTCCGGAGACAGACGATCAGGGCAGAACCCCGGAGTGTGCATACGAATTTCGTTAATAAGCTTGCGCAGAAAAGGTTCAATCTCAGCAGCCATGAGAAACTATCCTCGATGTTAAGCAGCTACCGACAGTAGCTTATCGACCAAGTTGCACGCGTCTTTAACAGTTCGCATAGCTTCCGACTCTACGTCGGAGATACTAATATCGAATTCCGTTTCCAGTTCGATGACGAACTCGGTAGCTTCGAGACTGTCGAAGTCCAAGTCGACATACAAGTCATCCTCGTCACGTATCGTTCTGTTATTATCCAGTTTCACGACACGATCGATGGTTGAAACCACCCGTTCTCGAATAGTAGTTAAAGGCATGACACGCCCCTTTCCCGTTCCTATATTATTCTACAGGAACGGTACTCGGGTGTCAAATCACCGCGTTGGCATGAAACTCATGACCGTGGCGAGATACAAAAGGTCCTTGTGACGTTCAGTTTCGGGAAGGTCTTCGTAGTTATCAACCAGATTCGGATGCGTCTTGGCGTCAAGGTCTTTCACCGCGCCATGCGTCCAACCGTCATTGATCTTAAAAGCCTTCCAGTTTTCCCACGCGTCGGAAGGTTTAGTAATACGCCCTTCCATAATGGCGCGAACACCGTCAAGTGCACTCGCTTGAATGTTTGCGGGAGCTTCATCCCAAGGCATTTGCGAGTTGTCGCCGTTGATCGCGCACAGCACCCTGTTAACTTCGTGGGCAGTGCGGGCTGCTTGTGTCATCACAACATCAGCAAGAGTGCTCATGCAGTTCTCCGTTCAAAATATAAGGGCGGCAGCTTTCGCCACCGCCCTTGATTACGTTCAGGCTGAAGAGGGCTATTAACCCTTCTTGGACTTCTTCTTACCGTCGTCCGCCTTGGCCTTCTTAGCGGGTGCAGTGTTGCCCGATTCCTCGGCCATCACCGAACCAAATTCCGGGTTAATGAAAATGCCGTCGACGCTGTAGAAGCCGAACTTGTCTTCAGAAACGCCGCCCGAGATTTGACGGAAGAGCTTGCTACTAACCGGCGCGTATTCCTTGACGACGATGAAGTCTTCACCGTACGCCATGACCTTACCACGCGGGTAGGAACGCGTTTGCGTGCGGCTACCGCCCGGCTTGCGATTCTTGAAGGTAATAAGCTTCTCGGTCACGCTAACCAGCGTGCCTTCCTTACGAACCGGAGTGACGTCTTCCAGACGCACGATGGAGTCGACAGTGTTCTTAGCCATGTTATTAAATGTCCTCTTTCGAGACTCAGGAGTGAGAATAAAAACAGCCTTGGAGGGTGTTGCGAGCTACAAATTAGGTCAGACGGTTATTCATCCCTTACCTCCCTTAGCTTTAGGCTTACCATGGATAATAGCTCGCCAATAGCGTCCTTCGTAAGTAGACGGCGTATCATATAGGATATCCCGCTTCAGCGCGCTGAAGTCGGTTTCAGTCGCCGTCTTGTAGTAATCTACTGCGCGACCACGCTTAGGCCTAAGCGCCTCCGGCAACTCGAATTTGCCGCCCTTCGGGTCTTTCAGGAACTCAATGACGCGTTCACGCACCTGCGGACGTACCGCCGGTGTGAAGTTACTAAGCATGGCCGACAACGCGTGTTTATCGTTGTCGGCGGCCTTGCGTAGCATTTCCTCGATCACGTCAACACGCTTGAGTGTGTATAGCGGTAGCTTCCTCGCGGGGCGATCCAAGTACGCGTCGATCATATCCCAATTAATAACACCGTTTTCAATCGGGTTGGACGGCACTGGATCAACCGCTTGGAATTTCAGCGAAGCGTCTAGGACAATCGCGTGTTCTCTTTGCGGTGACGTAGCGAAATAACTGCTAAGTCCGAAATAGAGCTTCGGCTGCTTACCCGAGGGGTACCGCTGAAACATGCCGTTCATTAACGCGAACGCGTCTACGTCTGTCACAGCCAGCATAGTCTATTCCTCTCGCACCAGGGTTTGGTCTTTAGTAACTCGATAGCGAGGACCTTCCACGTAAAACTCCGATTTCGCAAGCGGAGTGACCACGACGATATTGTCGTAATGGTCTAATAACGTAGGAATGATTTCCGCGAGCAAAGCACGATTGCTAGGATCGGACCCGGCTTCGATCTCGTCAAGGAACAGTGTACGCAATCTTTTGGCTGGTGGCAAGCAGCGCTGTATAGCGACAGCGTTTAGCAGTAGAAACGTACGCCCCTCACGACCCGACAGCAGTACGGTATCCGTTGCACTACCCTTCCGATTAGCTATTAACTGCCCGTTAGGTTTCCACGCGAATTCCATCTTGTAGTCAAAGAACGAAGGGGCAAGCTCGTTGAGCATCGCTATCCAATGTTCCGCGACCAATTCCAGGTACTTGTTACGGGCGTTGCGGTTGTCTAAGGCCTTTAATAATTCCACAAGCAGTTCGGCATCGTCGCCGTCAGGCAATTCCGCCAGTTCAGCTTGAAGCCTACTGAAACGGCGCTTATTAGCGAAGATTTCGGATTGCTCTTCCATCACATCGCTTACAGCGCTCAGTACCCCGGATGCGCCCTTGTACTTCGCAGACAGAAGATCGAATCGTCGCTCGTCTTCGGTTAATAGTCCACAGCCACGTTTACGCAAGCGCAGTTCGTGCTTGATTTCGTCGGTGTCGATCCGCTGCTTTTCCGGTCTAGTTGGGTACTTCCCACCCCAGCGCGCTTGCACTTCTCGCGCAGTCTCATACGCCGCGATCACATCGATATAGTCGTTAAGACGTTCAATAACTGAAGACGGTGTAGTCCGCCACCGTTCTAACTTGCTACGATATTTGTCAGTGGCTTCCGCTAGCGTAACTTTTTTGCGCAGTGACGGGGTATTCTCTTCAAGTGCAGACAGGGCTTTTATCAAGCCTCTTACCAGACGCTTTCCGTTAATAACACTAGAACACGTGGGGCAAGTGTTACCCTTGTGGCCTTTAAGGTGATCTAGCTGTTCGCGAATGGCATTCATTTCAGCTTGGTGTGCCGCTAGACGCTTGCGTTGTAGTTCCAGTTTCGCAAGTTGCTTAACTTTACCAGTTAATATCGGCGTTAGGCCCATGCCTTCAATGTCCTGCGCGCACAGCGCTGCATGATAATCCGCCTCGCTGTAAGACAATTTAGGAGCCCCACCAGCGGCCTTGAATTCGTCCCAAGCATCCCAAGCCTTGTTACGCGTTGGGGCAAGCTCTAAGGCCTGCTCTAGCGTCTTTGTGGGAACGTTACCGTAAGGCCTGTCTTCTAACGCCTCTGACAACTTCGTAGCTTCGGCACGAAGGTTGGCTTTGCGGTTCGTCAGATGCTTAGTAACCCCGTCGAGATTGAATACCGTCCGGTTCGTGTCCCCCGCTTCCAACTCTGACAGATCGGCCATGATGCGTTCACGCAGGGCTAGCGTCACGTTCGCGCTTTGAGCTAGTTTACTAACTCCCTTGCGTAGTTCGTCGAACACCTGCAATCCAACAATGTCAGATAGCAATGCCATACGTTCAGCAGGCTTACCTCCCAGCATCACGCCAGAACGGAAGGCCGCCAAATAGTTAGCAGTGGTGAACACGGATTGCGTGACTGGAAAGTGTTCGCGCATCCAAGCTTGCGCCGCGCGTATCGTGTTGTGTTCCGCGCCCTTGCCGTCGACAGTTCCGCGCCACAGAGTTTTGCTACCCTGCTTAGTTAGTAACATAGAACCGGGACCGTTGTCGGTCTCCCATCCGAAACCAATCGTAGCTCCGGGGTTCAACGTCACTTCATTAAACATGATGCCAGGGACGGTATTAACTAGCTTCGTCTTTCCACCAGCATTAGCACCCGTAAGCGTGGTCACGCCGTCCACCAAGGGAAGCGTCGCGTTCATACCAATGTAGTCAGAGGTTTCGACACGCGTGATCTTCATTTACTATTTGCCTTCGAAGTGGATCGCGTTTGCAACGGAACCCATCAGAATGTCGAGTAGCACCATGACCGGACGTGTATCGTCCCGCAGCGCCGTCGCGCATGCGTTACCGATCTTAGCAACCAGTCGAGGGTCTTGCTTCCGCAGCATCTTTACTAATTCAACATCAGGTTTCTCCCAACTAATCGTAACGCCCATAAGCGCACGACAAGCTAGGGAGATTTCCATGATGCTAGCGTACTTGAAGTCGAACAGCTTGTGATTAGTAGGCGTACCCAGCATCGCAGCGAGAACCACGCGCGCAGCTTGGGTGGTGTTCTTCCTCGATTCCGCAGCTACCTTGTTGGGTAACTCCATAAAAGTTAGTAGATCGCTGGGGTTCTCGAAGATCGATAGGTCTTTGGGAATGGGAAGTCCAGTTGCCTTGTGCACTCGCTTAGCGACGCGCAGCAACCGCTTTTCAGTCCATTCCGGCGTATTAATCTTGAGACAACGGCGTAGGAAAACCGGCTTCAACCGTTCAGGCTCATTCGTAGCAAAGAGGAACTTCGACGAACTCTTGGCGGCTTCCATTGGAATTAATAGCGCATCTTGTGCCGCAGGCGTAGCCTTGTGCACTTCGTCAATGATGAACACGCGAGGCTTGCCGTTGAGTGTACGCTTACTAGCGACTTCAATCAGCTTGCGCATTTCGGCAATGCCGTTTTCATCACCGCAATTAACCTGCTTGATGTTCTCAGGCACGGTGAACGTCGAGGCTAAGGCCAGAGCAAGCGTGGTCTTGCCGGTTCCGGTAGGTCCGCTGAATAGAACCGAACGCGCCTTACTAACGCGCTCTTGAATGGCGGCCATTTCCTCTTTCGAATAGCCAATCAATTGGTCAGGCGTAGAAGGCCGGAAGCCGATGTTGAATTGCTCGTCCACTTGTAACCCCGCTTAATAACGCAATATGGCCCGGACAGATTTCTCCATCCGGGCCAATAAATTGCGTGAGCGGGTAGGACTCCGGGTTAGACGCCCATCGTCTCGTAAACCGCCTCGCGCGTAGTGTCGGCGTTCAGGATAGCTTCGGCCATCGAGGTACCTTCCTCTTGCCCGAAGACGGTAGCCACAAGACTGCGGAGCGCGTGCTCTTTAGTAATGTCGCCGTTGCGGATCGGAACCCGCATGTTGGTCTCGAAATCATTCCCCATCATATCGATGAAGTCTTTGATTTGCGGAACCACCAGCGCCGTCAGTTGCTCTTGCGTCACTTGGGTAGTACCGAGCATAGGCTTAGCGGCAGGCGGGACAGCGGGCGGAACGTCGAGGTTGACGGACGCACCTTGAATAGCTGCCGCTTGGTTATTAGCAGGCGGTGCGCCGTGCGAGACGCCGGACGTAGGATCGGTAGTAATCGAGCCAGCTTCCGCCGGAACCGGAAGTTCCGGAGTCTTCACCGCAGGCGTATCGGACCCTTCAGCGAGTACAATGATAACTTCGTCATCCTCTTCGTCGTCTTCGTCCTCGTCAAAGGCGTCGGCAGGCGAACCCGCGTCGTCCTCGTCCTCGGTTCCGTCGTCGTCCATTTCGTCTTGCGGCTGATCGAGCGTATCATTACGCGTCTTCAGCGGCAGGATAGGAAGGGGCGAGTTATCATCGGAAACTTCCGACGGCGCGTTAATACCCATCGCCGTGCTGAGCAGACCGATGATTTCGTCCAGCCGTCCAACGATACGCGTGTCGTCGAGAGCCTTCGAAGACCGACCAGCGCCCGCCGTATCGATAAGCGCACGCAGCGACGTGTTATTATCGACGGCTTGCTCGTACTTCGTTTGCAGTTCCTCGTTCGCAGCGTTAAGCCGCTCGATTTCCTCCTGCTGTTCAGTAACCTGTTCACGAAGCGCAGCGGCAGTGGCTTGAAGTTCCTCGTTGTCTTCGATAAGCACGTTATTACGTTCGCGCAATTCGTTGCGTTCGCTCTTCATCTTGCGGTACTCGTTGCGCAGTTCGCGCGGCGAAAGGTCCTTGAGAGAACGCTTCTGTTCGGTGGTAGCCATAGCAGTTATTAGCCTCACATGTGATGTTATAGTTTAGGGCGAATGCCGCGTGGGCGAACGCCCTAATGTTCGCGACGTATGAAATGTAGGCGTATGTAGGCTAGAAGTCAAATTCCCTAGGGAAATCAGCGCCTGGAAGCCATCTGGCGGGCCGCGCGGCCTGTGGTTTGACAATCAGCTAGAATGCGTAGTCTGACTACGCAAATTCAAACAAACTTAAACCGTTCGAATTTGGGCGTCGTTTGACCAGATGCGGCCGACATGGTAATATTACGCGGCATCTAAAAAGGGAAACTTACTAAATGGATACGGAAGCTGCTAAGAAGCAAGTTGCTTCGATGTGGGAGCCGATGGCTACACCAGAAGACACGGGCGTCCTCGGCAAGAACCTAGAAGAAATTTTCGAGACAATCGAAATTCTGTCGCGTGTAGGCAATGTGATAGCGCGGTCATTAATCCAAGGTATCGATGAGCGCGATCCCGCCGATCCTATTAACGGCGTAACGAACCGTGCAAAGCTTGAAGCTGAAATGGGCGATGTGATCGGCAAGTTCATGAAGCTGATTGAACAGTACGGGCTAGATGCAGATGTTATTCTGGATCGTGCGCACGTGAAGTACGCGTTCTCTAAACCGTGGTTTGATTTCCTGCGGTTGAGAAGTTAATCGGCCAGCACGTCATAAGTACCGTCTCACCATTTCACCCTCTCCCCGATGTAATTATTCGTTACGCAAACGCATCGGGGAGGCCATTCGACGCATCTGTTTTGGAGCCATGGACAGTGACCGCAGAACTCAGACTCATGCTGCAATGTAAGCATTGCGCTAAGATTACCGATCCTAGTAAATGGCGTGTAGCGCCGGATACCGAACAGGACGGGATTTGCCCCTATTGCAATCAAATCAATCGTGCAGCGGATGGCGCTATCAGCGTAATGACTAACGTTGAATGCGAAGCACCTAACGCACCTATCATTCCTGCTCCGGTAGCAGCGTCCCCGGTTCGTTTTGCGCCTTGCGAAGACGATTACGTTTATAACACCTTCGCTCCGGGGACGCCTAGTAGTTGCCGTGTTTGCCACAACGTCATTCCGGATTGGCGACGGGCTATGCCTATCGACACGTGTTCGGTGGCTTGCGACCTAGTTTGAATTATAACTTTTCCCCCAGCGAGGCCTATGGTCAAGCTGTTTCCGTTCTACTCTACCACGGCCTCCCTAATAACACGTTAGGGAGGCATTTTTGTTTTATGGTCGCTCTAACCATTCGGAGCCATGGTGAGCAACTCGGTACACCCTAGTAACACACTTCCAACTGCCTTAGTTTTACCACCCTAAACAGCCCCTCACTCAAAACAGCGCCCCACACGCCAATTTCATACACCCACAGCACGCTACACGGTAAAACAGCCCCTCTCCGCCCTACTTCCTCTCCACACGCCTCTATCAGGCCTCCATTTGCCTCTACACGGTGTCCATGTTACAATTCGGTGAATCTGCCCCAAATCTAACAGTTAACACTAACACTCCAATTTTGTATAATTTTGGGGGGTCATTTGCAGAATTTTGGGGGTGTGCTAGAACCACCTTATAATTTCCTATCCCATTTAACACGCGAAGTGTTTCCGCTTCCACTCCCATTCTGCACAACTTCCACTATTGTTTCCGCTTCTACTCTTAGGGGTTAACATCATGCGCAAACGTACTACTAATAATCGACGCCGCAATCGTCACGTCAAGACGCAGGTTATATGTGTCTTTACACCCGAGGATATGCGCGAACCTTGCCGTGTATACCTGACACAAGGTTTTACGCCTCACGGCAAATGGCGGCCTTACCCATTTAGGAGCCGCAAGGGTTACCGTCGTCGGTTCGAACCACGCATGGGCCGTGAGGCCTTTCGTCAACAGCACGTTGATTAATAACATGCAACGCTCAATTCAAGGGAACGTCCGAGAGTGTCGTAAGATACTAACGACGTTAGAGTTGCTCGCCTACGAGGACGCCTATGAGCAACGTCATGGTGCACGCTGGGATCGATGTATGACCGATGCCCTCAGACAAGGTGTCGAGCCAATAGCACTCATGCAGTTAGTAGTGCGGCGCTTCCTCAATCTGCAACTGCACAGCGGAGATTAAATAATGCCTGAATCAAATCGAACGCTACTTACGACGTACGTCCCGTCGGAGAAGGCGGAACTGCTACGCGTGGTCGCTTTTCACGAATACAAAGGTTCTCGTAGCACACTCGTTGCCGAGTTAATCGACGAGGCGCTGGAAGCGCGCGGGATTAGTGACGTGGATAGCTACATCAACCAACGTATGGGCTCCAAGCAAGCGCCACGACGTCGAGCGCGGCTGTAGAAGGTAGGAGTTACTAGAATGCTGTTTAATAGGCAAAAGGTTGCCAAAAGCATCCTCATGCACGTCGAAGCCCGAGGCTTCTGCATCATGATCCCTGGGCAAGGTGGTTACCCTAAGCTCAATGGCAAAAACCTGGAGAAGCTGCAAGGCGCTCTGCCTGATGATTTGACAGGTATCGCGTGGTTAGACGCTACCGTTAATAGAATCTCCGCCATGGTGTTCTCGTTTAACGCCTTGCTCGCGTGGAACACCTACGTAGAGGTAATAATGTGCTCCATAGGCAACGCTGAAGAATGGGATAACTGGTGCAAAAGTGAGCAAGTGTTAGGCATGCGTGCAGCCTTGGAGAAGGAGAAAGGTATTATCCTACCGCCGATGCCTGAATGGAAGCCTACGTAATCCCTTAGCCTAGTTGGAGTTATAATAACATGTTCTTTTGGCTTAGAAAGAAGCGCTGCGCCAAAGTCGTTACTGACAACGTGCGCAACCACGGCTATTGCGTTGCGATTCTCGGGCATAATGGCTGGCCTAAAATGAATCCTATACAGATCGCGGAGTTGCAAGCTTTGTTGCCCGCTAATCTTACCGGGATTGCATGGACCGTTAATGCCAAGGTGATCGCTGTCGTCTATTCGTTCAACACGCTTATGGCGTGGAACATTTATGTCGATGTGGTCCGCTGCTACTTAGAAGACGCTGTGGAGTGGGAGCGCTTCCGTAACGAAGAAGCAATCATTAACCTGCGTCAGACAATTGAACTCTCCGAAGGCATCATCCTTCCGCCCATTCCCGATTGGGAACCGATAGAGGTTTAACAAACATGCGGCTTCGTACAGCTAATAATCGCCATCGGCGCAAGATGCGAGGCAAATCGCTTTATCGCATGGTCATCATAGGACGTATCGAGGCATACACCGCTTATCGACGTTGCCGCGTTCGCAAATATCCTAAGCAACCCTGTCGTGATTGCCGCACGTGGACTTCGACGCCTTGGTTGACTGACGGCCTCTGTCCTCATTGCTATTAGGGATAATAGTATGAATGAAAACCTGCGGAACGTTATTACACCGCGCAAGCTAGAACATCCTCTTGAGGCTTATTGGCTAGCACCGTCCGGTGAAGGGCCGCTAGCTGCGGAATGGAGCGATAAGCCGCATCGATTGCTTTACGATTTGATCGCCGCACTGTTGCCGTTTTTACTAACGTCTACGGTGCCTCCCAAGGTGCGTGGGCCACGTGGTCCCTACGCGTCTAAGCCTACCGGACGTCCTGTGGCGGTTGATCCGCAAAGTGTGGTGCAATGGCGTCGAAATAACAACGCCACCATTCGGCAAACCGCTTCGCATTTCGATATTTCGACTGCGACTGTGAAGCGTTATGCACAGCTACACAAGGATTAATAACATGTTCGAAGACGCTATTGCGGAAGCGAGCAAGGTCAGCACCCCAACGGAAGTTTATTGGTTCGACATTCGGGCTCCACTTCCTAAGCAGCCTGATCGAATTGTTAAGATTTGTCGGGTCGCGTTTCCGGTTTATCGCGAGGTGGCTGAAACCTTTGGTTACGTCGCTTGGAAGGGCACGCCTGCACAGATCGAAGCCGCGCTGATGCGCTATGACCATTTGCTTGATCCGTCCGCTATGAAGCTAGACGCGGACAAGTTGCGGCAGAAGGTTATTAGTAAACACCCGGACTATTTCCGCTGGTACGCCTTTGGCGACGCCTTACCGCTCATCCCTTTCGGAGAATAGACAACATGGCACTCTTACTAACAATGATCACCGAGCGCGCTTCGAAGTCATTCGATTTCGATACCCTCGTTAAGCCCAACTACCAACCGTGGTACGATCATTGGTTCGCCACCGCCGAAGCGTTCCGTGCGGAAGTGGCAGCCGAGGGGTTGGTAAACACCGTCAAAGCAATTGAAGCTGAAATCGAGTTCCAGCGTAAGTTTCAACGCACCGGCCTTTTCGACAATAAGGATTAATAACATGGACTTGATGCTCAAGCTTCCGTGGGTAGACGAAATCCCTGGCCTTTCGCTATCCTGCTATAAGCCTTGTCGCGGGTTTGTTTCGACGGATAGTAAGACGGATATTAAGCTTGTCTACCTTCGGGAGATATCACGGTCGTTCGGCGTGGTCAGGCGTTGGAGCATCGGCGTGTGCGACACCGGAGGCGCATACACCGCTAACTTTACTGAAATGAATAAAGCCGTCGCAGTGTACCTGCAACTACTAGCGTTAAGTTACATTACGCCGCATGATTGCAAAAATTTTGGTCTCGGATGTTGACCATTTACCGGACATTGGAGAATAGGCCCATGGAGACAATAGCCATTGACCCGTACGTCAAGCACGTGCTCAATGCGTGTGGTTATGTTATCAATAACGTTGAGCAATTGCCCGGCGACGAACCGCAATGGATGATTACGTTCGCAGATGAATCATACATCGTGATTAGTAAGAAGCAGTCGCCTGCCCGTACCACGGCCTCTTACAGTGTCGTGCAGTCCTCTCCGGGTTTTACGCCAAACGCCTGGGTGCTTAATGACGTCCTGGCTTTGATTACTAGGGTGCGCAGATTCAATCGCGCTAAGAAGGATTAGTAACGTGACTGACGCCGAACTCGACGCCTTGTTTCGACCTTGGATCGAGAAGGTGTCCACGACAAAAGACTTGAAATTACTAAGACCATTCTGCAACAGCACGCTTAAGGAATTCATCGACCGTGTGAAGAGTGTTCCGGTTGATGACGGGAAACGTGCGTGGTGGGTCACTCGCATTGCGCCACGCATGATGCAGGAATGTCATTCGTTCACCGGTTGGCCGCGCATGCGCGAAGACCTGTGGCGACGTGTGCTCTACATACATTTAATAAGTGGAGACCAACATGGTTAAAAAGCTAAACAGAACTGTAGACCCGGAACCTGTCGTGTGGTTGGTGCAGTACAATTTGATAGGACTGCATCCGGTCTATAAACTCACGTACGACGCAAACGTCGACGGGTGGTATGACCGCAGCGGTAACGTCGGGTTCCAAACTGAAGGCCGCGATTTCCCGAAAAATATTACTAACGACGGTGTTGTTGCCCGATTTTTCTACTACAAGGAAAACGCAGTGGCATTTCACACTGAACTGAAAACCTACCGAGATTTCATTCGTTCCCATATTTAGAAGGGGGTTAGTAATATGATGAAGTATTATTTTTCGCTGGATTACCGGGATGAAATCAGCCTAGCGGACGTGCTGAAACTAATGCCTGGAACAATGGTAGAAGCGCAGGACGGCACATGCGGTATGGTGATCGTCACGAAGACAACCTTCACCGCCAAAGGATCACAAGATAAAACCGCCCTGTTACTATTTCATCCAGCGTATCCTGCAATCTGCGAAGACGAAAGCGGTTACGTTCGCTTCAAGGTGATGAAGCCGGTATCCCTATCGTTCCGCACTATCAAAGAGGATGATTAATAACATGGAACCCATACATCTAACTCGCGAACAGGTTGCGCAAATTTTACGTGAACATGTGGCTGTGAACTACCCCAGCCACAGTGTCGAACCGAACGAACTCATCGTGAATTTCGTTCTCGGTTATCGACAGTTCGACAGCGCAATTATTAAGAAGAAAATCGTATGAAAATCTCTGTGCGAGAAGCTGAAATCGAAGCCGCAGAAGTACGTACATGGACGTGTGAAACTTGTGACACGATGACTGAGCCAGACGAACGCTACTGCCTTCACTGCAAGCTATATTGGGAGGACGTTCGTAACGGGCTCTTCGACCGACCGGAGGACTATTAACATGGCATATCGCGAAATCGAGGAACTCAAACTCAAGAATGGTGACACATTAGTAATTTCGCAAACCTCTGAGCGTCCGCCGCAATTTGTAGTCACCAACTACGACCCACAGGATGAGCATCGTTGGACAAAACGCTTCGACACCGAAGAAGCCGCCCGCATTGAGTGGGACAAGTGGAAGGATTACTAATATGGATGATCGCGAACGCAATCGCCTAAAGCGTCTTTTGCTCGCCAGTGCGGCTGGTGCCGCAGCCATGACACCAGTACAAGCGCGCGAACGACTTAAACAAGATGAAGACACAACTAAGTTAGTAACCGAAAGTTTCGCGAACGCGCCGTACAACGAATACAAACATAGCATTGAACACGCTATGCACGATTATAGTCTGCCAGCCTTCGTTCGCGCTACGTTAGTAATCCTCACTTTGCCTGCTACCGAGGGGATGATCCTCCGAGAGGCCAAAGTGGACGTGAAGACGTATGCGAGGTATAATGGCAAGGCGTGTCGGATGACCTTGGCGTCGAACATGGGAGACATTGGTATCTCCTATAGCGAGCGCGATATGGGCTACGACGTGCGCGGCCTATCGGTCTATGACCTGACCGATTTCTCACCAACACCTCTGTTCGCTAGGAGTTAATGAATGTCGGAGCCTATGCCGATCATAACGTTCGATCTTGAGACAATTGCGGGGGAAGACTTAGTAAACGTTAAGACCCTGCACGCAGCTTTGGGCGATATGATCGATAGTGGTCACGGTGATCTATATTTGTGGATACCCAATAAAGACCCACAGGTGCCGAATGATTTGGACCCGCTACAATCGATCAGTGTGTATCTAGCGAAGCACGGCGGTTGTTACGTTGTGGTCTCAAAAGGAAGAGGCTAACAGGGAGATTACTAATGGTCATTCCGGTTCAAGTGACAGAGGCGGAGTTCAATCGCGCTATAGAACTGCTGTACGGGGAGGGTCGTGATCCAGTTAGTATGGACACCGAAGTCGCCGGGGTATTCCCTTATCAAGATCGCAACGGCACTACGCGGGCTTTTCACGATACTAATACCAATCGGTATTTCGTAATTCCGTTCGAGTCCGTGCCGCATTTGAAATGGTGGTTGCGATAATGGCAGTGCCTCCTGTTCCCATGATGCGCGAATGGGACACGCAAACGTTAGGTCTACAGGCGAGAGTCGCAGGCCGAAGCGGCAGACGTTACGACGTTGGCGCTATTAATGAAGAGATTCGCCGCCGCAGGATTGCACTCAAAGCGGAATTGCTACAGCTACGTACTATCCGCAAGGAAATGAAAGCACTGTACGTTGTAGCCAAAGCAAACAAAGGGAAGGTTAGTAAATGAGGGGCTACCATAAATGGGGCGTTTTCGAACGCGATGTGCTCCAGATCGTGAAGTGGCGGCTGCGGTCGCATCACAAGACCGAAGTTAGGGCGCAACAAATTGCAGACTATAATCGTAGTGTCATGCGCTTAGGTGGGGGTGCAATCGTAGTACGCAGAGTTACTACGGTAACTCGGTTCCGCACTACTTATGGCAACGTCGTCACACCGAGGAGTTAATAGTGTCAGAGACTATGCATCATTTCAAGCCCCTGGTAGGACGCGTTGTCGACGTAGGTGGCTGCGTTGGGATAATTAATAAGGTCAACGATAGATATGCCTACGTAGCGGGAACCTATGTCCATGTGGATGGGGACGATAATCCAAATCGTAAACCACGTGAAGAGCATTGGTTGTTCGCCTACAAACTCACGGACATTCCCAGCGAGTTGCCTGCGCGGATTAATTATTATCCGGAAGAGCGCCAAGAGCACGTAATTTGGGATTTCAAAGAGATTGAACCTCTCTCCGCCCCTGAAGCGGTGATAGTGACCTTCTCGGAAAACATCGTGCCCGAAGAATACAAAGACATTCCTGCGTTCAAGGGTGTGGTGACAATTATTAACGGATGGTGATGTTGTATGGCTGGCGTTAGTCTATCGAAATACCGTATACCGAAAGACCCTGACGCCCACCTTCGTCATGTGTTCCGCTCTAACGACCGCGACGACAAAGAGGTTTGGCATAAAGCGTACGGTCTGCGCACCTTGCTAGAGAGCGTGGCGAATTATTACAACTCGCCGTTAGCTCCGAACCAACTGCGGAAATACCGCAACGATACGCGTCTGTTACTAGAGTGGATTGATACGGCAACTATGCAGGATTTCAAAACACTGCGCAGCGCGCTGTCTCGTATGCCTTGGGGTGTCAACGTATACAACTACTTGTTCACGTGCTGGTTAGTATATCGCACAAGGTACCAAGCGACGCTTGTTTGCCGCATCGGCAAAGGGGCTGTGGAACTTACCGCAGCGCAACAGGTGAACGCGCTAGCTGAGCACCTACAGGAGTTGAAGAAGTTTGCCACAGCTAATAACTTCGATTTGTTGTGGTCCTTCGATCACGACGAGTTGCCGCCCAAACGCGAGGACAAGCAACGGCAGCGTATTAATACCTTCCACGTCCACGTTTATTGCAGCCACCGGGCTTTGTTTCGGTGGTGTCGCGAGGAAGGCAACCTACTACCGTTCGTCCCAAGGCACACCGTATTAACTGCGGTTGTACCTGTTCGATTACCGAAGTTGCGCGGCGGCGGAATGATCGATTGGGTTTATGACGCTCCCGGTGGTGCGGAATCACCCTTCGCTGCTAGTGTGCCTAACACATTGTCATACGTGGCGGCTAAGGTGGCTGGTTTGCACATGCGCCAAACGCGCCCCAACGTTGAAGGCCAGAGCTACACGGTCACACATAGTAACCGAACTGCGAAATACGTTCGCAAGGTGGTTAATGATAGTGATCCGAAAGGCAAGCCGCGTCGCCATTGGGGTTTCATCGGTTTTGGCGTCAAAGGTACTAAGTTCGAGTTATTATAATGACATAAGGGTAGATATGGTGTTGGAAGATCATTTTGATAAGCCCACGCAAGCCAAGTTCGCATTTTGTCGGATGCCTCTGCATGAATTCCTCAAGACGGAGCACGCCAATTATCTTTGGGTACATCGTGACAACGATCAGTGGTCACGTGGTCAACCTAGCAAACTCCCGTACGAGGCTACTAGAGACCCATTGATCCCCGATGCTGAGAGTGAAGCCTATTGGCAGCATTACGGATTTGAACGCGAAGCTCCCACCTTCATGTCAGACTAGGATGATGACGAAATATCAACATCATGTCGGAATCACCGCGTCTCGTGAACCGCCTACGTACGCGCAATTAATAACCCTTATCGACAAGTTGAGCACGTCAAAACGTCTTGCTGAATGTTTCTCTCTGCATCAAGAGGCGTGGTTCCACCACGGTGATTGCCTGGAAGGTGATGAGATTGCGCACAACCTAGCTACGATCCTGGGTTATAAAACTCACGTGCACCCTCCGATAGACGATAGGTTGCGAGCCTTCATGAAGGGCGACAAGACGGAACTACCAAAGCCCTATATCGAACGTAACCGTGATATCGTGGGCGCGGTAAGTGAGTTACTAGTAATGCCCAACACGACGTATGAACGCATTCGTTCAGGAACCTGGGCGACGTGGCGTTACGCGAAACAACGTGGCATACGTTGGGTTATTATCTGGCCGGATGGCACATTCAAACGCGGCAAAGGGACATATAGTTCATGAAGAACCCACCTAATAAGAAGTTCACAATCTCACTCGCACGGGAATTTTTACCGAAACCCCAAGAATGCAATTGGGCTGTGGTGATCGACCGCCGCATAATGCTCACGCATCCGAGCGAAGTAAGAATTATTAAAGAAGATTTCGTCAAGGAAACTGACCACGTACTAGCTCGTGGCATGATACGCGCTGACGCGTTGGCCGTTGCCGATTGCGCTGCCGACAACCTTGGCGTTGTCATGTGCGTGAACCATATGGGTGATATCCCCTACGGTGGCTATGTTATTAGCGGCAACGTTTGGAATACCGGTGCAGTCGCAGAGCCCGGTAGTCTCATTTATGTGAACTACGGTGCGCGTAGAGAAGTCATGCGGTTAATATGGCTAAAGCGCATTCCGCAGACTGCCGGAAAACTCAACGTGCATATTGGTGTGGTCGTGCCGATGTACGACGTTGATTGGAAGCGCCTGCTTTGGCTAGACGACGTTTACGTAATGGCCGCGCTACACGATCTGATGACGCAGTGGCAATCCGTAGCCGCCGATAGGTTAGTAAACGCGAACAAACTTCTGGAACGCGCGCGAATTGCGGAAGGCGAAGCTAAAAGCCTTAAAGCTAACGAACGTAAACGTAGGGCTGCGCTCAATCTAGCTAGGAAAGAGAAGTCTATCTCTCTTTACGATTAGGCCTAACAATCCGCCCTCCTAACCGTGGGCGGATTTTCTTTTGTTAGGGAGCTTGACAGGCGATTCGTTAGGCCTTAAGACTAAGGACAGAGGGGAATTGGCCCCGAGGGAACCGAGACGATGACCACCTTCAACTACGCCATGAGCGAAGAACAGGCTCGCCGCATCCACAAGCTGGCCGAAAGCGAAATGTTCGCCCTCAAGAACCATACGGCGATGTATGTCGAGCAGGGCAATCTGGAAAAGGCCCAAGAGTGCGTCAAGGAACTACGGGCGCAACAGGCGATCTTCGCGGCGTTTAATATCGACGCCAAGTACGATATTGCTAAATACTGCGGTAAGCCGCTGGTGACGACCGAGACGGTCGCCGACAGCCGCAGCTAGGACCCAACCGAAAGAGCGGCTACCCCAACGCTCTTTCCATTGGACTCTAGAAGGTTAGTAAAATGTCCGTGGCACAACGCTACACAATGACTGAAGACGAAGCCGTGCGATTGCACGAAGTCGGCAACGAATTTTGGGAGGCGTTTAGCAAACTCTGCGCCGAACAGATTATGAAGATGCCGCCTGATCTTCGCGCTATCACTTGCGAAATGATGCAAGAGAAAGCCAGCGTCTACGGCTCCAAGTATGAAGACTACGTTGACGGTGATCACAAGCCGCCAACTATCTCCGAGCTTATTGCCCACGTGGGCTTAGACCCTTCCCATTTGGAAGATTAATAACATGCAACTCAACTATCAAAGCATGATCGCCGCTGCGAACGATTGGGGACCGGAACACGACGAAAATCGCCGTTGGTTCCTCGCGGGCTGGCGCGACGAGGAAGCCGGTGAGCTTCACGCAAACGCGCCGGAAGGCACGCACGAAACGAATATGGGGCCGTGGTGCGGCTACAACAGCGGCGTCTGCGCCTACCGCGAAGCCCGCAAGGAATTAGAGGACACGTTTCACTAATGGACAAACCAATCCGAATCGAATCCTATAATCGACTTACTAACAGTTGGCATCCGATAATGGAGTACAACGAAAACGAAATAGAACTTGCCATAGCAGTCATGAACCGCACGCGAGAACAACACTCTGTTAGGTCTTCCTTGCGTGTGGTGCGTTTTTGCTAGCGGAAAGTCTCGCGTAAGGCTCCGGCCTGAGAGGTGGCTACCTCAACGCCTCTCACATCGGACTCTTTAGGAGATTACTAAATGACCTTTCTAGTAATTGCAGAACGCGGCGGCGCGGACGCTTGCCTTAAGAGCGTAGAAGTCGAAACGATCTATCAAGCACGCGAGGTATTTGATCATCGCGTCGCAATGGCGATCCAACACGGTGAATGGAGCCGTGTTCAAGTTGTCGCACTGCCGACCGAACGTAGCCCAATGCCTTCCCCGATCATGGCGTTTGATGTTACGGGCGTTGACGTGCAGGTTATTGACCGTGAAGACGACAAGTACCGTTGGTTTGATCGGGAAACGGAAACCACGTGGACGCGGCCCACGGCATGGGCTTACGCCATGGTCTGCAAGGACCGCGACAGGTGGCAAAAGAACGCACAAGATACTGGCCCGAATAGTAACCTAGCTGTAGCTGTTGAATTCGGCTACAAGGAATGCGAGAAGGGCCATAACCTTCAGATGGCCTTGCTGAACGCGCAAAAGACCTTCGCCTAGATTCCAGCGGAAGAGGCGGTGATTAGTAACGCCTCTTCTAGTGGCACCTTGGACAGGAAATACACAATGGCATTGCTAGAGCCCCGCAAGGGGCTCTTTTGCGTTGAGGGCCAAGGCGTGCTACAATATGAACCTCAAGATCAAGGGACAGGGGTTATTAAATGCCAAAACAAAGAACGCTCACGCCTGCCGAAAAGCGGGAAGAAATGTACAACCGCATTCGCGCGACCCTGAAGAAGGTGAGGCGCGGTGAGGAAGTTGAAATGCGCGACTTGCAACTTACTAAAAAGAGTTACGTCGCGTTCATGGAACTCTTCGACGTGTTCAAACCGTCTATTAAATCCACGTTGCTGGCACAACAAGCCGAAATCGAAAGCTTGATTGAACAGTACGAGGAAACCGATGAAGACGAAGACGAGGATGAAGACGACTAGTAAAATCTGACGGCTAATTTTTAAGCGCCGCCAAACACAGAAGGGGCTAGCCATGCGCCAGTTGCGCAACATTGTCTTTATGGGATTAGTAACGGGATTGCTGGCCGCTGGCAGCGCTCAAGCGCAACCGATTCGGGAAACCGAATGCTGGGTCAAGGAACCGCCGCGTAAGGCTCGTCCCGCTCGCGCTAAACCTGCGGCGGCTAGAGCGCCCGCTAAGTCTCGTTACGGCTATCGTGCGGTGCGTATTCGCATCGACCCGATTAGGGAAATAGAAACCGCTCAATGGCGCTTCGCATGCCATTTAAACCCGGCCCCGGTTTACATGACCGCTATTATCTTTGACGGTCTTCCTCCGGTGCTGGGTGATATCCCAGCCGTGCCGCCTCCGGTTCCCGTTAAGCAAGGATTGACGTTCCTTCCCGATGATAATAATTTCCCGGTTGGCGGTGGAATAGGTGGTAGCGATGGCGGCGTGGGTGTTGGTGGTAAGCCACCGGTTTCGCCACCGGTCGGTCCGCCTACTAATCCGGAACCTCCGGTAATTAATCCTAATCCACCTGTCATGCCGGAGCCGCCGGTTATCAGACCTAACCCGCCAAATCCTCCGGTGAATCCTCCTAATAACCCGGAACCACCAGGAGGAAACCCGCCGACGGAACCACCTACTGGCCCGCCTACTACGCCTGTGCCTGAACCTCAGACTTGGGCCTTACTAATCGTAGGAATGGGTTTCGTTGGAGCGGCCTTACGTAAACGTCGCACACGAATCGCATAACAAACGCCCGCCTTCGTACGAAGGCGGGCGTTTTGCGTTGTGGCCTAGGCGATTTGACATAGCGCCGCTATGCGTCTAAAATCTAAGCATGGCGCTGCACGACGGAGACGATGATCGCATCGAGTTCGTAGAGGGCGCAATCCCCTCTGACCACATACCATAGGAGATTCGGGACATGCGAAAAGTTATTCTTGCTGTTAGCAAGCTAATTAGCGGGGCGATTTGCATTATTGCTCATCGCAAGTATCACACAGCGAGTGAGACCCATTGGCGCGACGAAATTTCTTGCCCTAAGTGCAAGACAAACTGGCAAGAAATTTGAATCGAACAAACGCCGGGATTTAATGATGTGGACGTGGCTACAACCTGATATTAAAATGGTCTATCAACGTCGTGCAGCCGATTGCGCGATTTGTTGCATAGCGATGGCTACGGGACTCGACTACGAACACGTTGAGGATTTCGTGCCGTTCGAAGAGCCGGACGATATTATCTGCGGGCTTCGTTTCCCACAGATAGTAGCGACTATGAAGGCACTCGATCAGCAAGTGCGTTGGCATTGGCCGGAGAAGTATAATCCCGACGATATCGACGCTCGCATTCGTGTTCGTAACCGCGTGCGCAACCGCAACGGCATTCACTTGGTTCCTAGCCGTAGTTGGTTCGAGGCGGACACGCTTCATTGCGTGTTAGTACGTGATGGGAAGGTGTACGACCCGTCACAGTGGTATAAGTTCCGCTACACGCGTTTCGAGCAATTGAAACCGTTGGGCGTTGTGTATCACGTTTAATTAGTAGGGCAATCTCGCCCGTATCGACGTAAGACGTAGGAGACTAGCAATGCCTAATAACTACTGCACCTTCCACGGCGAATTTGGTGTGAAGTGCCGAGGCTGTGAGACCGAAACCAATCCTAGTATCTGCTTGCAGATCGGGAAGCGCATTCCTGGCAGGACATACAGCGTGTGCGATGCGCACCTGAGGTACGAAGGCAAGGGCATGGACTTGTCGTGCGTCGATTGCGACCGCGCTGCGCTGGCGGCAGCGGGCATCCCGTACGAATACGAACCGTTGTTCGTTACGGCGGTAGCTAGTAACAAAAAGCCCGGCAAGGTGGTAGCGTTCATCGACAAGCAACTGTGCTTTTTCGAGAACGATTGCATGGCACCTCCCGTCGGAACGACGGTCGAGGTTATGCTAACTCGCCCGCTCTACCACACGAAGCCAAATCCGGATAACCCGGACGGTATGCGTTACCGCGATTGGAATAGCCTACTGGCGATCCTGTTGCGTCCGGTTAGTAGCGAGTATCAGCTTGTGCATCATCGCGGCTTTGAGTGCAGCGGTTCGATGTGCCAGACAACGGCTACCGCACGCGAACCGGGGCTCAATGGTAAAAGCCTCGGGTGGATCACTCCCGGTCGAACCGACGTGTGGGTAGCGGAAAATGTTAATACTAGCTTTAATAAGCAAGAGTCGGTTCCCAAGCGCCCCGGCAAGATTTGGGTGAAGCAGCACGAGGGGCGTCTGCGCGCAGAAGGCCTCGCGCGTCCCGAAGACGCTTTGTACTTCAAGGCGATCAAACGCTGATGTTAATAAAAGCCAAAAATCCCGAACTCTACCTCGCGTGGTTGCGATACTTGGGAAACGACACTCCCTTGAAACGCACCACGGCCTTTTTCAACTCACAAGCGGCGCGCCCTGTTCCGCTGCTTCGCTAGGGGATTAGTAACATGTCGAATACGACTCTTATCAACGAACTACGCGCCGTTAAAGACGGAACGGCTGAAATGCCGGTAGGTACGCCTGAATGGTGTGCAAAGATGGATTCGCTTGTTTCGCAGGCTGTCGAACGCCTGAGCGCTGCGGATCACGTGAAATCGATCACGCCTAACTACGAGGTTATTAAGGAAGCGTGGAACACTTATCAGCGTGGTCTAGCGGTGTCTGACCGCGAATTGGCTACGGTCAAAATGTACCATGATCACTTCGCTGGTTTGTTTAATATTTTCATTGAAGCGGAAGGTTGGTTCAGTAGCAACCTTGCTCAACAAGGTAGGCGAATCGACGACCTGATCGAACGCAGGAAGAGGAAGTAGCATGTCAAAGCCTGTTAATAGAGATCATTGCGTCATACGTATGGACGACGGCGAAATCGATTACGTGCTCAAAAGTCGTGTCTTCACTACAGCAGGCGATGTAGTGTTAGTAAACGACCTAACCCACAGCGAAGCGGTTCAAACGTATTACGCTATGCGCCGTTACACGAATGCGGAATTCATGCAGCCGCCGTATCGCTTCATGTATGCAGAGCCGTATTTCGCTTGGCATCCTGTGCGGTTATTCACCGGCAAGTGGAGTTGGTTGTGTGACGTGATGATTATTCATGTGCGCAAAGGCTACGGCGATTGCACGGAATACGAAGTGTTCTATGCTCCGTTCGGTGAAAGCGATTTGCTACTAACTAAGAAAGTGGCACCATGCGCTGGGCAACCCGCGTAGCAGTACGTCTTGCCGTTATTAAGCGAATCGAACCTCGCCTACGTGGTGTAGTGAGCTTTCTTATGGAGTTGGACGAGGACAGCCCAATTCCATACGATTGCCCGATGGCGAACTTAACGAAAAACGCTCGCGGGCATTTAATAATTATGCTACGTGAGGAATTCAACATGACGCAGAAAGGTTTGCCTAGTCGGGCCGCCAAAGAGTGGTACACGTACTCAGACGTCCTGCTGTTCCTCGCTAAGCGTTTCGAGCGCTTCACCCGCTGACCAAGAACCCGCTACGTTTCGATGTGGCGGGTTTCTTTTTGGCTGATTTGCAGCGATTCATACATCGTGCTATGCTTCAGCCACAATACAATGGAGAGTTAATAAGATGAAAATCCGTCTTAGCGACGTGCTTCCGTCCAACCGTGATAACTTCCTCCTGATGATGAAAATCCGGGGAGTCGAGGGTAAGCCCGTGAAAGGTGGTACCGCCGGAAGCCTGGACCGAATTATTAGTGAGTTGGAAGGTAATCTCCAATTCGCTACGACCGTTTTGGATAGGCGACATGCTAGCGTTCGCGTGTCGGATGACCCGTTCGTTGCGGCAGCTAATGAAGCAATTAGTAAGCGAAACGAGAGATATAAGTCTGTCAGGAAATTGTCGCTAATGACAGATCGGCGTGAGTACGATTATCATACGCTGCAACAAGCTTGTTCGCAGGATCGTCATTATACAAGACCGGCGTCTAGCGATAGTGGTAAGGTCCAGCGAAAAATCTTCGGATGCATGCAGAATAACCTGATCACCATTGACGCTCTTGCCGACGAGGGTAGCGCCAAAGCATGGTTCTCTGCTAATTCAAATGAGGTTATTGGCCGAGGAACCGCCAGGACGATTGTCTACGTGCACGGTGTGTTGATTGAGGGGATTCATTTCAACGTCGAGAAGGCCCCCAAGTTAAACGGGGCGTTCACGGAACTGACACCGGCGGACTCGACACCTACGAAGCCGTTCAAGATTCCCAAAATACAAACTAACGAGTTTACTATTTCTCGACACGGTTACGTCACGGTCGGAAACTTCGTCTTTACGACCTTTATGGGACACGTCGATTGGCTGAATGCTCAGCCTCTTACGCCAGTGACAGACGAAGTTTTGGTGGAACGGTGGCGCGGCGCTATTACTAAAAACATCGTTGCCGAGAGAACCAAGGCTGAAACACGCCTAGAAAAACTCAACAAGGCCTTGATCGAAGAGGAACTTAAGATCGGCCGATTGCAATTGCTGGAGAAGTCTGCGAAAGACAATACTAACTCTGCCATCCAATCGAACATTGATCAGCTTCGCACGATCCCTGAATTGGAATCGTTCACACCCACGAAGTTCGGGTTCACGGTTATTACCAAAACGATGTTGGCTACCAGACAGCGAACAGGAGAAGAACGTTACTGCGGTAAGTTCGAAATCCAAGTTAACATCAGCGGTGCGGTACGTGCCAGAAACATCGCAAGCCCAACTCCCGGTTATCGAAACCCGCACAACAATTGCGTTGGCACCTTCAGTAGGGTGTTTGGTTCTGCCTTGCGAACGTTTGACTACTATTCGTTGATCCTTGCGGTAATGGAATACTACCGCATGGTGGATGAATCATATGATCATAAATTTGGTCTCCTGCCTGATAGAAAAACCGCACCTTCTACTACGTATGTTTCATCATGGCAGGCTATTGCTGGCGAGTGGAGTGACGGGAATAATTCTCTTCACGAAGTCGAAGAGACAATCCTAACGGCGATGAACGCACATACTAACGACCCGCTTGTCGATGGCGACGATGACAGTGACGACGATGAGGACGAGGATTGATCCACATGGAAATTATTAGACACCAATCGGTCTTCAACCCGGAGACCTTCGAGCATCTAAGCTTCCTTGTCATTGGCGCAGGTGCGGTGGGGTCGAGCATTGCGCTCGGCCTTGCCAAACTTGGACTTACTAATATCACCGTCATGGATGATGACGTGGTGGAAGCGCACAATCTGCCTAACCAATACGTTTACGGACCGGAGGACATTGGTTCGTCCAAGGTAGTAGCGCTTACCTACCGCATCCACGACGCTACAGGCACAACCATTAACTCGATTGTGTCGCGTTACGAACGAGAGAAGTTGAAATACGACGTGGTGTTTATGTGCGTGGATACCATGGCGGTGCGTAAGCTCATTACTAACGCCGGGTTGTTCATTAATCCGAAAGTGCAATGGGCGTTCGATACCCGTATCGATGCTTATCAAACGATGAGCTACGCGTTTTCGCCTCGCGATTTGGAGCAAGTTGCTTCCTACCGTGAAACGCTGTATGATGACTCGGAGGTTTCTGAGGAACGGGGAACCTGCGGTAACGTCCTCTCAATTGGAGCGACGGCACAGATCGGCAGTCAAATGACGCTGTGGTTGTGCATGCAAGCCTTGAACAACAATCTGACGGCTAATGAGGTTATTACCCAAGTTCAGCCGCAATGGAAGATGCTTTCCCGCAAGTTCGGGTAGCGTTGGTAAGCGGGGGCGGGCTGTTCGTCTCTGTGGGTTATTAGAAAAGGACAGACTATGAACAACGATTCTACTAATTCCGAAGCTACCGAGAACACTGTGTCGGGTGACGCAAGCGCTGACGCGGGTCTGCCGACTAACGAAGCTCAGTCGGAAGCTTCCACCAACGATAGCGCTGAAACGACTGCTGCGCCGGAAGCGGAACCTGTTAGTAGCGAGGCTGCTACCGAAACGGCGCAACCTGACCCTGCCACGACCACGGATCAGCCGACTCCGACTATCGATCCGGCTCCGGTTGCTTCTAATAACATCACGGTCAAGTTCGCTGGTGTGAAGTCGGGTACTGCGGAAGTGGCTTCCGGTTCGACGGTTAAGCAGGCCATGAAGGCAGCGGGCATTACCGGAAGTCTCATGCTTCGGGACGCTAACAACAGCGTGGTTGGGGAATCGCGCAAGCTGACGGCTGACATGACGATTACGACCGTTGCGCAAGGGCGCGGCGGCTAGCAGTAGCCTATAAAGCTAAGAGCTAACGCAAAACGCCCCGGTTTCCTTTTTAGGAAACCGGGGCGTTTTTACGCTTGCAACCTACGATATAGTCGTGCTATAGTAGGGGCGCGCCCTCTGCGGGCGACCACACAACCCCATCGGGAGCCTTTCCAATGCAACGTACGCTTATCCTAGCCGCCCTCGCCTCTATCACTTTCGCTGGCGTCGCAAATTCGGCTGTTCTCGTCAACGGAGGTTTCGAAGACGGTAGTTTTACTAACTGGATGAATCCTTACGAGCAGATCAATCCTGCAACCGTCGCCGCCAGTTTCACGTCGGGGGATACGACGGTCACGGCATACGAAGGTACGAAGATGGCGGTTATTAGCGGAACGCCCTCGTACGAATCGAAGATTCTCTACTTCCCGTTCGCGACCCTGAACGAGGGTGACGTACTTACCGCCTACGCGGCGGGTGTTAACCCGGAAGTCGGCAGCCTCTTGGAACTGTCGGTGCGCTTCTACAAGGTCAACGAACAGAAGCCGGTGTTTGAATTCCTCATGCAGGATAACTCGCTGTGGATCACGGACGGCGGCGTTACGACGCGCTACAACGCCCCAACGGGTTACAGCGCGGCGACGCCTTGGACGCAAATTTCATACCGCGCGCCTACGGCAGGCGAGTACGGTGTGATTGCTACTGCGATTAACGGGACGCTGCTATTCGACGGACTGCAAGTCGATACCGATTATAAGACGCCGTTCGACTACACTTCGACGCTGACGCTTTACACGCCCTCGAACGAAGTGCCGCCGCCCCCGGCGTCTGTGGTTCCTGAACCCGCGTCGTGGGCGCTGATGATTATGGGCTTCGGCTCGGCGGGCGCGCTGATGCGCCGCAGGCGCGCTTACGCGTAAGACGACCGACTAGCGTAGTCACGTAAATAACCCCCGGTGGAATTCCACCGGGGGTTTTGTTTTGCGATTCGCTTATAGCTGTGCTATGATGCGCCTAAGGCCAACTCGGACAGGAAAGCCTGCAAACAAGGGAGAGTTAATAATGAAGTTCTATACATTCCAAGTCACCGTTGCCGCAACTCACACCGACAGTGAGGGTGAAGCACGAGGCGCTTTGGAAGCCGCTATCGCTTACGCTCCGGAATATCTGCGGCGTAAGATAGAAGTTATGGCTGACGCGCCCAAGGAAATCGATTTGGTCGCGGCTTGGACTGAAGTTAGTGGTTACGATATGCCACCCGAAGTGGACGGTAAGGAAGAAGTTCAATTTCGTACAGAATACATGCCCGGTGGCGACGGCAGTTGGTATCCTGCCCACGAAGTGTGGGGAGGTGTTATTAATAGACGCGATGTTCCCGGCGCTAGAGTCACGCACTATCGAAAGCGAGTACCGAAGCCTGAATCCAACGCCTAGGGTTACGCAACACATAAAGGCCGGGATCAACCCCGGCCTTTTCTTTCATTCTGGACAGGAGAATAATATGCGAATGAAATACATCATCGTCGAAGTGGACGGCGAAAAAGTTCCTATTATCTTCGGAGAGAAGCTGTCACATAAGGGAATGCTTGCAGGTGTACGCGAGGCACAACGGCAACAGGTTCGTGAGAGCGGACGCGGCGGTTCGTGGGCGGTGGAACCTGTTAGCGCAGCTTTCGTTGTCGGCCTTCACGTTGACCGCGTGGAAGGCTACAGCGAGTCCATGCGCTATGGTCATGGGTATATCGAGGATCACGATCTAACTGTAGCGCATCCTGAAATCGATCTGCCGCTTATTAACGGTAAAAACAATAAACCCGCATTGGTGGAGAATCGTCCACCTGACCCCAGCGTGCAATTCATTTCTCACCGTGAGCACGTGACTGCGATCCTGACCAAACGTCTCGACTCGGTAAAGCATTTGTCATTTAGTAAACGTCGAGCGCAAGCTATTGAGTACGTGCGCCGTAACGTCGAGACGGAAGGTCCAATTGAAAAGGCCTACGAATATGTCGGCGCGCTCTGCCGCGAATTGGGTTTTCACTGAGGCCGCACCGACCTAAAACACTGTGGCACGCCAGCGTAATTTGGGAGCACGAATTTCCTGCACCCCGAGAAAGCTGGCGTGCCTTTATGATTACGAACACACCATTGGCAGTTGCCTTTGCTAAAGCCGCTATTACTGAACGGATGGAGCAAGGCCATTTTAATATCGTTGATTTGATGAAGGCGGCAGCAATACATGTCGACACTATGCATCGTGAGACGCGAATGGATTTACGCAGTTTCATTCTGGTCAACGGCGGAACATTAGAACCACCAAGCGCAGAGATTATAGAAGTTGCGCGCCATCCGCCGACGATGAGCGCAGTCCTATACAGCGAGGCCAAGCCTAATCAATGTCGCTTTCCGGTTGGCACGTGGCGGGTTTTCAATGCCGCTAGTAATCTGTGCTGCGGTCAAGAAATTCCCTATCGTAGCAATAGCAAAAATATTACGATCTCCCGCTACTGTGCTAAGCACGCCCGCATAGCAACTCAGCCGGGATCGGCGCGGAAAGCCCCGCCAATCATCCCGCCTTCCGCCAGAACTAATTTGGCCTACAAGAGCAAGGGCCGCCGAGGCAGTCCAAGGCTCGAAGGCTACTGACACAACGCCCAGCAACCTTTTCCGATTTTATTAGTTTACCTGTTGACCGTGACAGGGGGCTCGGAGTAGAGGTTAATTCCACACGGTCAACTAACTCAAACAGGAACTCATAATGTCCAACAAGGCTCTGAAACAAACCCTCGCCGCGCTCGGCTCGCATCAAGCGGTCGTCATCGGCAAGGAAGCTCCCGCCAAGGTCCCGCCGGGCTCCGTGGCGCTGACGTTCGGCAAGTCGCACGCGCTGCAACGTGAAAATACTACGCCGGTGGAATCCCTGCCGCCGAAGCTGAACGCAGCTGCTAAGGTCGTCGCGGAAACGGGTGGTCTGGTTACTGCTAAGGTTGCCAAGGAATTTGGCGTTGACTACGCGGCCCTGCTTACGAAGCTGCAAGGCAACAAGTCTCTGGTTATTACCGAACGTGGTAAGGGCAAGTTCTCGGCTACCGTGAAGGCCAAGCGCGCCAATCTGCTGCAAGTTGGTGAACAAGCGGCGGCTACGGCTCCTAAGGCTGCCAAGGTTACTAAGGCCGCTGCCCCGGCTAAGGTTCCGGCTAAGACTGAAAAGAAGGCCAAGGAAGCCCCGAAGCCTGCTAAGGCTACCAAGGCTCCCACTAAGGCGGCAAAGCCCGCTCCTGCGCCCGCTAAGGCCGCTAAGAAGACCGCCGCTCCGGTGAAGGCTGCGAAGCCTGCGCCGAAGCCTACCAAGGCCGCCGCTAAGGCCGCCCCGGTTAAGGCTGGTAAGAAGACGGCTGAAGCCAAGAGCGCCAAGCCCGCCAAGGTTACTAAGGCGGCTAAGGCTCCTGCCAAAAAGGGCAAGAAGTAAGACGGCCTAAGACGTGAACGGGTAACGGGCGTTAGTAAAACCCCGTTCAACGCTGCCAACGAACCCCCGGTGGAGCTTCACGGCTCTCCGGGGGTTTTTCTTTGTCTAAATTCCGGAATTATTAAATGCGCACATTGTGTTGTGGTACGTGCGGTGAGACAAAACCTGAAACTGAATTCTTCGCGGACCCTAGGCGCGCTACTAAGCGTAAAGGTAATTGCAAAACCTGCCTCAAGCTGGCGCGTCAAGGTAATCCGCTTATTAATAAATATGATCGACAACGTAAACGCGCTATGTACGATGATCCTGATAAGCGATCCAAGTACAACGCTAGACGCAAAGAAATAAGGGATAATAAACGTGTGCATCATCTGCAACATGGGGCATAGCGAAGCTTCAATTCACGAGGCTGATCGTTTCCTAGCGACCTTTCGTACCGCAGGCAACTACATGCGGGATGCGAGCAAGCAGTTATTAATCGTAGCAGGATTGGCGACCGATCCTAAGGTATCTAAACGTTACCGCAGTCTGCAAAAGAAAATGGTTAAGCTAACTCGCGAATGGAACCGTCTTGAAGAACTCCGTGAAGCTCACAGCGAAGCCGACGTTATCGAAAGAACCTATTAGGCTGATCCACGGCGATTGCATGGCGACACTAGCCACGCTGGCCGACAACAGCATCGATCTAGTTTGTACCGATCCTCCCTATAAAGTTATTAGCGGAGGCAAGAACACTAAGCACAAGGCCGGTTGGAAGGTTTCGGTTCTCAAAGAGAACGACGGTAAGATTTTCAAGCACAATGCAATCAAGACCGAAGACTGGATGGCTGAACTATACCGCGTGCTGAAACCTGGTCGCGAAGCCTACATCATGGTTAATAATCTGTTGCTGTTGGAATACCTGACGATAGCCAAACAGGTTGGTTTCAAATTCCACAATTTACTGCGCTGGGACAAGAATACTAAGAACGCCAATCGCTGGTACATGAAAGACTGCGAGTACACGTTGTTTTTCTACAAGCCACCGGCGCGCACGATTAATAACCCAGGCAGTGCGCAAGGCTTCAAGGCGAACAATCCACGCAACAAAGCAAAGACCCACCCCACGGAAAAGCCAGTGTCGCTGTTCCGCCACTACATCGAAAATAGTACAGAACCGGGTTGGGTAGTCCTCGATCCGTTCATGGGCTACGGCGCAGCCGCAATCGCGTGCCTTCGACTTGGCAGGCAATTTATTGGTATCGAACTTGACCAGCTGTACTTCAAGCGAGCGGAACGAAGGGTTAATAAATGGATGAGCAAACATTTGTGACTGATAACGAAGATCGCGATCTTCACTTCGACAAGCCTAGACATTTCATCGTTTTGAACCAGACTACCCGTATGGTTATTAGTCGAAATGTGTATGATGGGCATCTAGTCGGGTTGCTAAATAAACCTGGAAACGCCAAAGCCGGGACTATCGTCTATGCTGAGCGGTACGTTGATTGTCATCACTGTCGAGAGCGGCGTATCGATGTGTTCAAACGCAAGCCGACTTTCTTTCATCGTCCCGAAATAAGCTACGGTAGAGATAGTGACGATTATTGGTGCAACACGTGCCAAGGATCAGGTTGGATTACCGCTCCGCTCCAGCAAATCGTTGACGAGCTTAATATCCGGACCGTTGAGCAACAGTTGCAGTCGCTTAGTAGTGAAGAATTCACGGAAATCTTGCTGACGCCGGTTTACTCTTGGCCTTACGCCGAGCATTACATCAAGCAAGAGGCCGCACGTCGAATGGCTAGTAACAATGCGCAATCCAAAGAAAGCACGGCGGAAATCGCGTAAGCAAAAGAACCTCCCTCGGATAGAAGTCATCTATGCACTTCAACGAGGTGTTTGTTATCTGTGCTCGAAAGGCATGCCGCATCCACGCAGTAAGAATGTCGCGCATCCTGGTGACCGAGCCTCTCTCGATCACGTTGTGCCAAAGAACCCGGATGACCGAGAGCAGGGTTGTCGTAGGGTTCGCAAGAACGGATTAGTAGCACACCATAGGTGCAATAACCGTAAGCACAATCGCATGCCACATCCTTGTGAAATGCTCCATTTGCAATTAGTAAATGAGAAGTTGGCTGAGATCGAAATCAGGGCGAAACTGAAACATGCGGAAGCGAAAAAGAGACAGTTGGCACAGGCCGCATGACAGTCACGTCGTAGCTGAATTCTTCGGCGCACTAGTGGAAGGCCTGACGTGGATTCTATTCTTTTGGATGATGGATTAATAAACATGGATGATCGTACGAAGATTTTTATCGTTTCGTGGAAACACGCGGACGCGGTTAGTATCGGTACTACTGGAGCCCAAGTGCATTGCATTTCTCCCAACACGCATGTCAAACACGTACGCGGTGAGTCTGCGTCCGCTACTATCTTGCTAGACGGTTTGACTTATGACGACTTGCCACTGTCTCTAGTCGAAGCTTTGCGCGCAGCAATGGTCACCCAAAACGGCCAATTCGTCGAAATTCCTAACCGAGTACAATAAAAATGGCTGACGTATTACATTGGCTAGGTGAAACCCGTATCGTCGCGCAATCGAATGGCGATTGGATTTTCTTAATATCTCTTTTTGTGCTTCCGTGGGCGATCATCGCGTATAAAGGCTAGTAATGCTTAAAGTGCTGACTATCGGTGACCCTCACTTTGGGAGGCAACCGAGCTTCCTGAAACCGGGTTATTGGCGCAAGTGCGTTTCCGATATGCTCCAAGCTGCGTTGGACGCAGCGCTGAAAGCAAAGGTGGACGTGATTGTCATCCTCGGCGACGTGTTCGATAATAACACCCCTAAGCCCAAGGATCACGCCGAGTTTGTCGATTTCGTTTTCAAGGCTCACGAGAGCGGCCTTAAGGTAATCGTGTTACGAGGCAACCACGATTACGAGGACTCCGAGAGCAACGCTCTTGAGCCTTACGAGAAAATGCGCGGTATGATCAAGGTTATTAATAAACCTACCATGCTAAAGCTCAATGGCGTCATGTGTAAGTTCTATCCTTGGCAACCGCCGGACGTACACGAAGACCTTGGCGCTATTAAATCCAAAACGCCGATGCTTGTGTTCCATCACACGGAAGCACACGGCTCCAAGATGGACAACGGATGGCTTGCTGATGGCTTCCACCCGGACGCAAGACATTTCTACGTCGGCGGGCATTTGCATACGTGGCAATTAGTAGGAAAACGCGCGATCTATCCCGGTGTGGCTTTGGTTCACCATTGGAACCATGACCCTAAAGGCTTTATGTTATTAAAAGCCAATGTCGAGGGTAATAAGTTGCGTGTGTCGCATACGCAACTCCCCTATGTGCCGCCTTTCTGGATGCGAGAGCTATCGTTAGCAGACTACCGAAAAGCAGCGAAGACCGACAAGCGCCGCGTTTATTATCGAACGATTCTTGAGCCGGGTGACGATGTACCTGATGACAAGCGGGTGGTGTCGCATAAGCGGATCGGTACGGATGCCGTAGCCAACGATAATAAAAAATCGAAGAAGAAATTCCGCACTCTCGAAGACACTCTGCCAAATCCGCTAGTTTGGTTGGTAGAGCAACTACCGGAACCTCGTCGAGACCGCGCCCATAAGATATTAGTAGCGGTGCCTCGTAATTCTGAAGAGGACTACTAGTGCACCTTACTTCGGAGCAACCATAGTGGATCACAGCGCGTTCATTGTCGAGCAAATCGCTAAGACTGGACGGCAGTACATTACTAAACCTGACCACGTGCTGGTGCAGTGCCCGATCCACTCAGGAGGGCAGGAACGTACGCCCTCCCGTAAGATCAATATTAGTAATCCACGCTTCAAACCCTATGAATCGTTCTGTTACGCGTGTCACGACGATCAGAAACGCATTAGCTGGAACGAACTCGCCGCGATTATGCACATGGCTCCGATCCGTGATGCTAACGGTGAAGAGGCCGACGACAATGATCTGTGGATCAAGATGCCTTCGCCTGAAGACTTCTACGGATCGGCGGAAGTTATTGGCATCAGTCACATGCCATGGACGGGACCGTGGAAGCGCGACGGCGTTACTATTAGCGAAAAGTTCCTCCGCAAGATGGGGGCAACGTTAGTAGATAGCCGTGACGAACCGCGCCTGTATCTGCCTGTCATGGTGGATGAAGTCGAAGTCGGCAACGTGCAATGCGTGATCGACAAGAACGACGAGTCCAGCAAGGTAAAGTACCTGCTATCTAATAACCCGAAGTTCTCCAACTACACACTTTACCCGATTGACGAGGCTTTTCCTCTAGCGGAATTGCTAGGTTACATCGTGATTGTGGAAGGTGCACGCGACGCATTAAATCTGCTTCAACACGGCGTCCCCGCAGTGTGCATTTGGGGAACCAACGGGTGGAACCGCGCTAAGCTAGACATATTAATTGAGCTTGGCGTCAAGATCATCATCGCTATGGACGGTGATGAAGCCGGACGTTCTGCGGTCGAGAAGATCGTTCCAGATTTGAAGCGCTTCAAAGTACCGCACAAGGTTGTTAACTTCGCTGACGGGATGGACCCCGGTAAGATGAAGAAAGCCGAGGTGTTGGAACTTCGGGATATGTTAAGTAGGAAATGGACGACCCATGCTCTGAACGACAATCATATTATTAACCAGTTGATTACGATGTTCAAGGGGATGAGGCGTCATGGATAGAAAGACTTGCATTTTCAGTGATAACCCTTGTACGGCTAAGTGTGACTTCAACGATTACGAAGAACCTATCTGCAACATACAAAACGCAAGAAACCACGGGCACTTGTCTGAGACTTTTACTAAATGCGTTCTTACTGGCGATGACTGTCCGAAAAGTTGCACGTATCACTTCGATCCTAAAAGCACATGCGAAGTGTATAAAAACGGAAAACACAGTGCGAAAGCGACTGCGGAAACCCCGCCAAAAGAACTTATTAACTTCATATCGTTGCTCGGGCCGTCGTCAGGGACCAATCGACCCACTCACTGTCCTAGTAGCGGTGGGGTTTGCATGGCAGGTTGTACGTCTCTCACTAATCGATTTTGCGTTTGTCGCCTTTCTAACGCTGTTGATTTTGCTAGCGATGTGGCCGCCGACGAATTTTATGCTTTGGCGCATCAAGAATATAAAGACCTCAAAGACTTCGAGCGCGACTGCTACATCGGCTTTCCCGATACCGAAAAGCTAGATCACGCGGCTGGTGTATTAACTGGCGCGTTCCACGAGACATGCTACCTAGTAGGTTCGGCAACTTACACCAAAGCTTATCGCGATGTTGACGTCCGCATGATCATGTCGGATGAGAAGTACGATAAGTTATTCGGTAGGACTGGCATTTCGCCGTTCTGGTCGCTGCTGTGCACTTCGATTAGTTATTGGATGCGCCACGCGACCGGTCTGCCTGTTGATTTTCAAATCCAACGGCAGTCACGTTGCAACGGATACCAAGGCAAGCGCCGACCGTTGGGCATGGGATACCGCGTGGTCATCGACAAAGAATACGAAGCTCCGTGGTTAGTAGAGAAAGATGAAGAATGACGGTGTGGTCTTACGGGTCTTACTACACGCGTATTGAACCTGTTATTGAAGACAAGCACCGGGAGCTTGCTAAGCTAGTAACAGCCGCTGCGGAAGCTGGTGAAGATTTCGGTGCTTGTCACATTGTGGTCGAAGACTTGAATCTGGAAAAGCATTGCCTGACGTGGTGCCTGAGGCAACCTAAGTTAACACCCCAAGGTAAGGCGATGTTGGAGGCGCTGTCTGCCGTCCAATTACGTGACCGGGCGATAGCCTTTGCCGCTATTAATGAGAAATATGGCTTCCGTGCGTATGCTGATGAAGAGTGGGTTCCTGCGCCTGACTGGTGTGATACTAATCTAGATGACGAGAACGTCGATGACGATACTGATTGAACAACGCTTAGCTACGGATTGCATGATTGCGTGCATTGCCATGGCGCTAACTCTTCCCTACGAAGAAGTCTATGAAGCAGCTATTAAATCTGAAGCCTACGATCCAGATAGCGGTGAAGGCATCCGCTCCGAGGACAAAATTCTGACTGAATTGGGTCTTTTCAAGTCGCCAAATTATAAAGAGGACGCCAGCGACTTCCGAGAGCAACACAAAGATTGGGCGATTGCGCCTGAATTCTTCCGTCATAAGTTTTGGGGTAGGCCTGCTATCTTTTCAGTGCCGTCCCTTAACAAAGTGGGAGGTTCACACGCTGTTTATTACGACGGCTATAAACTGTACGACCCTAATCCGCCTACGCGAAATCGTTACGAAAAATATGACGACCTTCTACCTACCAACGCTCTGGTTTTCCGTCCTAACATCAGTTTAGTATTGAAAAATCGGCGAGCATTTGCTCTAGCAGTTGCTCAACTTAAATAATAAAAAGCCTCGTTGCCTTAGCTGGTAGCGGGGCTTTTTCGTGCTCTAAGCGCTAATTTAATGCTGAGTTATAAAGGACCGGACGATGGCAAGGCTAAAGGTAAACGGCGGCGAGGTATGGCACAAAAATTATCAAGGTGCCGGAACCGGAATGGATGCGGACAAGGTGGATGGTATCGATTCTCCTGCCCTAATAGCCTCTGACGCACGCCTGAAGCGAGAGATTGAACCAATCATTGATGGCCTTAAAGCTGAAGAGATCGAGAAGTTAATCGTTGCCTATCGTTATACACCTGAGTCCGGTATGGACTCAGAAGAGCAACGCTTCGGTGTTATTGCGCAGACGTTAAACGAACGTCCGTTGTTAAGCACACTTGTTCGCGACTGGACAGACGGAATGCTCGCCATCGATCCTACGTCTACTCTGTTCTTACTTATTAATTCGTTAGCTTCCGAACTCGCCACGACTAAGGCTGAGTTGGAATCGCTCAAGCGTTCTGTTGGGATTATTAAAAATGTCTAGCAACTACTTTCGTCCGACAGTCACCATTGATGCCGATGACGTAAACGACCATAGCAAGATGGTCGGCATCGTTCCGATGTTGCTCATTCCCGCCAACGCTGACCGGGCTGGATTAGTAATCCAAAACAACAGCGAGACCAATGATCTTTGGTGGGGTTACGACAACAGCGTAGCTATCGGGGCTCCCGGTTATTTCCGGCTGAAGCCCGCCAGCCCGCCGTTCTTCTTTCCGACCAACGGTATTTATCGTGGCGCTATTTACTGCCTGTCTGACGGCGGCGGTAAGGTTACATGTAAGGACTGGAGTGAGCAATAACCCTTAGCGCATTGAGTTAAAGTTATGAAGACCGAAGACTATCCGCTTAGGGAACAATACCTACGGTTCAACCGATTGTTCTTTAATAATGAACTGCCAGAAGACCTACGTCTCGGCGTCGGAAATCTAGCTAACGTGACGTCGCGTGGTGCATTAGGTGTGTTCCGCCATCCCTATCCGGTGGACGGTGTGGTTAATAAAGACCTATGCATCATCGAGTTAGACAACCGTTACGACTATAAGAAAGAAGGACTGGACGGAATTCTGCTGCACGAAATGGTGCACGCGTACATGTTCCTAGTCGTCAAAGATTTCAGAGGCGGTGAACACGATTCGCACCACGCAGAATTTTGGGCGAAGTTAGAAGAAGTGGCCGACGGCGCTAGAGATTTCGGCATTGAAGTTCCGAGCACCGATTACTCGGGAACGATGCTTAAGCACGCTGAAGGTAAGCTGCGTAGTAACATGACGTTGGCGGTCTTCCGATTTAAAGAAGACGGTCCTGATTTCATGCGATTCGCCTATATGCTCCCCGGTGTGTTCGACGATATCGTTAATGACTTCCAATTCAAGGTCGCTACGACTATCGCTGACAAGAATTCAGCGTTCCGGACTAAAGGTCAACGTACGGTTACTACGTTAGCGCATCCGGGTAGTAGGTTCTACGGCGAATTCATTGATTCTAATATCAACGGTTTCAACAAAATCGATTGGGACACCGGCGTTGATATTTACCGTACGTCTGATAAAGAACTAGCTGCGTTGTTTGATACCTATAAGATTACGCAGTCACAACGTTTCTTAGACGATAAGAAATGGGTTACTGACAAACCGGGAATCAAAGTTCAAGGTTTGAAGCGTGCTTCGCCTAAATCCAAAGAATGGGTTCCACACATGTACGACGTGTGGAACAACCCGACTGTTTTTGGGATGATTAAGCGGGCGATGAAGCGTGCACAGGGTAAAGCCACGGTAAAAGCCGACGGCGTTTACGTTGGTCGCGATTTAATCCATGCCCCGCCTATCAAAGCTATTAACCAGCCAACACAAACGACTACACAGAGTAGCATGCGGCAAGGCGCTGAACGACAGGCGTGGGCTGTTAAATTTACGGATAGAATTACTACTTACGGCGTTGGTAATTCCGGCACTATGGATAAAGAAGACTCTCGCTACTTCGCAACGCTTGAACAAGCCGCTGCGAACGTGAAAGAGGGTGGTGGTCCGTTACGTCGGGTACTCGTTGACTCTGCCTATATAGCGTTGACGATGATTAGTAAGGACGGCACGCGCTCGCAACGCGAAGTGGCAAATGCCGCACTTAAATCGGTAGCGGCAATCAGCTATTATACTAATAACCTTCCGTTCTCTGACCTGACCGGTGGCAAGCCGGAAGGGCAGATGGATTTCGACGATTTCGCCAACGAGTTAGCTAGTACCTATTGGCTGACGACCCTGTTCGGTGGCAACAATCCGTTCCTGACATCTACTAATATGCCGCACGACGACAACTACCGTAACTTCACGGTCGCGTTGTACGTGTTTGGTCAGTACGAAGCCCAGCTTCCTAACGCGTATAAAGACGCAGCTATGGATATCTTGGCGCGTATCGCGGCTACTGTTATTAGTAAAGAAGGTTCGGTATTAGACAAGTCGCTGCAAACTCCGGTCGTACCTAATCTAGACGACACCATGCGTGCCGAATTGTCGACGGACGTTAATGACGAAGACCGTTCTTATGAGCGGAAGTCATACTCCGAAATGACAGCGGTAGAGAAGCAACAAGTTCTCGAAGACGCTTTACTATCAGGTGCCGAAGTCCAGAAATTTATGGATAGCTATCGCGACCTACCGTTAGACGAATTGCCGGAAGTGTATCAAAAAGCTTTCGGCGGTTATATGTGGTATTTGGGTACGTTCCACGCGCCTTCTGTCGCCGAAGTTAATTCTGAGAGTTCGCTGGTTAACAAAGTGCCAATTGGTCTACAAGGCTATTGGGATAAACTGTGGACTAACTTCAAACCAGGCGAGGAAGTTCCGGCTAACCAATTCGGATCGGACAGCGAAAGCGGTTCATTCGAAATGTGGAAGCGTCGATTCTTGCTGCGCAGGCGTAATCAATTTACTAACTTGCAAAGCATGGTTCGACAGAACGATCGCTCGATGAATTTCCCGTTCTTGCCGAAGTTCGCAGGCGAAGCGTTAACTGGCGACGAGCGTACCGTGCTTCTTATGTTCAAGGATGATCCGGAATGGGTCGTTTATGTACAGGATATTCGAGGCAAGGCTCCGCAAGTTGCAGCAGATTTCCTTCGTAACACTCTCGACAAGTTAATAGCTCGTGGACTGCTTATGCAAGGATTTCAGGGACCGCGTGAATTTGTTAAGCTAACGCAAGCGGGCCTGGATTGGTTGAAAGAAAACGCGACGGCGCTAGAGAATGCGCCTGTTAATACTGTTCAGACGCAGCAACCTAAATCTGATCTACCTCCCGGTTGGACCGAAGCAACGCCCGGCGGCGCGGCTACTAATAAAGACCCGGAAAACGGCGGCATCATCGATAAGGTGATCAAAACCGGCAAGTGGTTTATTATCTTCAACCGCGATGGGGTTGGTGAGGACGAACAGTTTGCTACCCGCAAGGAAGCATTCGACGCGTTCTTTAGAATCCTAGAGGAAGAAGACGCAGCACGTAGCTCTAAGCCTACTAAAAAGGACGAAGAGCCGCCTAAGGCAAAAGCGCCGGATAAACCAGAAGCTCCCGAACGTTCGGTCAAAGCGCCGAAGGTTAGAGAAGCGGATGGTAAGACGACGTTCAACCTTAAGCTCGGTGTGAATGAGAAGACTAAGAAGCTGATGATCGTTCCGGTCGAAACAGCTACTACTAATAACATAGGTCTGGTGCGTAAGCGCGAGGCGAAACCCATAGCGGCGTTCCTGAACTATGTCTTCGCACACGAACTTGCTGAAATCACTAAAAAGATTAAGGCGAAACAGCGTAAAGGCGCTGCGCGTGATTTGGCAAATATTGCTAATCGCATTCGTCCTTATCTTGTGGCTAGCGGCAAAGAAGCTACCCCATTTCCGGGTAAGCTCGCTGCGTACGTTACTAAAGATTGGGGCGCGGGTCTTCCAGGCCAAAAAGCGTTCTGGCAGTTTCTACAAGGAAAGAAAACGACCCGTATTAAACTCTATCACAATGTCGAGAAGCTAGCTTCACTAGCGGGCATCTTGCCTGAGAGTGGACACGAGGACGACGAAGAGGCTTCGTTTGATTTTAGCCAATTCGAAGTCGCGGCAGAAGGCGTCTACGTTGGTGTGAAGTTTAGTAAGCGCACGCAACGTCAAATCGAGCATTGGATTGCGGTCAACTTGATTCAAAATCCGATTACCGATTTTACTAAGATGCACTCTACGTTGGTCTATAGCGAAAAGCCCCTAAGCGAACCTTGGGAGCCGGTCGATTATATGCTGACGGGTAGTGGATTATTAGTAAGTCCTGATACTTTCAAGCTGGAAGTTTGGGAAGACGGCGACCACAAGGTACTGGTGCTTAAGTACGACTCTCCAATCATGCAAGAACGTTTTGACCTCTCGCAAGATTTAGGGGCCGTGTGGAAGTACCCAACTTTTAACCCGCATATCACGCTGTCTTACAACTGCGGCGATATCGATGTTAGTAAGTTGCCTACGCCTGAATTCCCTCTCTACATCACTCACGAATACGCGGACGTGTTGCGTAAGAAGTGGGCCGAGACTGCACTACCCAACTAATTAAGAGTTGGCTCCGGAGCCCTGACACTTCGATTAATTTACAGTCAGGCTCAGCGAGAAGCCGTTGCATCATCGAGTATTCAATATGTTAGTCGACGACGAGGGAGACGACGAACCGTTCTCATTTGGGTTCGAACCCGCGCCGGAGTTGTCCGACGCTGAACGCGAACGCATCATGCGGCAACTAGAAGAATCGCCAATGTCAGAATTGGTTCGTGCAAAACCCAACGTCACTAAACCTAAAGACTAACACCAGCCCCCGGAGCCTAGGCTCCGGGGGCTTTTTCTTTGTTTAATCGGTATAGCGCTAATTTATTAAAGTGAACATTAGGAGCCGCGTTCTATGGGCCAAGTCAAAGCGCAGTGGCTTAGCGCTAAAATAATGCGCCATTACGAATGGGGCGATAACGCGGTTTACGCGCATTGGTGCCCCGCATGCAAACACCTGCATCCCTTTTACGTAGACCAGCCGACGCATACCGGAGCTAGGTGGTCTTATAACCTGAACCATGACTCGCCTACCTTTCAACCGTCTATGAATATTAGTTGGGGAGGACCCAACGATGAAGACGGCATCCATGGTAGGTGCCACTACTTTATTACTAACGGCATGATCATCTATTGTGGTGATAGCCTGCACGAATTCGCCAATCAGACACTAACGTTGCCTGACATACCTCGACAACAATGGTTACTCGTTGGTGTCATCCCTCCAGACGATGGGATAAGTCTAAATGCCTCAACTATCTAAAGTCGGGTGCTTCATGAGCACCAGCGTAGCGGCGTTATTAACGTATAACCCGTTACCCGCCCCTGTGGTTACGATGGCGAATACGGTCGTCGTAGTTGACGAAACTACGCTAACTCACGCGCTAACCGCTAACGAGTCCGTTACTTGGGCAATCGTTGGCGGAGCCGACGCGGCCAACTTCCAAATCGTCGGTAGTAACCTTGTGTGGCAAGGTTCGCCTAAGGATTTCGAAAACCCCGTCGACGTTGGCGGTAATAACGTTTACGATGTTATCGTGCGTGCCACTAGCGTCGCTACCGGTCTAACGTCGCCCAATTTTGCAATTGCTGTCACGGTTATTGCTTCGGTGACGCCCACTTCGCTACAATCGTCGATCACTCATGGTGATGTGACTTTCTACTTTAGCGTTCCGGTGCTTGTGGGTCGCTACGCCGACGGTCAGCCGTTCGCGATCTCGGATCGCGTGTTTAATATCACGCAGATTACACCAGATGGTGTTAATACGGCTTCCGGTAACTTTACGATGACCCCTCCGGGTGGTAGCGCCACCCTAATGACAGGCCAATCGTATTGGGCCAACGGCGTGATGATTGACCCGTGGATGGTTTACGGCAGCGAAGCGCAAGGCTTCGACGGCATGCTAGCGGTGTGGGCTGACGGAGGCGGCATCGGTAGTGCTTCTTCGACTACGTACACGCACACACTAAACGTGGACCCCGCGACTAAGAGTTCCCCGATTGCCATCGCTATTGGTAACGAGAAATCAGTTGTTAAATCTATTCGTCGAAGTGGATTAACTACACCACAAGTTGGGCAATGGCGGATATTCGATGGTTACGGCGTGCTACATATTGTTAGCTCCGTGCCGCCGAACGGCGCGATTGCACCTTCGCCTAGCGCTACCAGTAAATCCACTCGCTATACTGTTAGTATGGCTAACCGCGCAGCTTTGGGTAATGGATTCACTCTGCCGTCTGGTGCACCAGACTTAGCAACTGTTACCGCAACGGGCGCAGAATATTTTACCGCCCTACAACCTTGGTGGATTCACGACGCGGAAAAACGTCGTAGATTCATGGTCGATAAGATTAGTGACAGCGGATATTCACGGGACTTCGGTATCACTTGGTCTAAGTGGCTTACGGCAGTCTTGGCGGCCGGACAGTCAGCGCCGCAAGCAGCTTGGATTACAGCGCTGACGTTTGGCGCTAATAACTTAGATATCTATGACCATAGAAGCTTCCGTGGTGCTGCGGGTGCTGGGCAGTGGAACGGGCATAAACAATTCGTACAATTATTCGGACACGCCTATTGGGAAAAAGTGTCCGGGTTGATGACGAAATGCTTAAATATTAAGAGCAACCCTACGCACCAACCGTTCTACGTTCCTGTTGAATTCGTCGGGATTGCTACTAATTATCCTGGTAACCACGACGTTTATTTCAGGACGTTCTATCCAGAAGACGTGGGTATACCTCATTGGGGTACTCAAACTCCGTCACAACCGCCGCCGATTGCTAGTAACTTCGATAGTCAGATTGACGCTGACTATCTGGGTACTTCATGTGGCGCAGGCGTTCCCGAAATGCTTAATATCGGGTGCTTTAGAAACGGTCCAAACGGATGGGATGGTTGGTCGGTTCTAGCTGGCGGTAATACTTGGGCGACCGCTGGTCAACTAGGCGCGGCTGTTGCTTTCGTTGACCGTTACATGACATTCCTAACCATGGACATGTATGAGACTGGAACGGCAACGTTCTTGTCTGCGCAATATCAAGCGCTCTACACGTTATTACGTAATACACTAAATCTAATGGCTCTCCCGGTTTGGGAAGGTCGTCCGGAGTGTATTACACCGTTCAAGACTAACGCTGGTTCGGATAAGGCTGCTACGCTAGGCATATTAACTGCTACTGCGACTGGTTTCGCCTGGAACTTAACGAACGTTGGACACACTACTCCTGGTTATCCGATTCTAGAATATCAGGTTCGCTATAGCATCGATCAGATGACGTGGACGACTATTACTAACGCTCCGGCTTCCGGTTCAGTTTCGAACTTGCCTACGCGTAAGTATTACGTGCAGTTCCGTCGTCGTAATGCGTTTGGTTGGTCTACGTGGTCATTCAACTTTCCGAAAAAGTTGGGTGGTCAAGAAAGATTAACTGTCACACCTACGAATGCGGCTTCTGGCGCGGTTGTCAACCTAGAAGCTCCGAAACAATTCGTTCGTCGTTATGGCGGCTGGGATGGGCCGGACTTTATCGAAGCTGGTTCTGCTATTGACCTTAACCAAAACACGCAAATTTATACTGGCTATGGTTTGTGGTCGGGTAATATCTCAGGCACGTTTACGTTCGAACACCAACGCGACACTGTTGCTATTAGTGGAGCGGCTGCAACGGCTCGCTATGACTTGGAATTTGCCGACCTTAACACGTCGCATAGGACCAAAGTCACGGTGGGTGGTTTCGAAGTGCTTAGTAATACGATCACAGTTCCGGCGCGTCCTGCACAACCCGCCGGGCAGATTATTAAGACTGGTTTCGAAGCCTCGTTCAAACTATACTACAATGAAGTGTTAACCTCGGCACAAAACGAATCCATCCAGCAAATCACTGGTGGCACGTGGACGCCGATGAACGTGGTGCACAACCCCGATCTTGTTAAGACTAAGACCGTGGGTGAAGACACCGTTGTGGTGGCGCAAGGCGTCATTTACGGAGACAAAGGTCAGCCGGTAGTTACTAATACCGGACGCTTCCCGACTCTGCGTATGAACCTTGCCGCAAGACAGCCGCTTACTGTCGGCGTTACGTATCGTGCTACTATTAAGCTAGCGATGGGCGCTACCGATCAAAACACCACTAATACAACTTCGTTGCAATTAGGTGCGTCTAGATCGGCTAACGCTATCACTAGTGAGTATCTAAATACTAGCATCCCGTCTACCGACTCTCCGAAGCCTTATGATCATCCGTCGTTTACTTTCACGGCGCTGTCCACGGAACTTTGGATTGCAGTAGGCACTAGCTCGTCGGCTACTGGCGCTGGTGGTGGTGACCCCACTATTAACGAGGTAGAAATAGTCGCAGTCTAGTAATAGGCAAAAGAAAAGCCCCGGTGCATGCACCGGGGCTTTTTGAGTCTTGGACTGTCTTAGGTTAGACCGTGATGTTCAGAGTAGGCAGCTTGTCCGAGATATACTTCTTATCCAGCGCGGAAATCGAGCGAGCCTCACGACGCAGGAAGCTACGGAATTCAACTTCTGACATGTTATTAGCTTCGACTTCCTGCACGTTGACCTTCACGCTAGCCGAAACGTTGGCCCACGGATCATCCGCCGCTTCCGATTCCGATTGGTTATAAGACTGATAACCTTGGCCCGAACCGTTGACGTTTTGCGCGATAGCCATGACCTTAGCATATTCATCGCGGCTCTCAGTGTCAGCGCTAATAATGCGGCGACCAGTCTCATCGTCCAGCACCACGATAGCGCCAGCCGTTAACGCGCGTTGGAATTCACCGCTCGCCGCAATAACCTTCTTAGGCGCTTGCATGCCCGCGTCAATCGGAACCCAGCTAGGCGGCACGCGAATAATACGCGATTCACCGTCAACAGTAACCGCGAACAAGACCATAGCGAGTTCACGCGTGGCCTTCTGGTTACGGTCGGGGCGGTCCGAAACGTTTAGAATAAAGAACGAGTCGCTGCTATCATCCTTAAGGATTTCGCGGACTTTAGTTTGTTGTTCGTACAGGTTAAAGCTCTTGGATTCCATTGTAGTCTACCACTTCTCGATGCAAATTGGTTTGGCCGAGGCTTATAATCTCTCAGCCTCGCCAATAAATTGATCGAGACGGCAGACCTTATAAACAAGCTTTAAGCACTAAGAACGCCTTGGGCGTGTAAACAACTAACCCGCAAACACAAAGAAGAAACACGATTACCCAAACGCCAGTCCAAATGCCATTGATGCTATTGTTTTCTTTGTAATAGGCCAATCGACTTGCGTCTTCCCAATAGAGCGCGTTGCCTAACGCAAACATAAAGCTTATGCAGGCAGCTAACCCTAACAATGCAGTTGCAATAATCGGGTCCATTCGTTTTCTCTATACGAATCTGGCTATCATTAATGCGAAAGCAGTAACCTCTAGCACGGTGGCTACTAACGTAAGCACGAGAGCTATAGGATAGTTAATATAGCCATGCGCAGGTTCTTCCGGAAAGCCCCACGTCTTTACCCAATCCAGGTGCTTTCGCAGGTAGTGCTCGCTAAACCCGAGCAAGGCAAGTCCGATAATAATTAAAATCAATATCAACATGTTATTCCTCCGCTTGCGATTTGAACACACTAAGCAGTGTAGTCGCGTAAAGGGGATTTTGATCTAGCACGTATTGCAGCTTACCCGCGTCTAGATCAGCCTCTTTAATAAAGCGTTCGTGCTTCTCATTGAGGGTGGTGACCATAGTAAACTTGGCCCACTCCGGGGCTTCACGCGTCGCATAGATGATTTCGACAATCGTCATTGCTTCACGCATTAGCTTGCTACTCGCTTTAGCCTCTTCGGCTGCGGTGCAGGCTCCGTTTTGTTCGTTGCGCATGTAGCAATTAATAACCGGACAAGCTGACCCCTTGTAGCTTAGTTCCGGGGCCATTGCACACGTAGTGATCTTGCTGGCGGCTACGATTCGTTCAGCCGCTCGGATGATGACTCGCCTGCGCTTGCTTGACGAAGCAAGCGCTCTGTTAGTACGCGTAAGAGTGAACTGTTCGCCCATACTTGTTCTCGATCTGCATGCCACAAGGCTATTAACGAACTATCGATCATATGAACGATATCACTAGCCTCACCTTGCGTTGCTTTGAAGCCTGCTTCTGCCAACGCTTTTTGATATATAATAATACCATTTGCGTAGAGCTTTGGCAAGTCACAGCGTTGCCGTGCGATGGCGCCTTTCCAGACCCCTGCAATGGTGGTCAGGAATTTAATACGACGCCGTTGACACATGGCGATAATAATCCCCATCATCGTGCTTACGGCCTCGATGGTATCACCCATCATGCGCCCGCGCGCTTGGAAACGCTCGCCTACGAAGTGCGTGACCTTATACGTAGTTAGTAGCCAATCAATCTCGTCAGTGAACAGCTTCACCGCAATAGACAGACGCGGTTCATCCTTATCGATATGCGGTTGTGCTACGCCGTTTTTCTTTTTACGACGCTTCATAGTAACTGCGGTTTCTGTCAGGTTCTTGATCGGGTTTTCGATCATGCCGACGTACAGCACTTTCTTGCGCCGGGTTTCCGTACAATATCGGATTACAGTAACAGCGAAGTGAGCAGTTCCAGGATCAGCCCCCAGCCAAATTTCATGTGCCATATATAAATGCTTTCAATTGCCCTGGTGTCGGTCCGGCTAATCCGTAATTGCCGAGACATGGGCGATAATAATCTAACAGTTCGTAACCTTTGTCAGTTCCGAACCAACCTTCGTCGTGGTAATCAATCAGATAGTAGTCCGCTAGTTTATTCAAGATATCGAATTCGCTAGCAGTCCCGTGAAACTCTTGCGGCATGAACGTGTCGCCGATTAACATATCTCCGGCAAATGGCCGATCATGACAAGCCTTACGCAACACCACTAATTCTTCGATAGTTAGCTTTTGGAAGTTTTGCATGCCCAATCCTTCCACATGTACTTCGTGTTCACGCAAGCTAATAATTCATCATTGAACTTACGACGATCACCGGGTGTCATCGACCGCGATTCTCTAAGCGCCTCTTGATCCATCATCGGGTTCATTTCCCAAGTGGCGTACGGACCAATCATGTAGGCTATAGTTTTACTAACGTCCCAACCGGAGTCTTCAATGCCTATGCTGGTCATAGCGACTATATGCGGCGTGACGTGCGCTATTCGATAAAACAACTCTTCCGCGAATGGCAGTTCAAATAGGTTATCAATGAACACGACCGTTTGCGGAGTTAATGCTTCCCAAATCGGCTCTAGCTCTGCCCCGAATTCCAATGTCACTTCCGCCGGATGGAAGTGGTCATAGTCTTCGATTAAAAAGTCTTCGAAATGTTCCGGTGAATAACTGATGCCGACTTGGTGTGCGGCTTCAAACGCATGTGAAACACGCCGACAGATTTCCGTTTTACCGGCCTGCCGACCCGCCCATATAATGCTAGGTTCACCTTCACCTAATCGGTAAATAACCTTGTTGTGAGCCTTCGCTTGAAGCGGGAATAACGGCAACTCATATCCGATAGACACTGCTATCTCCATTACGCGGAGCTACTACACTAACTGGATAGCAGCTAATTTAACTTCAGCTAATAAATTAACCCGAGCAGCCTCATGACCCGTTTCAGATTCGGCACTCGGTCCGTACCAGGGCAACACGCCGGTTCGCCCGGTCGAGTGCATGGAATTGTGCCGCCTAATGCTGGTATAGCGCACGCCGCACAGGACCGTATCGATTTATTAACGTCTGCTGCATCGCGTCGTATTGCGGAAGCGATTTCGATTGACGCTACGCAGTTGTTCGTTTTCTCCCCTAAGAAATTCGGTGTTCGTTGCGGTTGCGAAACTGAGCCTAGCGATCACGTGGCGGAAACGCCGTCTAGTAATTCGCATGTGCTAGGCGTAGCAGAAGACACCACTGACGATCTGGACACGGCAGGCAGTACCTTGCGCGTTCGTGTTAGAGACGTGTCCGCCGATGACCACCACTTCGCGCAAACCAAAAGTTATCGTGCTGATCATAACTTTTCGGAAGCCGATGTATTTGACGATGAAGTACCTCCGCCGAAGACTTCCACTAGTGGCACCACCGACCCTTACACTACTAACTCTCTTTCGGTTGGTCCGTACGAAGGTCCGATGCACGATGGACGCCACGCAGGGGAATATGATCACGAGTATTCCGATAGCCCTTCCGACGAATTCGGTGAGGAGTTAATAGCGGACTACGAAAAAGACGCGTGGAATCCCGATAGCATTCTTGCGGACAACGCTTACGTCATTGGCAGTTCGCAGACGTGCCCAATCTGCTTCGGAACGGGCTTGCTAGGCGGCTATGATCTATTAGGCGGTACCCGGTTAGTATTATCGTCTGTCAACGCGACTATGGTTCCGATGCTAGGCGCGGATGAAAGCGTTATGCCTCCGGTTTATCATCTGGACCCTGACGACTACGTGGAATGGGGCGGGCTAAACTGCCCTAACTATTTCCAGTTTGCATGGGCCGTGGCTTATGATGGCCGACACGCGTCTGACGTAGTTATTACGTACTCGCTAGACGGCACGACGTACGCACCTATTGCGCAACTCGCGAGCGTTAGCCAAGTCAACCTGCAAACATTAGTCATTCGGGCTACCAACACTAAGGACTACCCGATTGATTTGACGCACGTTGACGTGACTCTCATTCACAACGTGGTGCGCGGACAAGTTACTAACTTCAACCAAACCGCTGGACATTCCGTTGCAATCCGAGGTGATGGTATTGAAGTGTCTTTACCACCTGAGGTAGGTAAAGTTGACCGCAACTCGTTAATAGGCGATAATAAGTATAGATTGATGTGGCGCGTAACCACAGTCACACCGGTTGAAACTGCTAGGGGTCAAGTTATCTCTTGCTCGGTTATGACCGAACTTATGGAGCCTACACTAACCGAAACTATGCTCTATCCCTTGTTCAACGTGAAAGGCAACAAGCAGTTAGTGTTTGGTGCTGGCGTTGAGCCTGTTCAAGGAATGCGGTGATGTTTCTTACGCGCCTGCTTGATTTAGTATTAGCGCGACCGGAAACCGAACCTTACATATCTGAGGATATGGATCGGTTATTCGGCAGAGACGTCGCCGTGTTCATTGCGGACATGAGCGGGTTTAGTCGCATTACAGAAACCGAAGGCGTATTCGCGGCTATGCTGCAAATACGTCGCTTTCAAATTGTCAGTAAGCCTATCGTAGAGACGCACGGCGGCGAGATAGTAAAGATGGAAGCTGACGATATCTTTGCGATCTTTCCTAACGTGAAAGACGCGGTGTCGGCGGCTAAGCAACTAGCTTCGGATTTCCCTTGCTCTATCGGTATCGGGTACGGTCGCACGATCCTATTCGATAAGGACATGTGGGGTGACGAAGTTAATCAAGCTTCTCGTCTAGGTGAAGACACCGCTAAGCGCGGCGAAGTTTTATTATCAGCTAGCGCGCTTGCGCAAATGATGGACGAAGATCATGGCTAAGGTCACTACGAAAGTTAACCCCAGGACGGGGAAGAAAGAAAAAATCATTAAGCGTTCTAACGGCAACATTGAAAGAGTTGGTGGCCCAGGACGCATTGCTAAGAAAAAGAAGCCGCTCAAAACCCCTAAACCTGTTACTAAGTTTAAACGTGGAACAAAGCCCGCGCCAAAGGTAGACGAGAAGCGATTCAAACGAGGACCGAAAGCTAATCCAGACGGACGCAGTGTCAAGACTGCTGCACACCGTAAAGCTATTAGCGAAGGCTTGAAAGCTTATCACGCTGCTAAAAAGAAATCTAACGCTAAAGCTAAGTTCAGTACCGCCAAATCTGCTGGTGTTAAAAAGCCTAAGCCTAGTATTCAAGGCGGAAGATTTGTGTTTGATCGAACTGAAGGGAAGCATCATTTCTACCGGCCGAAAGTCGGTATGGCCCGCGCGATCAAAGTAGATGTTAAAACTGGCAAGCAAGTTAAGCGTAAAAAGAAATAATAAATAATTCGGCAATAATTATTAGTGAAGATTTTAAGCGGCCGCCGGTACCGCTAAAAGAATACCCTCGCTGCAATCGTAAATAGATAATTTAATAATACTAACGCCCATAGATAGGATCATTCCAATGTATCTAGTTACCAACAGGACCAATTCCGACATTCGTCTCGGCAATGCTATCCTTGCCGCTTCGGAAGCTGCAACGTTCACTGTGCTGCCCGGCGAAGTGAAGGGTTTTATCGCCAACGGCTCGATTACCGTTACGCAGTTCACGGATAGTGCGTTTGCTATTAAATCGAATGTGCTTACGCGTCCGACTGATACCAATGCGTACGCGGCAGGCGACGCCTTGGCCTCTGCGGCTGGCGGTTTCTTTTCGTTTGTTAATCCGGCTCCCGGTCGCGGTCTGCGTATTGAACGCGCTCGTATTCGTAAGAGCGCGGCTAGCGTTACTAACGCGGCTTTCCGTCTCTACCTGTTTGATACTCTGCCGGTGCTAAGCGTTGCGGACAACGCAGCATTACAATCGGCTGGTATCTTAGGCGTGGCTTCGGTTACCGGTCTTGTTGGTCGTATTGATATCGCGCAAACGGCTTTCTTCGGCGGCACTGCTTACGCGGTGGGTACTGGCGTTCCGGCTGTTGGTAGCGCTATTACGTTTAGCCCGTCGGACACGTATAACTTCTATGCTATCGCCGAAGTTAATGGCGCTTATGTTCCGGCTAATGCCGAAACTTTCGACGTGACTCTTGAAGGTACGTGGGCTGCCTAAATAACTTACGCGATATTACTAATTTATTAGCGTCATTCGAAGCAAGTTATCACTGACCCTCCGCATAGGTGGTAGCACTTAGTACGCTTCGAAGGTTTATACTAATTGAGTACCACCTATCAGGAGAAGAGCTATGGCTCGCAAACTCGGTAAGAACGAGAAGATCGATCCGAAGACGGGCAAAGCCCGTAAGAAGGACATGAAGGCTGTTGCCGCTGGTAAGCGCGCCGCTGCTAAGTCGACCAAGGGCCGCACTATGTCGGCCGAGCACAAGGCCAAGATTCGTAAGGCCGCGCTGCTCCGTTATAAGACCGGTAAGACCAAGCAAGGTCGCCCGGCTAAGAAGCCCGGTCCGTCCGGTGGTAAGGGCATGCAAACGACCACGTTTGCTAAGTGGAAGACGATTCGCGGCAACGTGAAGAAGTCGGTCGCTAAGTCGAAGAAGGCCGCTGCTAAGGCTCCGGCTAAGAAGGCTACTAAACCTGCGAAGGCCGCCCCCAAGGCTGCTAAGAAGGCCGTTGCTAAGCCCGCCGCTAAGAAGGCTGGCCGTCCGGCTAAGAAGGCCGCCGCGAAGCCCGCTGCAAAGAAGGCTTCGGTTAAGAAGGCTGCTAAGCCTGCTGCTAAAAAGGCCGCTCCTAAGGCTGCCAAGAAAGCTGCGAAGCCCGCCAAAAAGGCTGGTAAGCGCAAGTCGATGTAGTTAATAAGTCAGGTCTAAGACTGTAGGTTCACCGTAGGGGGACCGCATTAAGGCTCAGGCTTAAGTTTAGACTGACGACCTGACTAATTTCTATGTGTTACAGAAGGGCCATCACGGACTCAGGATTGCGTTAGCGTCTTGTAACTTCGTGATGGCCCTTTTTCTATGTCTGCTCCCTTTCCTCCACTAGCGGAGTGCTAGTCATGGCGAATTCAATCATTGATCCCGGTCCCCGTAATCGCGCGGAACGGCGAGCTAAAAATTCTAATGATCGTCGCCGACTACGAAAACGAACTATACGTCGAGTATGATAAATAATACGGCCAAGAGTTAGGTGTCATTAAACCACTAATTTATTAGTTGGTAATGGCGAGTTAGATGACACGCAACGCTAGTTACAGCCTTGCTAGTGTGTTCACTGCTTAAGTGGACTAGCCCATACTAACTCTTGTTGCCATAGAGGGTGGCAATCGCTAGGACAGTCGCCCCGCGTACTAACCCCCGCACAGTACGCGTTCTCTCCCAAGCAATTGCCGGTTAGACCCTCCGAAGACGCCACCCTTTCTCGCTGAAGGGTGGCGTTTTTGTTTTATATCCTATACCCTCACCTAACACGTGAGGGTATTTTCGTTTATTAGCTATGTCTATTTTCAGTAATTTATTAGGGAATACGCGGCCACCGTTGGACTAGGTGGCGTTATTTGCGCCACTATAGGGATTGTAGAATAATGTCCTCGAAACAGACTTTCGACTCGGTCACTCGTAGTATTCGGGCTGCCGAAGCGGACGCCCGAATCGCTATCGCTAGCGCTGATGCGGTTATTAATCAAGGCGCGCGAAAGAATCGCCGCGCTCTTACGGTCACGTCGGAGAAGGTAATCTTCGACAAACTTAGCGCCTGCTTGCAAACCACTAATCAATTGCACGATACCGTTGTCGCGCATTCGCATTTGGTGGCGGAGAACATCGCATCGCGCAGTCGCGCGTCGGTGCTTAATATCCGTGACAGCATTCTTGAAACGGCTAACCGGCTGTTAGAACTCTGCGCTCCGGTTAATCCGGGTGATCCGATTAGCTCGGCGACTTATAACCCGGCTAACGCTTTCTTCAAGATCACCACGGCGCTGCAACGCGACGGACTGCTAGAGGATGAACCCACCCAAACGCAGTTCGCAATGAGCGCACAACAAACGCTCTACGTTATTAGCTATCGTCTCGCGCAAATGACGCTTAGCATCATCGTCTCGGTCGAATGTAAGTCTAGCGCTAAGACGGTGCTGGATACCGGCGGTGAAGTTGTAGTGTCCGTGTGGGAAGATCGCCTGCCCCCGGTTTGGGATACGAGTTATCACGATGCGGCTGGTACGAGCATTCAACTCGGCAAGCGTCGTAACCTCGGACACTGGACTAAGCAGACTGACGCCGCGCTGATCGATTATTTCTCAAGCGTCGTTAGCAAGAGCGTTGCGGTTCGTAACGATAGCACGGCCCCGCACGTTGCTCAGACCTTTGGTGATAAGACCAATCGTTATAATACTTTCCTTGGTCGCCCGGCTAAGCAAGGTAGCGAGAAGTTCGACTTCCAAACACAAGCGCAGATTCTCCAAGGCGCGATTGACTCAATGTCGATTGGCGAGCAAGGCGAACTCGTGCTGCGGTGTAATCCGCAAGTGATTAATAAAGCCACCATGGCGCGTTACATTCTGCAAATCATCCAAAACAACTCGGCGGATGACTTAGGCGGTGGCGTGCGCTTTAATAAGGCTGGTTATTACGAAGTCACCTTCCCTTCGAATGCCATGCTGGGTTCTAAGGTTAGCCTCGCTCTCGAAGGCAAGTGGTAACATGCGGTTGCTCGATTTAGACCCAAGGTGGCTAATCGAAGACGGACGCAAAGTTGGCTTTGTTTTTCGTAGCCCTACTAAACCTGATTGGTGGCAGACTTGTTTCTTTGAAGCTGGTCGCAAGTTTTTAGTATGTCGGGAACCCGAATGCTATACCCAAGATCGTTGGGATTGCCCGCATAGTCAAATGGGATTAGTAAGAGCGGCTGGGGTAGAAACCAGTCACGTGCAAGGTTGCAAAGTGGAGTGCGCTTGGACGGTCCACGGCGCACTAGATTTTGCTACGTTAACAGTTACGCCCTCTATTGACGGAAGCGCCGGTGGTTTATGGCATGGGTTCATTACTAATGGAGGCGTCGTATGATCCTCTACCCCGGCAGTAACACGGTAGTCGAGCGCGATTTTGATCCTGCGGAAGATGCGGTCACGGTCGTAGCTAAAGACTTCAACGGACTTAGTATCCCGATTACAGCGGCGGTGAAGATCGATGCCAACACGTGGCGTGCTACTCTTAGCATTCCCGCAGTTGCTCCGATTTGCACCCCGACTTCGGGTTATTACAAGCTGATTTGGACGCACTCTAACGGTACGGCGGAACAAGACTTCCAAGTCGTGTCCTATGACGAAGGTGTACAACGTCCTGCCCCTGCGGGTTTTGGCGTGGTCAACGTCTCGTTAATGGATGAAATCTACCTGCCGTTAGGCGCTACTGACATTCAGTGCGAGGTACTAACTCTAGCAGGTACCGTGCAGATCGCGTCTACCAACGCAGTAACGGATAGCGTTTCGACGCAAACTCCTGAAAGCCCCGGTAGCATTCGTGCTACTGTGGAATGGCAGGTTCCAGTTATTGGCGTTGGCGAATACGTGGCGCACTGGCGTTACCTAATCGGTGGCGTACCGCAACACGAGTACCGCCAAGCGTTTGTTATCTCCACGAAGACGGCTAGCATGCTGTCGAGCTTCAAAATGTTCATCGACCAATCGCAGATGACGCGTTGGTTAGGGCATTTCAGTTTCCACGAGACGGAGTTAATCGATTGCTTATACCGAGGCATGGATCGGGTTAATATCCATCCGCCTCAACAGACTAGCTTTAGCCCCGACACCATGCCGCAACCCCTAACGCATGCGCTTAGAGTTGCAGCACTCCACGAAATGCTTAATCGCCTCTACTTGGCCGAAGGTCTTAGCACCTTCGATTTCCAAGGTGGATCGATCCAAGTTAATGTGGATAGGACACAATTCATCCAAACCAAAATGGATGAACTAGGCAACTGGTTAGATAGTAACTTAACCAGCATCAAAGGCGGGATGCTTTCTCGCTCTTCCATCGGCCATCTGCATGTTACGGTTAGCTACGGTGGGCAGAACAATAACTTTGCTCATAATGGTAGATCGTACATTCGGCCATCCGCCTTCATGCTAGCTCGCGGCAACTTGGGCGGCTTACTTGATAACGGCGTCAGTTTATAGAGCTAGCGGTCGATAGGACCTGAACCTTCTAAGGATTAATACAAATGTCTAACAAGATTGTTGTTGCTAACATTCAGACCTTCGAAATGATTGGCGGAAACGTGGCCTCCGTGGTTGCGGAAACGTCCAAGGTGGAAACCGCGCAAGACTACGCGAACAAGATTCGCGACAAGTTCGAAGGTAAGATCGAAGTCGTGCCGGGTACGGTTCGCAACGTGACCCAAATCGAACAAGCTCGCGCTGTGGCTTTCCACGTGCGTCCGGTTACTGAAAGCCGTCCGTACGAAGATGCTTCGCAGATGCGTGAAGTTATTGAAGCCAACGTGTTCGCGGATGATGAAGACGCGACGTGGAAGGTTGTCGAGGCTCAACCCGGCGTTCGTCGTCTGGTTAAGCAATCGGATACGGATATCTCGGCGTTGCTCGCGGCTGCGGCCCGTCAATCGGTTGGCCGTATCGCTGCTAACTTCTTTGACGCTGGTATCGGCACGGTGGATCAAGGCGAATTCGCTCTGTTCACTAACCCGGAAACGGCCACGGCTGACTCGGGCGTCGTGTCCTACGACGACAACGGTCAACTTAATATCCTGTCGGTTAAGACCGGCAAGTTAGTTCCTTGTTCGCACTCCGCCGTCGTGGCGCACTCGCACTTCGTCGCCGAAGGCGAAAGCGACGAAGCTAAGGAAACCGCCGCGCTTGATAAGCGTGACGCGCAAGGCATGATTGCTTACTTCCGTAAGCTGTATGCTTCGCAACCCGCTTTCTTCGCGCAACTTGAACAGATGATGCGTAAACGCGCCCTGATCGCTTAGTAGCACCTGTTGCAGTTATTAACACAGGTGAAACATGGCACGTGGCGCTTACGATGACGATGAACAAGACGGGCAAGTAGAAGTCGAAGCGTTACACCGGTTCTTAACCGATCCGGTGGCGCAGAAGACTCTCTTCGCATTCGTGTCTGCGTATTATAACTCGTTGGAAGACGACGACGAGGAAATGGATGCGGCCGATCACCCGGAAATGAGCCGTAACGACCGAGTCTTGGCCCTAACAGGTATCTTCGAATTACTAGAAGACCTGTTAGGCGGCCTCAGTGATGAGGACGAAGAAGAAGACGATGGTGACGACGAGATAGCCAATATCATTAAAACGCAAAAGCGTCGCAAGGAATTGGCTAAGGACAAACGCATGAGCGCCTTCTACAAGTCGTTCATGGGTGATATGCGTGATTTAGTAAACCCATGGCACAAAGATCGTGAGAAGTTCCTCTCGATGTGGCGTGCCTTGGGTGAGAAGATCGCGGAGAAATCGCCAGCTAATAAAAAGTCGATTGAAACATCGGCTACTATTGGTTCGGAAGCAGCATTGCCTGGGAAGGTCATGCGTTCGTTGACCGAAATGGGATTCGTTCCTGTTAGTCAACCTAAGTCGGGTGACGCCGCTTGGGCCAAACGGGGTACCCCTGACGGGTTTCCTGATAGGCAAGTCTACCTGATCCGCCGTGAAGAGGGTTCGTACTTAATCCTCCTTTCTAAGGATAGTAAGTACGACACGTACGGAAAGCCGCTGCGGCAAGTGCAACTGGATGAGGGTGCTTCGGATAGTAAAATCCTTACCGTCCTCGGAATGATGTACGACGCCTTGGTAATGGAATAGCATCGGCTAGTAACACAAGGTAGGAGAGTTGGCCTTGGAAGACGCAATACTGAAAATTGTTGAATGGCTTATAGCCCAAGGTTGGGCTGGCCTCGTCGTCCTCGGCCAACTCGGTATCATTGTGTTATTAATACGCGACCGGAAGACCACGCAGACGGAGAACAAGGAACTCCGTACTTCGTTAATGGAAATTCAAGAGAAGCGTATTATAGAAGGCAGAGAAAGTCTCGCGACCGTAGCGGCTAACACGCGCGGTCTGGACAATCTTGCTCAACTTATTAGCTTATCGACCATGGCAAGGCGCTGATATGTCACTTCTAGATTTCCGGCCTAGATCGCGCAGGACTTCTGATGTTTCCAGCGCTATCCAGCAACACATTGAACCCACAAACAAACAGTACGTAGAAGATTTTAATAAATGTTACGCTGCTAATGCTAGCGCATCACAGCGTCTCGAAGACACTATACGAGAACTATTGGCCCTTAAGGGCTCGATTCCATAGAGGTTTACACGTAGATGCGCCCTCTCCCAAATCTTCCTAAGTTGGCGCTATTTAGCGTGGCGGCGGCCTGCTTATTTGGCCTGCTCGCGTTAGTAGTACCTAACAAGACTCTACTGCCTATCATGAACGCCGTTTGCATCGGTATCGTGGGCACAGTTACTATTGTGTACACGCCGCTGATGATTCGTGCGTCCAAAGACCACAAATTCGACCGCGTTAGTCAACTAGTCACCGGCATGTTCCTCATGTGGGCGTCTTTGTTAGGCTCGCGGTTCGCCAACCTGTATATCAATATCACCGGTGATTCTGCTTCGGTTGTTAACTCGCCGGTCGTTACCCTGCTCGCGTACATGGCTATCATCGGAGGTGTCTTACACATTTCCGGCCCTAGCACGTACGATCAAGAGTGGCGTCGCGACCGTCGGTCATTAATTCTCGGATCGCTCGCCGGGGTGCTGCTATCGATTGCAGCGTTGTTCTTGCAATACCGCTATCTACGTTAACTCAAAGGACGGGCTATGGCTGTTAAGCTCGGCAAATTGAAGGCAAAGCTCAAAGCGAAGAAGAGCGTGCCGACCAAGACGAAGACTAAGGTTAAAGTGGCCGACGTTAGTGCGGATGACGATCTCCCTTGGGACGAAGATCATCCGGCTAGCGTCGGTCCTACCAAGGTTACTAAAAAGAAGATCAACCGTTTGCGGGAAGAGGCGGTTGAACTTGGTGTCCGCCGGGTAGGCGGCGATGAAGACGATGATGACGACGGTTTCGAAGAGGCTAATACCGCCTTCGAAAAACAGATGCGTAAGGTCTCCAAACGCATTAGCGATAAGCTGCAACCTTATAACTCGCCCGCGACGCAAGAGATTGTCACGCGGGAAGCGTTGGCTGCGGTTATCCGGCTGCTTCCTGGCTACGAAAACACCGCTAATACAAGCAAGGCAGAGCGCGCGGCGTATGCGTTCTCCAATCAGGTAAACCTTGCACGCGAGTTAATGAACGATCTGCGAGCCATGTCTTCGACTGACGCTCTAGCGGATCGAGTTGTAAACGACGCGGTTGCACCGTTGTACTTGGCGCTCATTAACTTCCTGATCAACGAGATTTCCACGCTTCGTTCTAAAGTCAACAGCGGCAATTCGCTGGAAGGTTTGAAGCGTACTTTGAACGACGGCATGTCGAACCTATTAAACTCCGTTGGACAATACGGCCAAGAAAGCCTCGACGCGGCAAGCGAGAAGGCCCGCCAGAGCTTGAGGAATTAATAATGGCTAAGGCTCCTAGCAAGACCACTTTGCGATCCAAGATGGCAAAGGTCCAGAAGAAAATGGTCACGGCGTTCAAGGATCGCGCTAAGAACCCCGGCAAGCTTAATAAACTCTACAAAGAGTACGATGAGCTTAACCGCAAGTACAGCGCTAAACCTAACAAGCCGCCGAAGGCTCCAAAACCAGCCAAAGCCCCTAAGCCTCCTGCAAGGCGGCAGGCTAAAAAGCGGGTGTAATAACCATGAACGGAAAATGGTTTGATCGCTTGAGCACTGTTGCCAAGCGAGAATATCTTAGGTCGCACCCGCGTTCGAAGATGAAGAAACGCATTAATAAGATCAAATCTCGTACGTCACCCGAACGTCGGCGTTTCCGTACGAAGGTTCACACTCTTAGGCGTGCGGAAATTCGCAATAGCGATTTTGCTGACGAGGAATAGTAATGCGTGGCGGTGGCGGCCCGCCTAGAGCGGCAAAACCCACAAGGCTTAACTTTGGTCCTCCGCCAAATAGTAGGCCTACTAGTTCACTTCGCAATGGGGGTCCGCCTCCTAGCTTTTTTGAACGTCGCGAAGAGCGAAGCTCTAGTAATAGCTACCACTCGACCAACGAAGGGCGTCGCGCTGAAGAGCCTCCGTATGGTCCTGAGTGGGAAGCAACTAGAAAGCTGGTCATCAATCGAGATAACTATACGTGCACCAACGCACATTGCCGTAAAGTGTACAGGCCGCCTAATCACGGCAAGCTAGACGTGCATCATATTATTAGGCGTGAAAAAGGTGGTCCCGACACTCCTAATAATTTACGTACGTTATGTAAACCGTGCCACGCACTAGAGCATCCGCATCTACAGAGAATAGGCTACGGTTCGTCCAAAGTAGGCAAACGAAAGAAGTACCGATGAGAGCTATTGGCACGCGAGTTATGCTCAAAAGTGGTGGCCCTTCTATGCTTGTCGTAGACTACGAAGACGATCAGTTAGTTTGTGCTTGGAAAACCGAAGATCACAACACTTCGGAGGATATTTTTCCTGATGTGTGCGTTACTGATTGGCCTTTTAGACCGGCAGAGGACGGATCATGACGACCACGACTTCAAAGTTTGGCGGTACCCGTATTCCGCAAGAGAAGATCGGTGACTTGCCACTCGTGAAGTCTCACGAGTTAGTAACGATTCATCGTGACGGTTCAGTTAGATACTTTGCACAATTTACGTTTACGGTGGCGCAGGAACCATTTAGCGACCCGGACGTTATTGCAGTTGTTTACAACGATGTGCAAGGGCCAAGGCAACCGGAAATCGTTGTGTCGGACGCGTTCAAGTTCGACTCTACATTCCTCAAGTGCATGTTTGCGTTACGCCTTGTTATGGCGCGGTACGTGATGCGTGCTTTTTATCACGTTAGTATTTATCGGACTACCGATGCCACAGTCACGTCGCTTGGGTTCTTCAAGCTCGGCCCGTCAGCGGAACTCAGATTACGCGCGGCCCTTTAGTACGCTATACACTCGCGTAGACAACGGTTTGTTTTTAGTAAATGCCGGCACCGGTCGTTTGGGTTTGCGCCACGCTAGGGATATCCACCTAAGCGATTCCTACGCACTAACCCATGAATACGAACGTCGCTATATGCCCCATGGTTTTCGTTTGTATACGATGCAAGCCATGCGGCATATTTACTATACGGTTTGCTACGGCGAACACGTTGCGTTCCGCGCGGTCTATCAGCTAGATGCTGATGAATTAACAGACGTGCGTACTGCACCCGCGTTTCGCGCAAAAGGATTAGCACGAGCGGCGTTAGCTATCATCCTACGCACAGACGGCCCTAAGTTAATACGCGTAGGTCCTAGCAAAGACAGTCCAATTGGGCTGCAAAAGCTAATCCGTTTCTATAGCAGCTTCCCCGGATACCACCATGTGCCGGGAACCAATAAGGTGATAAGGCTTATGGAAGATACTAGAATTGATGAGGAAGCTGCGGAGTTCGCCCAAGTCGAAACTGCCGCCGCTACCGACTTCGGTCGGCGCGAGAAATCCGGACTGGAACTTTCGGTTTTGGAGCAAAACTCTCGTGAACTCAAGAGGATAATGGACCTTCTTCAACCTATTAATGAAGCAGAAGTGGAAGGCTTGCTAAAGGCCCAAGCTACTGATATGTTGTCCCTTCAAACCGCGATGCAAATTTACGATAAAGCGTTCTTCGATACGAGAACGTGGGGTCGTGCACATCGTGTGGCATTTGCTAAGGGAATGGCTTCGTTACTAGAACAGCATACCGGTATGCATTTTGGTCTTTGGGACGAAATCGTCCGCGAAGAATCGTTCTAGTAATTACGCCTAACAGTTCGCTAGGAGCTAACGATGTACAAAAGGTCCCTACTCTCTACGGGCGGTTACCAAGGCTATATGGAATACGCGCGAGGGGAAGACAAAGCGGCGGACAAGGCCGAGTCGGATCGCGTCGAAATCCATAATAACCTCCGCAACGCTGCGGCGGCTATTGTCGGTTTAGAGATTGCAGCTAACCACGTGCTAGCACGTGGGGCTATTGCCTCGGCTATTAATAGCAAGACCGACAACTTCTACACGATGCAGCAATTAGCATCGGGTAAAGGTACACTTCAGGGTTTCGAAATGCCTGCAAAGGTCGCTACGACCTTTGCGCGTCTCCCGTTCGTGGCTATTCGTAAGGAAGGCCAAGACGGATTGATCCTTTCCGCGAAGCCGATGAGCACGCGGTTGGTTATTAATCCGTTCGATCCGGATCAAGAGCGTCTGCTGCAAAAACTCTTTCCTGGTTACAAGCATCCCACGGAATACAAGCGTGAGGGTCGTAATACTAAGCCGAATTTGATGTTCGGTGAGGATGGCAACCTAGAGTCCGTTGTCGACCAAGCGACGTTCTTGAAGTTAGTGAAGGGCGAATTCTCACCCTACATGCAAGACTTCGTTCGTGAGACCGAAGAATTCCAAGCCGTCAAGACGCTGCCGAAGGGCGTTGGCGTTTCGCTGACTATGCGTCTGTTTGGTAATAACAACTACATTACGGAAGTCGGTGGACTTCCATACACTATCGCCGATAGCGGCGCACTGCCACGCAATTCCGCCGTAGTGATGGCGGCTGAAATCGTCGCTGAACTGCACCTTCCGCTGGATTATGCGTGGTGGACTCTCTATTGCGAAAGCAAAGAAGAGTTCGTGCCGTTCATGTTCATGACGCATATTAACTCGATCATTCGTGCGGCTTCGGGCGCTACGGATGACAAGGCCACGGCGACGTTTACGCAAGACCTAAAGGGTCGTGCGGCTACCGCGTGGAAGCGTGCTAAGCCTCGTAAGCCTACGCCTATGGCGATGGCGCGACGCAACCGAAAGAAGGAAGAGCGGACCGGCTACGTGCCGATGGTCCGTACTAACGAAGACGGTTATTTGATTACGGGTCGTAATCGCGTCATTCGGCTACCTAAAGAAAACAAGATGGCGGAATACCAATCCGCTAGTAACGAATGGTTCGAAAGTCTTTCGGCCATCGATATGAGTAAGTTGACGGAAGGTAGTCGCGACCGCGACGCACCTAAGTTCCGTTTCCCGCCTTCCGTGCTGTACGTTGACCACCATAACGAAGTCATGGTTTTCACCACGATTGAAGGCACTGTTAGTAGCCTGAACCTTCGTGGTGCGCGTGCGCTAGACCCGATCACCATTGCCAAGATGTATCCTTACGCTCTGCGTGGGATTATTAATGGTTCTGGTTTCGGATGGAATGGAGATCGTTTCAAAGCGTTGTCCGTTGAAGGTCGTACGCTTTTCGAAATGGTCAAGCGTATGTCGGCTGTTAAAGACGCTAGCATTAATAGGCAAGTTAATGCGCTAGTGTCTGGTTGCGCTATCCCGCCGACGCAAGTCAACCCGCTGAAGGTCGATTTCGAAGATTGGGCTTACTTCACGTACGCTGTGCGTGATGCTACCGCTTATAATAGCGAACAAGAAATGTGGGCACGTCGTCTGGTCGGCGACTTGCAAGACGGCACGACGGACGAACAAGAGCGTGCTGAAAACGAGATTATTAGCTTCCTTAATAAGGGCGCAGCGGCCATTGCTGCTGTTGCACTGAAGGTTTGGTCTTCCGGTGACAAGCGCGAGCCTGAAGGTGGCGTGCTTAATAACATGGAAGCCGATACCGACTGCTACATCGTGGCTAAGCATACGGTTAACATCCCGGCTTTCCACGAAAAGCGTCGTACCAATGAGCGCGATAATATCGTTGACTCGTTGGACCGCAGTAAGCCGATTGTTATTCCGAACATCGACACGTCGCGTATGTCTTTTGTGTTTCCGCACCAAGCGGAATACATTCAGGCTGTTGACCGTGGCGAACCGCCGCAATCTGCTATCATCGGCGCGGCTCCGGGTGGTGGTAAAACCAACTGCATCATCGCTGATATTAACCTGCTGCTAGCCAAAGGGTTGATCAAGCGCCCGGTCGTCGTGGTTCCTAATAACCTAGTGCGACAGTTTGTTGCGGAAATCAACGAGTTCACTAACGGTAAGATGAACGCATTCCCGTTCACTTATCAGCACGTGCGTGACGTGCTTATGAACCCGTTCGGTATGAACATGACGATGGCGGAAGTCATCGCTTTCATTCGTGATCTGCCGCGCAACACGATTATCGTTACTAACTACAATACGCTGCGTAACGAGCACACTGACGCGGAACTGAAGTCCAGCTACGAGCAAGTATCTAGCTATGATAACTTCGGTAGTGCGAAGCCCCTGAAGGCATATCCTTTCGTGGATATCCTCGCGGGCGCTGGGTTGGACTACGTTTGCGGTGACGAAAGTCACAAGATCAAGAACCAAGACTCCGGTCTGGCGCAAGCGTTCCTCTGCCTGTGCGCTAAAGCGGAATATGTGCGTCTGTCCTCGGGTACCACGATTAATAACGTCGTGACCGACCTTGTGGGTCAAACGCAAAAGATTAACCCGGCTATGCTGGGTGGTGACGTGGAAGCCTTCGCTGAAGCGTTCCTTGGTGATAAGAACGCCAAGCAAATCGGCTCGCCTGAAGACGCGGACGCTATTGACGGCGCGATGCGTGAATACTCGCTGGTGTACCGTAAGGATAGCCGCTCTTGGGATTATATGCTTCCCAAGATGCAGGAAATCTATCACCGCGTGCAGATGACCGAACTGCAAACGCGTTATTACAATCTGTTGTTCCAAAAAGCTATTAGCCGCATCAAAGACGACAAGGCGGTTAAGGGTGATCTGGAAAAAGTTGAGAGCGGTGACGACGATCCCGCGATCAGCAATAAGATTGAACGCGTGGTGCGTAAGCACTTCTCGGTTATTGACCGGTTTGTCAACGATCCTACGCAGTTTAATGATTTCGTGGACGGCACGTTCGTCTACGAAGAGTTCAAGTTCAAGAATGACGGTGAAGAAGCCGAGCCTGGAACGCTGGAACTCGCTATTCCTGAGGCTGACGATCTGATTTCGGTCAAGGCAGCGTACGCGTACGATCTTATGTACGCGCACATGGATGAAAAGGGTAAGCTTGCTGTTATTAAAGAGCATGCCCCGACCTACCGTGCTGATCCTGGCAACAAAGTAATCCTGATGGCTCCCAACAAGTTCGTTGGTAAGCACGTTTGGGATAACATGCCGCCCGATCTAAAGAAGCGTTCCGTGCGTTATCAAGCGGGCGCGTTCGATAAGGTCGAGCAGTTCAAGACTGACGACAAAATCCGCTTCATGGTTGCCGACGAGATTAGTATCTCGGAAGGTCACAACCTCCAAGTGGGTTCGCGTATCATCCGCATGCAGCAAGTCTGGACGCCGGGTGGTGAAACCCAATCGTTAGCACGTATCCGCCGTCCCGATCCGTTCGGTAAGTTCAACCGTGATAGCCTTGGTTACGACATTATCGTTGCCACTAAGCCTTCCGGCGCTCCGACGATTGACGACTTGCGTATCGCTCGTCTGCTAGCGAAGAAGTTTAATAACGCGATGGTGGAATTCGGTTACGTGCCGAGCTTCCGCAATACGTTCTTTAAGGGCGACGTTAAAATCCTGCCGCCCGTTCGCATGTCGATGAAGATCATTCAATCGTTCCCCGAGGAACTGCTGAACCAATACTTCGAACAACAAAAGAAGTATAATAACTGGTTCCAGCAATCGTCTCTTGAGGAAACGAAAAAGATTGGTCGTGAAGTTGAGTCGCTTACCGGTCAAACGTTACTAGATGACGCTGGTCGTCCGCTAAGCGTTAAAGACTTCGTTGCGGCTGTGGTTGTGCCGACGATTGAAGGGGAAGCCATTCCCGGTTCGGCGTCGTGCTACGTTCCGTGGCTACCGGGTGTCCAGCCTATTAACCCCATGGGGTTTGATATGCAGCCCATTCGTTCGCTAACCGTGCCCGTCAGTGACGAGGACGAAGATAGCGACGAGGAAGGTGACGGCCCCGAAGATGAAGACGACGATCCTTCGGTTATTGACAACGTAGAAATCAAAATCGGCGATTACGTGATGACCGAATTCGGTCCTGGTATCGTTGATGGCATTCTGCGTAATGGTCACCGTCTTACTATCCGCATCCCCGGCCTTCCGCCTTCTAAGGGCGAGAAGATGAAGCGTGTTCGTCTCCCGAAGACGTGCGTTTACGTGCCGATGGATGAGGAAGGCGCTAAGACGTTAGCTAACGCGATCAGAGGTAAGTCTGGCGCTCCGGTTCGCATGCCGAAGCACAAGCCGATTACTAACGAGCAACGCCAAGAGGCAGATAAGCGCAAGCGCGGGCGTAACACGCCTGAGCCTGAGTTTACTGATTTCGAGGCTGGCGATGACGACTTCGATGAAGACGATATCGATCTGCTTGGGCTTGAAGACGAACTAGAAGACGAGGAACCGGAAGACCCGATTGATACGTTAATCGAGGAAGAGGAATTCGAAGACGAGGACGAAGAGGAAGAGGACGAAGAAGAGGAAACGGAAGCAACCGTGGCTCTTCAAGCTCTCGCTATTAACGGTCAACTTGCCATCGTTGGTTACGATACCGCTGAAGGCAACGCGATGGATACTCTTTATACTCGCTACGGGTTCAAGCCTTTCCCTGATATGGCGCGAGTTGGGTTCAAGAACCGCAAGGCTCTTGATGTGTTCTTAGCGCGTGTTAGTAAGGCAAACTACGTCATTCCTCGCAATCTCATGGCTGAGATTGAAGGTGTGGCGCAAGGCCTGTCTTCGCGTGGTAAACTGCGTCAGGTCGAGCCGTACGATTTCTCGGAAATCACTAACTTCATGAAAGTGGAACAGAAGCGCGTTCCGACACGGGCCTCCTCGCGAGACCCGCAAACGTTCCGCCTCTACCCAATCGTGCAGAAGGGTGAATTCTACCTGTGCGCTTCGATTAGTAAGCATCCGTTCAACGTGCTAAGCATTCTCGGCAAACTGATGCAGGGAATTCCGAACACCGAGAAGGTGCAGAAGTTCGATGACATGGGCGTGAAGTTCTATCGCAATATTTCTGAAGCCAAGAAAGAAGCGAAGAAAATCATTGCCGATGGGGACATTCTGGAAGACCCGGAAGAGTTCCTGGCGTCGTTTGACACTATTAACGGCGGTCATATCGAACTACCAGCTATTAGTAAGCCAACGAAACCTGCGGCTACTATTACTGACGTTCGTCCGGCGCGTCCGACTGGTGGTGCTAAGAAGCCTATCAGCCTCGACGATGACGACGATGATATCACGATTGAAGAATGGCCTGAGCAAAAGCACAACCCGGTTGTGGAAGACTTTGACGAGTTCATGTTCTTCCTTAAGAACTGCGGGCGGGCTACGATCACGCTGATTACTAATAATGGCGCTCCGATTGAAGGCGTCAAAGTTGGTGCTCCGATGTGGGTTCGTAAGACTCGTAGTGATCACTTTGCTCTGTCGCCTTATAAGGACGCTCCCGAAAGCGAATACGTCGAGTTGGGTTATCCCACCAAGGCTAAGTTCGATGCCGACGAGGGCCTTATGCTAACGAGCAATGGTAAGCGTGTTTGGAGCCTCAGCTACAACGGTGTTGTACGGGGTTCTAAGTAAACGGGGTTAATAGGAGGCGGGATATCCCGCCTCCTTCCTGTTAGTAACAGATCAACCAAATGGCTAAGCGAAAGAATAGGCAGCGAGCTATGAGCGATACGCAATCTGATACCACTTCTGGAATGATCACTGTCCCCACGTCGTTACTTGGCGGGGCAGGGGAAGATTCGGTCACTTCGACAGAATCCGATAATAACACTGAGGGCTCGGAGTCGGAAAACGATTCCATGTCCGAGGAAGAAACCGTTGAAACGGAAGAAACCTCGGAAGAGGCTGCTCCTGAAGAAACCGTTGAGGCAGAAGAGACTCCCGAAGAAAAGCCGTCTGAGGAAGTTATTGACCAGCCCGATAACGATGAACTTCGTCTAGAGGAAGCCAACCGTCGTCGTTCCGAGATTAATTCCATGAACGCTGAAGAAATGGAATTCAATTTGCGCGTTCGAGAAGAGAATATCCGTCGCGAAGCCTTGGAAAAGATGGCAGTTGATCGCGCTGTGGCGTTACTAGGTGGCCCACTTCCGCAATTCGATCTTGATAAGGCTAACGCCGTCAACGAAGTTAGTGAAGAACCTGAAGTCACCGTGGAAGAAACGGTGGAACAACTTCCCGGCGCTTGGATTGGTTATGCTCAACGTGTGCATGGCTATCTAGGTGAGGATAATAACGAAGCGTGGCAGATTATGTGTCGCTACGTGCCGGAAATGATGAAGTTCTTCAACCATGTTCCGTCTAATAACCTATTAGAACCGTCGCAAATCGAATACCTTGAAACCGCTGAACCGGCGGTTGAGGAAGTCGAAGAAGCCTCGGAATCGGAAGCTTAATAAGTTAAATCAGCAGCCCTCGCATGGAAATCATGCGGGGGTTGTTTGCTTTTCAGTCTAATTTAACTATTGATTAGGAGGTTAGTCTTATGAGCGATAAACCCTATGTGTCGCCTCTGGATATTCATCGCGAACAGGCTTCGCATTTGATTAATATCCCTAAGCGCAAGCCGGTTGGTGCTAATCCTACCGGGCAAGAACTCAAGTGCGTCGTCGGTGGCGTTAACGAACAACCTATCCAAGCGCTATTCCATCCTGCTAGCCGTACTGTGTTTCCCATTCGCGACGCAGGTTAATAAATAAAGGCGAGACGCTATGTTCAGCGGACTAAGTAAATACCAGCTTCAAGGCCGTAACGTCGTCGCAGGTCGCGAAACTTCAATGGCTAATAGTGCCGGGCAATTCCGTTCCGGTAATGAGATCGCGCGGTTTCGTGAGACTGCTAGTAGCACTAGCACGTCGTCAGCGGCAATGGGCGGGATTACTGACGAAGACTTATCGCTGAATTACATTGGCGGTTCGTCTAGTTCTAACAAAGGCGGCTCGTCGTCTAACGCTCCTCCCGAGATTTATAAATACTATAACGCGTTGTATCGTGAAGATAGTATTTGTGGTCCCGCTATCGATCTACGCGCTAATATCCCGTACGGCGACTTCGCAGTTCACGGCGTAGAAAAGTCTCGCATTCAGAAGTATGAAGAGGCCGTTGACAATATGCGGCTGCGTACGGTCATGCCGCGATTGGCTATCGAACGCGACGTGCAAGGTGCGTTCCTAGGCATGCTTGACTGGAACGGCGCTAAGAAGACCTACGACAGCATGTTGCCGTACTCGCGTATGGCCGTTTCTAAGATCATCTATTCACCGGTGTTCGGTATGGACCCGGTGGTCGATATCCAGCTTAATGATTTCCTTTCGGACATTATTAACAGCAACGATGATCGTCTAGCCGACATTAAGAAGAACATTCCGCAATTCTTGCAACAGAAGGGCGCGAAGGTTATTCCGGTTCCGATGGATAGCGTGGTGTGGATTGACCGCCCCGGTCCCGATCCTCGGTTTAATAGTATCCTGCACCGCATCCTGCCGATCTTCTTGATCGAACGTGCGCTAACTCGTGGCACGATTGAAGCGGCGCACCGTAGGCAACGCGGTATTCTGCACATCACCGCAGGTATGGGCGACCAATGGTTAGCCTCGCCTGAGGAAATGCAGCAGATCGCAGAGCTATTTAATAACGCAGACGCTGACCCGCTAGGCGCTATCGTCGTTACGCGTGAAGGTATTAGCCCTAACGAGGTTCGTAACCCGACTGATTTCTGGCGGATCACGGATAGCTTCGAACAGACTGTTGCTTTTAAGCTTCGTTCGCTGGGCGTGTCTGAGTCGTTCCTATCGGGCGACGCTACGTTTAATAACGCGGAAGTGGCGATTTCCACGTTCCTGCAAACGATTAAGACTGAGCGGAACCAAGTTACCGAACAGTTGATGTATCGCAAGATTTTCCCGCAGATCGCTAAAGCCAATGACTATATGATCAAAGGCGCGGGCAAAGAACGCGGGCAACTCACTGCGCTAGAAGTGGCGGCCAACGCTGCCAACACGATTACTAACGTCAGTCTGTACGACACGCCTAAGATCACTTGGCGTCAGTCGCTAATGCCTGAGGGTGACCAAGCCTATATCGAAATGCTCAACTTACTAGAAGAGCGTAATGTCCCTGCACCTATCCGCGCGTTGTTCGCGGCTGGTGGTATGGATTTCGAAGCGGTTATGGAAAACCACAAGCAAGACTTGGATGACCGTAAGCGCCTAGCTAAATACATCGAAGATATCCGAGATATTATGCCGAAGCCTTTAGTCGAAGGTGACGGCGCGCCGGGTGGTGATGAGTTCGCTATGTTTAGTGACTTGACACAACCTGTTGGTATTCTCGGTCGTTCTTACGACGACGAAACGGCTGAAGCCATGGAGCCGTATCAGGAAGTCGGGACTAAACGTATGCGTCCTTCTACCGCGCTCGGTAAGAGGTTACTACGTGACAAGCAACACAAGACTATCGCCGAGGCGCTAGCGCGTGTTGCGGAAACTCACAATGCCAAGATCAAGGCTGGCATTGAAGATTAATAAGGGAGGGGTCTCTTCGACCCCTCCCATTCCGTGTTTATTAGGGTCTAACAAATGCGCTCTCTCTTTCCATCTACCAAAGCCGTCGAGGCTATCGAAGAAGCCGCGTACACTAAGGCGGATGCTAAGAAGGATTATACCCGCTGGAACGTGGCTAATACTGCGTACCACAACGGCGCTTCCATCATGTCTGACGCGGAGTTTGATCGGCTTACTAAAAAGCTCAAGCCGTTCTACCCGGACATTGAGAAGCAAGTTGGCGCAGCCCCGAAAGTTAAACACGCTAGCGCGCGTAAGGTGCGGCATGAAACGCCTATGTCCAGCCTAGATAAGGCGTACGCCAAAGACCTTACTAATCGCGTAAAGGCCAAGATCGGCTCGGCTAGTGAGGCTATCGTTTCCGAGAAGGTGGACGGCTTCAGCCTGCAATACCGCTGCAACGCTAAGGGCGTAAAGCAGCTAGTTACTAGAGGTAAAGATGGCGTCGGGGTCGATGTTTCGCACCTGATCGAGCCTTTGACCAAGTACAAACTGCTGGGCCGTATCGCTAACGGCGAAGTCATCCGTTTTGAATTAGTAATGCCGCGTGGTTCTCTGAAGGATATGGAGGACGAGGGCGATCCGGAAGTGGAACGCAACGCCATTGCGAGTATTGTTAACTCCAGTGCCCCTAACCTGAAAGTGCTCAAGCGCGCTATGGCTATCGCGCTTTCGTACATGGTTCCTGCTTTAGCTCCGGAACGTGCGTTCAAGAAACTGAAGAGCGCGGGTTGGCATGTGCCGGTCCATCAGAAGTTTAGTATCGCCGACCTTACCGAAAAGAAGCTGACTGCTATCTATAACAGTTGGTCGTCTAAGTCGCGGTACGCGATTGATGGTATTGTGGTTGCTGCGAACGTCGCTGAAGAACCCAAGCTTAGTAACCCCAAGCGGGCATTTGCTTTCAAGGTCAACACCGCAGGTATCAAGACCGAGGTGGTTAGCGTTGATTGGCAAGTTTCGCGATACGGACAACTGAAACCGGTCGCGATCATCAAACCCGTCAAGATCGACGGCGTGACAGTTACTAAAGCTACTGCGCACAACGCGAAGTACGTAAAGGTCAACAAGCTAGGACCCGGCGCTGAAGTAGAAATCATTCGGTCTGGTGGCGTTATACCGTACATTGTCGAGGTTACGCGCAAGGCTGCGATGGCTTCGTTCCCTAAGGCTAAAACCTATCAGTGGGACGCCAACAAGGTTAATATCACTACCCTGCAAGAGGACCACGCCAGTGAGTCCAACGCCAAGCAACTGCAAATCTTCTTTAATAAGATCGGCGTGACGGGTTTCGGTCCAGCTATCGCTACACTGGTAGCAGAGAAGTCCATTCCGGAAGTCATTTCGATGGACTACGACGATTGGCTTGACCGAGGCGCTGGCAATTCCGCTGCGCAGAAGATTCCAGACGGTATCCGCAAGGCGCTACAATCCGCAGCCATTCCAAAGTTAATGGCGTATAGCGGAGTGTTCGGACAAGGTTTCGGTGAAAGTAGCGCCCGCGATCTATGGGACGTTATGACTAACCAAAAGCCTAAAAACGTGCGCGAGTTACGTGCGGAATTGGCTTCGTTAGCCGGGTGGTCAGATACTAGCGCTGCTGACGTCGCGGGTCGCTGGAAAGCTTGGGTCAATTGGTTCAATAGTCTTCCGGTTAAACCTGCTAAGAAGACGAAGAAAGCCACCGTCAAAGGTCCGCTCACTGGCGCAGTTATTGTCTTCACTAAGGTTCGCGACAAGGAAATGGAGCGAGCCATTGAAGCTAAGGGCGGAACTATCGCAGGAAGTGTTACTAAAGCCACTACGCACGTCATCTACGCCGACGGAGAAACGTCGACGAAAATGGATAAGGCTAAGGCCAGCGGCGTGAAGTTGGTTCCGTATAGCAAGGCGCGCGCCAAGCTCAATCTTTAGTAGGTGGACATATGCCTTACTATCAAGTCACCAATAACGGTGCTAATTATTCATCTACTTCGCTTACGCTAGCCGCAGGCGCGACAACGGTACTCAACCTACCGTCGCTGCCTGCGGATTTGAATCCCGCAATCCTTACTGAGCAATTAGTAGTGGTTAAACTCGGTAGTAACGTAACCGCTCCCAGCGGCGGAGGTGGCGGTGGGGGTTCAGTTGATGTGGTAACCGATGTTATTGCATCGTCGGTAGCGGCCTCAACTAGTTCTCAAGAACTCGTCATCGAGCAAACCTCCCGCCTACCACCGGGCGTTCAAATTATTAACAAGACACCTGGGGACATTGCTATTCGTTGCGCGGCCTCTACGTCACCAGCGGCTTTCACGTCGGGTTCGTACGACGTTATTATTGGTCCAGAAGAAGAGGCTGCAATCGCGGCGGATTATCTGGGAGCCGTGCAAGCGATCTGCGAAATCGCTAGTGGTACTATTATCGTTAGGGTGTATCAATAATGGTTACGATCACGACTGAGCGTTTAGGTATTATTACACCGAAACGGTTTGGTGCCGTAGGCGGCGCGCGCCGTATTTCCGGCGCTACGACTACAGCGGGTTCTGCTGTCCTTACCGGCCCGGCTGGTTCGTTCAAACCCACTGACGTGGGTCGCCCCATTTACGTAGCCGTGGCTAATACTAGCGGTCAGGTACTTACGACCACCATTCAAGCTTACACGTCTGCTACGCAAGTTACGTTGGCTACCCCCGCCGTGTTGGCGTTGACTGGTACCGCGCAGGTGCTTATCGGCGAAGACGATACGGTTGCAGTGCAGAACGCTATTAATTACGCTGCCGCACACAACTCCAGATCAGTATTACTGGATGACTACTACATCACCGGACCGCTTACGGTTTATGGCTTTTCTCCGATTGTTGGTATCGGACGTAATGCTTCAGGGTTAGTCCTGAAGCCCGGCTCAGCTACTGTTAATAAATACCATGTCAAACCCGCGTCTTTATTCGATTCAGTCAATATCCAGAATGTTATCTTCCACGGCATGCGTGATTTCCACACGGATGGAAGCGGCAACGTTCTCAAAGACATTGACTGCATCAATCTAGACTATAGTGGAGCTACTAGTAATAACAGGCCTGGTCTTGATAATCTGGTCATCCGTGAGTACGGCCGAGCGGCGATTAAGCTACTCGGCATCAGCCGTACGACAGTTAGTGACGTCGCGATTTTCAATTGCGGCTACGGGATCGACCTTAACTCCAACGATCACACGTTCTCTAACGTTACCGCGCAAGCATACGGCCCCGCGTTTTATCTGTGGACTAGTGCGACTCGCAATTTCTTTAGTAATTGTCGAGGCTTTAGGTGCGGTTACGCTCCGGTCAACGCCGTTGTTTCTGAGTATTGCTGCTGGTCGCTAAACGGCGCTACTAACAATCACTTTGTGAATTGCGAAGGTGCTGAAAGTTGGGGTTGCGTTTGGTATCTGTTTGACGCAAAGCGCAACAATTTTACTGGCTGTCGTGCTACAGACGCTGGGTGTCTGTATCCGGCTGATGGTCTTGGCTCTGACAACAGCGCACAGACTCGTGCGGGTTGGTGTTTATCCGGGGCATCGGATGATAACCGATTCTACGGGTGTTCTATTGGTGTCGGTTCGCACGGTACTACTAACTACTCTACTCACGGGTTCTATATCGGCAATACGTCATCTAATAACACTGGCCGTATTGATACCGATAAGAATTCAGCTTCCCCTAGTACAATCGGTAGAGCTACGTCCGGTACGGGCAACACTGTGCGTGTTAACGGTGAGCAAATCTCACCTGATAAACACATGCTTCCAATTCATGTGTCGCAATTCTTCCGGCAGTTAACTAACGGGCCTGAAGCTGTAGAAGTTGAACTGCCGACTAATAAAATCATGGTGTCGACGCTCAATTTCGACCCTACGACACCAGAAAGAGCCCAAGCTCGTGTCCCCATGCCGTCTAGCTGGGACGGCGGCCCCTTTACGTTCGACGTCAAGTTCTCGCAAATAACTACGGGCGCTGGTGGCGTCGCGTGGGGATTAAAGGCAGTAGCCTTAGCTGATAACTATGCTAAGGACGCTGCTAGTGGAACAGAAGTCGTAGTTACTAAAACAGCAGGTACGGGCAATAACGAATACTACACTCCGGAAAGCACAGCCGTTACAGCAGCGGGCGCTACGTCCGGCAAGATCACGTTGATAATTACGATTACCCGCGTTGTGGGTGACGCAGCGGATACATTGAACCAAGACGTTCGTCTCGAAGAAGTTCGCCTTTACATTAACCTGAAGGCTGAGAACGACGCCTAGTAAGGAATACTTCTATGAGCCTTCAACGTTACGCCCTGATCGATACCGAAGAGTTGGTGCTTATTAAGACTAAGCTCTTCGATTCTGAAACCGAAGCGGTACCCACTCTGCAACCTGAAAAGCGGGCACAGTGGGTACCTGTCGTACGTGTTAATGACGTCCCGTTCGACGAAACCACACATAAGAAAGACCCTATTCCGACGGAAGAGGTAACGCTTACCGAAGTCACATGGACGTTTAATATTCGCCCATGGAACGAAGAGGAAGTGCTTGAAATCTACCTCAAGCGTATTTCGCAAATCAAAGCGGAAGCGCAACGCCGCATTTACGAGTTAATGCCTCTGCACAAACAACTAAATGCGGCGGGCGCGGGTTTCGCGGCTCTAGCGGCTTACGGCAGCGACGTTAGCGTGTGGCCGGAAGACAAACAAGCTGAGTTAGCTGCGACCCTGGATAAATACGCACAGATCATTGCTATCCGAACCCGCAGTAATGAATTAGAAGCCGCCCTTCCTGAAGACGCTGGTGGATTGAATGCTTTCGATCCAAGCGCGGGCTGGGACTAGATGCTGTTTCTGTATCGTCCGTATAATGCGCACCGGTTTCACCTTACTTTTTACGCTAGCAGTTATTCGACTAGCTTTCTCACCGGTGCCTCGGGTTCGCATACTACGTCTATTTCGTATTCAACCACTTCGTATTTCAATACGACGAATTCGTACACCACTTCGTCCTCGTTCTACACCTCGGGTTCCTTTACCACCACGTCTTATTTTAATACCACTTCGCCGTACAGCTACAGTACGGAATTCGAGACTGTTATTAATGGCGGTACCGATACTCGCAGCACTAGCCGAGTAACGAGCGGCGAAGAAACTCACACTACGTCTGAAAGTCACGTTACTAGCTCTACATTCTTAACGTCAGAATCGCACACGACGTCTGATACGTATACTACTTCAGAAACGCACACCACTACCGAATCTTTTTCTACGAGTGACACAGACGCGCACACTACTTCACAACCTACTTCCGTTAATACGACGAGATTCACCGGATGGTAACTACACTCATACACGATCAACTCATGACGGATGAAGTTTTCCAAATCGACAAAATCGGTAAGGAAAGCTGGGAAAAGCGGGCGCCGCACCTAAAACGTCTGGGCACAATCGAGAAAATTATTCGTGAACTGACACCGTTGCCCTGTAGTTATGATGTGTCTCGATTGCAACCCGATTATTTTCACGAATTCACCTACACTGAATTATTAGGAAATATGTGGTTGCAGCCGCAGTCTAACGAAATGACTGCGTTGATGGTGGAAAAAGCCCTGGATGACGACGTAAGTCGATGGGAATTCCACCCTGTGGATCACCTACCCCTCCGTGACAAGTATGTATTAACTAAACCTCTATGTTTGGTCCATGACCGTCCAATCGATTTTGTGCCTAAGAAAATAATCTTTCTACCAGGGCACAATGTTTTCGATGAAGCAGTAAGCGCCGAAAACCTCATGCGTCTGATGCATGAGGACGAAGACGTGCTTATTAAACTGCATCCGATTACTGCGCCGGAACTTACGCGCAAACTTGGCCAGACGTTTGGTTATAACCGCGTATTTGATCGCGATTGCAGCGGTATCGAATTATTAAATAATGCAGATGTGGTGTACGTCACGACAGCCACAGAAATGGGATTGTACGCGGCACTGTTAAGTAAGCGCGTATACAACCTGACGCGATATCATTTCGAAGCCCGTGGTTCGTTTACACCATTTTATCGGCTGATCTTACGCAAAGAACCACATGAAGCCAAGCGGATACTGCGGAGATTATTAAATTCTCCGCTGTCGGGATTTCTTCATCCCGATGACCCGCAACTTCGTGAGAAGATCGCTTATTATTTTGATACGGCCATGCAATTGCGAGCTACTCGTAAGCGCGCCGTCGATGAATATATGCCGGATCGCTACCGTGATTTTGTAATGAGTTCCAGTAGACATGGATTGCCTGCTTTAGGCCAACAAGCCAAACCGAAGTTGAGTTAATTTCTAATTGAGTTCTTGAAGGATAGTCTTGCTATGGAAGTGATCCTTGAAATTTTAGCCCTCGCCGAGAAACAAGGTATCATTACCGGCGGCAAGGACAGACAAGGTAACTACGCGTACATCGTCATCGACAGTTCGAGCCTTATTACTATCATCGTGCGTCCCGGTGGCCGCGTTACGTTAGTGGTGAGTGGTGAAGAGACTAATTTCGACTCCAATGACGAAGAAGAATTCATTGGTATGTTTGAGGCTCTCGCTGAAGCTCTCAATGAAGACAATCTCGACGCCAAGTCGGACGCACTAATTAAGATCATCGAATCCGATATGTTCGACGGTGAAGAAGACACCGAAGAGGATGGCGACGAAGAGGAAGATTCTGAGGACGAAGAGTCCGATGAAGATGACGACTCTGCGGAAGCGGAAGATGATGATAACTCGGACGAAGAAGAGTCCGACGACGAGGAAGAAGAGGAAGAGGCTAAGCCTAAAAAGAAGAAAAAGAAAGGCAAGGCTAAAGACGAAGACGACGAGGAAGAGGACGTTGAGCACGAAGACGAGCTAGACGAACTCGATAATAACACCGACGAAGACGATGAGGACTCCGAAGAGGAAGCCTCGGTTGAGACGGCGGCCTCACGGGCTAAGTTAAAAGGTATCTTGGCAGCCTTAGCTAAAGCTAAGCTGAAGATTACCGTCAAGTTCCACTCTAGAGCTTCGAAAGAAGACTACGACTATATCATGCTATATGGTAATAACGATTTGTTGTTACCGTACATGATTCAGATGCCTACTAAAGACGAACCCGGCCTCATGTTAATATATCAGGACGGTACACACGCCGACGATATTTGGGGCGCGAAGAACGACGCTAAGGGTTACGACGATATTGTTAAGGCATTAATAAAAGATGCTAAACGAACCGGAACCAAGATCGGGAAGTTCAAGTCTGGCAGCGAGCTAGCTGACGACGGTATGCTTCACGACGGTCCTAGCGAGTGCACGCTCGAAGAAGAGGACTTGAGCGAAGACGAACTCGCGCTCATGAAAGAGCACGTTGACGGTATTATTAACCACATGGTGGAAACCGCGAAAGAGCCTAAGGCTTTCAACGCGGGACGCCTGATGGCGGCGCTCGGCGGCAAAAAGAAAGAGAACGAGACGTGCGTCCTAGGTGGCGCGCACATCGTGATTAATTTAAGTCGCAAGAAACCCGTAGTGGAGTTGCACTACGGTACGATCAACAAGGGCGTTAAGGTCAAGCGCAAGAGCGGTTGGGAATCAGCCAAACTCTTGACGGTTTACAACAAGATGCTGAAGCAATTCGCCAAGGTTAATCACAACGATATGACCCGCGTGCTTCGCTTGCTTGATTCCATTGCTGACGAACTCGGTAAGGACGGCGATAAGAAGACCCTGCAAGACTACTGCGAAGAGCTTCGTAAGTTGGTCGGTGTGAAGGCAGGTAAGGTTACTAATAAAACCTATTGCTTCTGCATGGGTGCTGTTGAGTACAAGATCGCCTACACCTACGAAAACGAAGGTACCGGTTATCAAGTTGAAGTCACCGCCGATATGTGCGGCCTGCAACGTAAGCTTGGTAAGTTCAAAGCTGACTACATGGTTACTATCGGCGCAGCGTTAGCGAAGATCGCTTCTATGCTGGGCTCGATGGCGCATCCTGACGCATTGATGCTTGACGGTAAGAAGCCGCGTCGCTTCTCCGATGAGTTAATGAAGATGGCGGTTAAGGTCGGCTACGACGGTAAGTCAGAACCGAAAGCTAAGCAATCGGTTGACGGTACTGTTCGCGAGACTGCTAATCACTATAAAGATATGAAAACGGCGGTGGTGAAAATTGCGCCACAACCTTTCAGTCTCAAGGATTTCAAGAAGTCTGCGCGAGAAGCCTTAGCTGCTGGTATCCACGGTACTAGGTACCTCTTACGCAATAGCGTGACAATTGACTGTGTTAAAGACAACGGCGGATACAGTTATTGGTTCGACCGTGCGGTGCCTGGAGTTACTAGGGGCACTACCGGACGGTGCCAAACTGACACGATTGAAGCATTGATCGATCATCATAATAGCATCGAACGTGCAGCCGTTGAGACTGCACTAACTCAAGCACAAGTGAAGGAAGAAATTCGTAAACTTGGCTTGGTCTGTAACGTCGTCGATGGTGAATACATCGTGACGTTTAGTAAAAAGGAACTACCTAGCGCTGAACGGCGTGAGGCTACTTCCTATGGTACTAATGATCCCGAAGACGCAATCGGAACTGCAAAGATGATGCGTGATTGGGCTGATAAACACGGCGGGCCTAAGTAGCCCGACCACATAAGCCCCTGCGGAATCAACCGCAGGGGCAACGTGCATCATTTAGTAAGCGAGTGGTTGGGCACGATGAAGAGTTTGGACGAAGATTTTAGAATTCAGGATACATTGGTAAGGCTGCCAATTAACCCTACTTTGAAGAATTGGGCTACTGAACGTCAATGTGAGGCTATTGACGCTGTTAATAAATACGGCACACGCTTAGCGGCAGGCGCTGCCTTAGGTATCACCGAACGCGCGGTGTTCGGGTTACTGCAATCTGCCAAAATCGCGGCGTGTAACGCCCTAGGTATTACCCTGCCGGAATTGAATGACGCTATCGAAGCGCTGAGTAAGAAAGCCGCCCTTACCGGGCATGCTCCCGACTTCGATATGACTAAGCGTGTTCCTCGACCGTATCGCGTTAAGGGAGTTACTACGCAATACGATTCGACAGGCTCCGTTACCCAACAATGGGTTAAATCCGAGCTTGACAGAGAAGAAGCCGACAAGGCGATTGAAGAGTGGGTGCATTGGCTGACAAAGCGCGCCAAGAGTAAGTCGCCGCTTATTAAACCGCCAAAGAATTTCGACGAAGACCTTATGTGCGTCTACCCTATGGGAGACCCACACTTCGGCATGCACGCATGGGCGAGGGAAGCCGGTGAGGACTTCAGTCTACACACCGCCGAATTAGTAACTATTACTGCCATCGATAGGTTGGTTGCTAGTGCACCTAACGCTAAGATCGGTGTCATCCTTAACCTAGGAGATTTCTTTCACACTGACAACGAAGAGAACCGCACTGAGCGTTCTAATAATTCGTTAGATGTGTCTGGTCGCTGGACCGAAATCATGCAAGTCGGCCTGCGGGCTATGATCTGGTGCATCGAACGTGCACTTGAAAAGCATGAGACGGTTATTGTTAGAAACGTGCGAGGCAACCACGACAAGCGTTCGTCATACGCGCTAGCTTTGTCGCTGGATATGTATTATAAAAACAATCCACGCGTGCACATTTCGCTTTCACCTGCGGCCTTCTGGTACTTCCAATTCGGTAAGGTACTAATTGGCGCTACGCACGGTGACACGACGAAGCCCGCTAATCTGCCGGGCATCATGTACACCGATTGCCGTTCGTTAATCTCTTCGTCTGAGTTCCTCTACTTCTATCAAGGGCATTTGCACCATGACAAGGTAGAAGAAAAGGATGGAGTGACGTGCGAAATATTCCGCACGCTAGCAGGCTCGGATGCTTGGCATTTTAGTAGCGGTTATCGCTCAGGTCAAGATATGCGCTGCATTGTTCACCACAAAGAATACGGTGAGATTGAACGGCATCGTTGCGATATTAAAATGATTCGTGATAGTGCACCGCCTAAAGTGATAGCAGCGGCCGCTGCGATAGCTCAAGATCATGATCCTAAGCACTCAATGATCTTTAAGTTATAGACGATCTAGACAGCCCCGTAGCCCCGCGCTACGGGGCTTTTTCTTGTCTAAAATGCCGCCTAACGCTAATTTAATAAGCGAACCAAACGTCGCCCATAGGTTAGGAGTTGCGACTGTGGAAAGGTCTATCGAACTAGGGTTCTGTGAGGAACCTGGGTTACAAGCATTTGAAATGCACGACATTCTTAAGGGCAATGAGTCGCGTGCCAGAATGTCTTTTGAAACGGCGGGACTAGATACTAACCTAGGTCGAGAATTGGGAACCGGTTGGTTGGAAGCCGCCGCCGCTGAATACAATATCTCTAGGGACATTAGAGATTACGTAATCACTCCGGTTATTATGTTTCCTACGGCGCTACCTAATCGTAATGGCGTGGCGTTCTCACTAGCTAGCATGGGTCGGTTCGATCTGGACCTAGCGTGCTTGGGTTATGAAACGTGGAAGCGTAGGCCTACGCATTTCAATCACGTTAATGATGACCCGACTAACGCTAAGGGCGCGGTGTTCGATACCCGCATGCTTCCGCTAGCTGGTACTAATCAGAAAGTGTGGAAGGCGGTTGCGCTTTATGGCTGTGACCGTACTCGTGATCCGGTTTTAGCTAATAACATCCTAACCGGTGAATACTCTCACTATTCGATGGGTGCTTCGGTCGGTAGTTACGAATGCGCAGTGTGCGGGCATCGCCCAACCAAAGCACAAAACGGTTGTGAGCACATTAGCCTTGATAATAGGACGATGCGCATTTTCAATACTCCGGACCGCGGTCCGGTCTTAGCTCACTACATTTGCGATTTCATTCGCGGGTTCGAGCTTAGTTGCGTCCACCCCACCCCGGCTTGGGCAGCGGCACACGTGTCGCCTGAGCATCTACTTCACTTAGGCGACAGTTAATAATCACCGCTTACCCGGAGCGTAAACAATGTCATATCGTATCACTAATATTTCCGCAGGCAGTCGCCGTGCGGGTTCGATTGAAATAGCGGCTGGCGAAACGCTTATTCTTCCGTCGCTTCCGGAAGACATGGATGAACTTGTTCGTTCGCGTTCGGTAGAAATCATTGACCTTGGTAACACCACTCGTACGTACGAGTGGTCTAACGGTCAACGTGTCGCCGTCGGCTCGTCTAATAATGATTCGGCTGCTATTAACGCTTTTGAGATTATGGTGATCTCTACGGTCGCTTGTTATTTCACCGTCGGCGCAACGCCTGACGCAGCGGACGTGGCTGGTAGCACTTACCTTCCAGCTGGTGAACGTTTCCATCTGCAAATCACGCCCGGTGACAAAGTTTCGGTGCTTCAGTTCACTACCAGTGGCGCGCTATTCGTCGTTCCCGTCAAGTCGATCGTGTAGTTATTAGGGTAGTGTGAGCGATGCCGTACTATATTACTAACGCAGGTCCTTCTGCTTGGAATTCTGCGTCTCTGTCTTTAGCGGCAGGCCGTGGCGTCGTGATGAACACCGTTACCCTGCCGGTAGACTTAAGTCCTGGTTTAGTGTCGGGACAACTTTCGGCGGCAAGTCTCGATGAACCGCCGCTATTAACGTATGATATGCATGGATACGTAGCGGCAGGTTCGTTGCTCGGAACGGTGACGCAATACTTGCCGTTATTCGGCGCTAACGTGGTTCCGAGCGCTACCGCTAACCAGCAAATTTACCCAAACCGAAAGAAGCGTATTTATAACCTACAATGCGTGTTGGCAGTTGTTCCGGGTGCGGGTACTTCGCGCACGTTTACCGTTATGAAGAATAACGTCGCGACAGCGCTAACTCTCGCCTTCGGTGCGGCTGTGTCAGGACGGCAACGCATATCGTCGCTTATCGAAGTAGATGATATGGAACCGTTGATTATTAAATGCGAGGTGACCGGTGCCCCGGCGGCGTCGGCTTTTGCTTGGTCGCTAACCATGTCGAATAGCGATCCCCTGATCTAAAACAACAGCGTAGTGTCTGACACTACGCTGTTTTAACACGTTTAAGAGGTTAATAACATGTACGTTGTTTGGAACAGAACTGACACCACGATTGGTAGTGGCACGTTCGTTATGGGTCCGCATGAAACGCGGCTTTTCCCCATCCTTCCGGTAGAACTTAATGACGCCGTTACTCAAGGGTTGGTTGAAGTTAGTTCGTTTGATGCTACGACCCGTCAATACAACTTCACGCCCGCCAATTGCTTTGCGTTAGACGTTACTGATACGCCGCAAAAGACTCCCGCCTTGACTTCGCGTGAAATTTTGGTCTGCGCTACTAAGGATATGTTTATTACTATCCAAGCGGACCCGGATACTGCCACGGGTATCGGCGCGGTGGCGGGCTGCATTCCGTTACTAGGTGGCGAGAAGATGCATTTGCAAATCGTGCCCGGACAAAAACTAGGCTACGTCCAAATGTCGGAAAACGGAAAGCTGTTCATCGTCCCGACGATTACAGGTTAGTATTTAAGGATATAGCTATGTCACTGCTTGGTGGTGTTGGCAATGCTGGCACTAATAACAAGTTCATCACTACGGCGAAGAGGCAGTCTGTGCCGATTCCTCCGGGTGTCATTACGAACATGCTGGTGCAGGTGGCGGACGTAGCTGTTATTCCGCTAAACTTGGACCTGACTTCTGTTCCTACTAATAATAAGGTTACAGTTACGCTGCCGAATGGTACGCCGTACTACGATATTGAATATCTGTCAGGTGCTAGCTACGTAGCGCTCTTGCCGGGTCTGCAAACCCAAATCACTAAAGTCCAAGCTGCGACACTACGGATTAAGTCTTCGGCGGCTCCGCCGAACGATGACCGCACTGTGCAGTTTCGTTGGCGCGCTAGTATTGGGGAAAGTGGATCACTGAACGGAGTTAACGTTCGTACCCTTTCGGTAGCGTCAGTGGAAACTACTTTGGCGCAAACCGGGCAGGCCGCATTATCGAGTTTACTAACTGCTATTCAAAGCGGCAATCCAGCAGTAACAGTTTCGGTTGACGCCAGCAGCACAGTTTCGTTGTTAGTGACTTCCAACTCTAGCACGATTAATCCAGGTCAATCCGCAGTGCTTTCTCAGGCGCAAGCCGCTAGCCTTGCGGCGGTGACTGCTAGCGACGCTCCCGGCGATGACGTTGGCAGCATGATAGTTTATTGGACTGAAGGAACGATTATTAAGTCGCTTCGCATCAGGTTTGATATTATCCCCGACGTAGTTGTGCCTACTGTGCAGACCATTGATGCGCCGGTCATCAACGATAGTGCGAACGATCTATCGTTCGCTTTCGATAATCTTACCGACACAGTGCAAGTAACTGTCCCGGCGGGCTTCCCGCTGACAGTGAGGTATATCCAATGACTGTTAGAAATGCGGGTACTTCTGCTGAATTCCAACAGCGGATTAATGAATCGGTGAGCGGGGATTCCATTCGTCTGTTAGACGATGGGGTCTTCGACACTTTGTTAACCGTCCCTAGCAAAAACAACATTACTATCTTCGGCCAAACCCCTCGGTTGCCGAAGATTCCGCGTATCTGGGTTGGCGCTTCTACTAACATCACACTGGATGGTTTCAAAATCCAGATGGTTGGTAACCCGCAGCCTTACGCGCAGTATTCGTCTCGTCGTAAGGGCGACCTGATCTCGTTGCAGTACAACACTGACGGCTTGATCATTAATAACGTCCATGCTCGTGGCGGTCTTTACGAAGACAACTACGCACCTATCGACGTGACGGACGCTACCAAGTACCGCACCTACGTCGGTAATACCGCTACTAATCAACAGCCGGTAATTGAAGGCTATCGTTCCGACGGGGCTGGCGGACAAGAGCCTTATCACAGAGGTTTCGGTTGTTATCCGCGCATGATCGGCTGTATGTCGACGGCGGAAGCGCTAGCCGGTTCTATTACTGGCTCTATGTGGGTGGAAAACTGCCTGTTCGAAGACGGCGGCGACTGTATTAAATTCTCGCACAACGGTAACGCTAATATCGTTTTCCGCAAGAATATCATGCAGCGTTTCTACCAGGATTTCATTTCGTTCGGCTTTAACGGTGGGGCTTTCCCACGTGTGCCGTTAATCGAAATCACTGGTAATATCTTTTGGGATTCGTTCGCTCAGCCACAAGACTACTTCAACCCACACGGCGACTGCGTGCAGATTTTCAGCCGCGACGTTGGCGGTTATAAACTCTGGCTGTCAGGCGTCACCGGTACTATCCCCACGTCGAATGGTGTTGTTGGCTACACTGACTCTACTGGTAAGGCTAACGGAGCTAATATCTACGTTGTCGGACCCGGCCAAGCATACGTGCTTATTGCTCCTAGCAACGTCCCGACGGCAAGTGCGGCTACGTTCCTTAACAGTTCAGGCGCTACGGTTGCCACGGCTACGATTACTAAAGCTGAACAAATCACCCCTGGCCCAACCGACTCGACTACGCCCATCGAAAACCTGATCATCGCTGGTAATATTACTGGCATGCAACCTAACGCGCGCGGTCAGCATCAGCGTTTCTTCCTATCGGACGTTCCGCCCGGCGCACCTCACCTTGGTGTTATTATCGCCGACAACCTAGCTTTAAGTCGCGTGTCTAGTACGGCTTGTATTATTTCCAACGATGGTTACACCGGAGCGGCTGGGTGCGTTATTTTCCGTAACGCGTTCTTAGCCAACCCCATTTCCAACGTTGCCAAAGACAACGAGCAAGTTACTAACCCTATTACGGGTGTCACCGCCGCCAACGTTTCCGGTTCTCGGATTAGCGTAACCTCCGACCCGTTCTACCCAGGTCGTAGCTATGCTGGTTACAATATCGCGGAATCAGTCTCTAGCGGCAAGTCGCTAGACGCTAACACCGCCCCGAACATTCAGGTGCTCACCGGAACTCCGCAGACGCTTGACGCGTATTCGCAGGTTTATAACACGCCTGCTGACTGGAACTTGGTGGATACTCCTGCCAAGTTAGTAGAAACCTTCGTCCCCAAAGCGCAGTACGCCAATTACGGGCCGGTGCGTTTCGGCGACACGTTGTCTACGTTCCTCGCGCGTTGGTCTGGTACCGTTAAGCCGTATTCCGAATTACCGGCGTTCGTTGGTTTCGCGCACAAGGTTGGTCTACCTGTTAATACCGCTGATCAACGAAGTGATTTCCACTTCGTGAACTGCGGCAGGCAGACTCGGTCGATTAGTATCACCGGCGGCGAGTATCGTCTTTCCAGTGATAAGAACGGGACCACGATCTTACAAGATTGGACTTCGGCTCCGGGGAACGTTACGCACGGCAATTTTATCCAATTGCGTACGACCACCGCAGTTACTCCGGCTACTTCTAAGCTTGTCACAGTTACGGTTGGCTCTGATAGTTTCTCGTGGAAAGCCACGACGATTGACCCTATCGGCTTCCCGCTGGTTAACTTCGACGGCACTAACTACCTAGCGCAAAACGTTTCAGGCGGTCTCGCCCCCGGCGTTCAATCGAAGTTACTAACCATTGCAATGGTGGTCTCTTCGACTGTCGCGCTAAACGGTACCAAAGACGTCCGCATTACGGGCGGCGCGAGTTCTAGTAGCCACCAATTCAACTGCACGGTTACATCTACCGGTAAGCTTCGTTTCTACGCTCCCGGTACGCGTATGGACGTACTAAACGTCTTGGATGGTCAACCGCACCACATTCTGATAACTATCGATACGTCTCAGCCTACTAACGCGTTAGGTGTTCGCCTCGCCGTGGACTTCCAGCGCGTGGACCCCGATTTTACCGGGTCTACTTGGAGGCCAGACGAAATCGCCGACTGGACTAATGTCGACGTCGCTGGAACGCTTACTATCTGTCCGCCGCAAACTATTGGTGGTGGTACGGGTGATAAGTTTGTTGGCGGTATCGGTCTTTACGCTCTGTGGCCCGGCAAGTGGATTGATCTGGACGTGCAAGAGAACATTGACTTGTTCCGTGCAGCTAACCTTGGCCCTCGCGGCGAAGGTCCGTTCGGTGAACCCGCTCCGATCTTTATTACTGGTGCTGCTGCTGACTTTAATAACAGCATCGCACAACGTGGTACGACGTCGCCTAACAATTGGATCAAAGGTGGTACTAACCCCTTCACCAATGCGACAGGTAATACTAGTGTTTGGCCGCCTAACCTATACATGTCGATGGAGAAACTAACGCAAGGTGTTCACTACGGGTACCAGCCCGTAGAAATCCTTGTGCAACCTATCGGCACGTCGAAATCGTTAGACGTAATACCGGTAAGTGATAAGGCAGGATTTTGGGAAGTTAATCCCGCGCCAATGCCCGTTGGGCGTGACGGTGTGGTGCTTCGCTTTACTCCCACTGCCCCCGGCGTTCACAACATTTCGATTACTAATACTGGTGGATATTTCAACCCAACGGGTCTGTCGTTTACGGCGATTGATAACTACGTTGATATTCCTGCCGGATCGACGGTAACGATTACGCGTTCTCGTGCTGAATCGCTTCGCGTTATCGCTGCGGCGCAAAATCTGGACGTTGACTTACCTGACATTCAGGTTCGTGCAACGGATGGTTCGGGTAGCGGGTACAATATTAACCCGGTCAACTCGTTCAAGCCGGTGACTAAGGCGCTGCCGCTAACGGCGAAGACTAACCTAAACCTAGACCTCAGCACTTGCCCGACCGGCAATCTTATCACTATTAACGTTCCGGCAGACGCGCCGTACACGGTTAGGTTCGAACAGCCATGAGTAAGTTTCCTCATATTCAAACCAACGCTAGTCAGCTATGGACGCAATCCACTACGGGCGGCATCCAAAACCTGACTAGCACTAAAGCCGTGTACTTATTAGACTTAGCTATCCCATCGGTTCCGTCGGCCACTTATAACTTGATGGGAGCTTCGGCGGGTTCTGCTATTTGTAGTATCCAAGTGCTAAACACCGGCCGCATTAGGTTCAATACCTTCTGCGGCCGGATGGACACACCTACCGGATTAATGAACGGAGTCAACCACACTTATCTTCTGGTGGTTGACTCCTCGTTACCTTCGGCGCAAGGCATGCAGTTGTATATCGACTACGTGCCTGCGGTTGGATTTGTGCAAGGTACCTATACCCAAAACGCGTCGGCGAATTGGGCGAGTGTTACTACCACACAACAGTTCATGGGTTCTGCTAACACGCCAAACCCGCAATCGTTAGTATTTGGTACGCTTATCCTGTGGCCGGGCCAATGGACTAATCTTAGTGATCCTACGAACTTAGATAAATTCCGGGCAGAATATATTGGACTCAACGCCGAACGTCCATTCAGTGTCACGCCACCTGTTTTCCTATTAGGAAAGGCTACGACTTGGAACACCGGCAACCCCAATCGGGGTTCCGGTCAAGCGTGGGCTAAGAACTCCGGTGGAGCTAACGTCACTGACGCTGACACTAACCAGTGGCCTCCGAAACTTACGCTAACAGCGCAAGTATTAACTCCAGGGCCGCATCCAGTCGGTTCGCCGATTGACATACTGCTAAGCCCTAACGGTATTGTGTTCTCACCGTTTACCGTGACTGTGGCTAGTACGTTTGCGGGTTCGTTCTCACCTTCTGCCACCGTTACTATGGTGGAAAACTCTAATGGCGTGGTGGTCACCTTCACGCCTACGGAACAGGACAAGCATACGCTATCGTTTACTAATAACGGTGGACATGACAACCCTGTAGATATCGCCTTTGACGTTGGTACTCCTTACGTCAATGTGACTAAAGGTCAGTCAGTCGTATTAACTAAGGCTCAAGCCGCAACGCTGCAAATCGTTACGGTCGGTGCTCCTGCCGGTACGACCAAAGACATTCCACTGCGGTGGCGACGTAAAATCGCCAATACCGGCCAACTTACCGGTATTAATCTAAAGACCACGACGTAAGGAAGGCGGACAAATGTCTTATACCATTACTAACTTACGCGCCTACGCGCTGCGCATTCCGCCCGATCTTAGGTTGGCTCCTGGCGAAGCTATCACGATGCCTGACGCCTACGATGTGGGTAAGCTGGCACAGTGGATTCAAGATCAGCATATCACGATAACCGAAAACGGTACGGGAGGCGGCGGCGTAACAGCTTTCACTTATTTCGGTAGCCGTATTAACTTCAACAGCACCGCTGAACAAGCCATTGTGCCTGCACAAGCGGGTAAGATCATTCATGTTCCACGTCTGCGTCTCTATAATACGAGCGCTAGCGTGATTACTATTGATGTGATGGATGCTACAACGGCGGAAGGTTCACCTGCCGTCTTAGAAACGATTCCGTTAGCTGCTGGTGGCGGTATCGTTCTGGCGTTTGAAGACTCACCGGCCTATTACACGTCGCAACTTAGTAAAAGCTTCGTGTTGAAGGCTTCGTTGGCGGGTCAAATCCATGGACGCCTAACTTATCGGGTGGCGTAATGAGTTATTTAATAACCCCTGGGGGCAGCGCCCCCAGGAACCCGCAACGTTCACGTGAAATCTTAGGCCAATTAGCTAACGCCCGTGGAACACAGATCGCGACGGGCGGTTCGAGCTCAAAGACTGTTACTCCTGTCTCGATGGGTTCGAACACGCAAGCTTGGTGCGGGTTCAAACTTTTCGTCAACTTATTTGGCACTAGTAGCAGCCGTACGTTGTTCGATATTTCGTTTAATAACGGAACAACGTGGCACTGTCTAAACCTATATGGTTTCCTTAACTTAGGCGGCTATCAAACTATTGACGTTCCGTTAGCGGTTCCTGCTAACTCGACGATTGTTATGAGGGCGCAGACCACCGGCGCTACCTCAACTGGTATTGAAGCTTTCCTAGACGGGTATGTTGCTAACTCACAAGACCCGCCTGGCTTCACTACGATGACGACGCTAACTGGCGCGGCTTCTAACACTCGCGCAGACCTTCCGGATATTCCGGCGGTTGCTAGCGGCAGTGGTTCGTGGACTGTGGTACATAACCTATCCACCACTTATAACGCATTAATGATTTTACCGACCGATAGCACGGCGGCTCCAGTTGCCGACGCGCTAGTTATGCATGTCGGTGTTGCTACACAAGGTGCGGCTGCTGACACTGAAGTGCTTATCGCGAAGTTTCCAATGTTTGTCGGCGCGTCTGGTGTGTTAATCATCACTCGTGACAACCTTATAGTGGAATATCCCTTCGCGGCTAACCAAAGAATCTCTCTACGTTTGGAAGGCGGTGTTGGCGGTTATAACTTACGCACCATGCTTTACGGACTTAAATAGCAAAAAGGCGCTAGGGATAATCCCTAGCGCCTTTTCTTTTGCCTACAGCTAAGGTTATCAAAAGCGTTTAAAGTAATTTCTATACGTATAACCAATCAGGTTTCTAGCGGTAGGAGAGGTTAATGTGAGCCTTCGCAATACGCAGAAACCGCTAGGAAGTTTGCTAGCTTTAAAAGAAACGGCCTCAGTTATTGTCGCTGTTCCGGCAGGGCATCAACCTTCCAGTGTGATTACTGCTACCTATGACGCTGGGCTAACCGCCCCTGTAGTGTCAAACAAGGTCGGCTCCATTGGCGCGCTTTCGCCTGTTGATGGTTCTAACCTTGAGCCTAACGATGTTGCTCCACCAAAAGTGGATTCACTTATTAAGATTGGTGAGTGTGCAAATTGCTCTAGTGATTTGTATTGCGACACTGTGACGGCAAACGTCATCACGGATGAGCATCCCGGTGCTTGTGTTATGTGTGGCGTCCCGGTTAGCTATGTTAACTCGGGCGTGTCGATGGATATCGCTATCGATACAAAAACCAATGAGCAAACTAGGTCGGAGTTAGCAAATTTCTTCGACTTTGGGGAGCTTAACACAGTTGATCCCAACACGCTTGAGGAAAACGACATGAGCAATACGCAAGCGCGTCGTGCGCTTCTCGCTAGTGTCGCTCTAGCTATGCGGACTATTGACGAACACACTTCGGATGAAGCGGTTATTACGGCTTCAGATGACGACTTCGCTGCTGATGAAGATAGTGAAGACGGTGACTCGTTAGAAGTCATGGATATGGATGAGAGCGATCCGTCAGAAGACGAAGATGAGTCCGAAGAGGACGAAGATTCGGAAGAAGATGGTGACGATGAGGATGATTCCTCCGAGGAAGAAGCGGCTGAAGTTATTACTGACGCGCCTGCTGCTGAATCGGTCGATGAAAACAAAGAAGGGGCGAGCGATATGTCTACGCCTGCTGAAACGCAAACCGACAATACGGCGGTTGACGCTCCTGCGGCTGACGCCCCCGTTGATACTAATGTGACTGATGTTGTCGTCGCTGATGCCGTGGATACCCCGGCTGACGCTCCGGCTGCTGAAGTTATTGAAACTCCCGCTGCTGAGGCCCCTGCGGCTGAAGTTGCGGAAGAAGCCCCGGTCGCTGCTGAAACCGTTACGGTTGAAGACGCGCCTGCGGCAGATGCTGGTGTGCCTGCTGCTGATAATACGGTCGTCGCTAGCGACGATACGGTTATTGAGTATGTGGCTACTACCCCGGCGGAACTTAGCCCTGATGCGGAAATCGTTCCGGTCGGAGAAACTGCCTACTACGTTATTCAAGATAACGCACCGGTAGCGGTTCTTCGTAAGGAAAGTGCTTCTGCTGGCGTGCAAACGCTTTGGGGTAAGCCCTCCGAAATTCGTAACACGTATCGTGCTGCTATTAGCGGTGCTAACCGTGAAACTGCTCTGGCTCAACTCGGTGGCTCTATCCTGCGCCATTCGACTAAAGTCGCGACGGTTATTGCGGAACGCGTTGCGACTCAAGAAACGGCTGCGGCTAGCGAAATCGCTGCTGAACGTGCTTCGTTCACTGATACCTTTAAGCAATGCCTTGAACTGGCGGCGCTTGGTATCGCGAAGGGTATGTTCGGTAAGGACTTTACTAACCCGGTCGCTGCTGAACTCGCTCAAGTGCTGGAAACCAACGGCGTCCGTCAACCGGCGGCTATCGTTGAAGCTAGCATGATCCTTTCGATGCCGACGTTGCTTGAACGCATGTTCAAGAAAGCTTCGGAATTGGCGGATGCGAGCGACGAAGTGCGTACGGCGCAAGCTGAACTTATCGGTAACGCGGAATTTATTAACGCGGTTCCGGTGGTTGCTGCTCCTGCTGAACCGGCGACTACGCCGACTCCTGAGACGGCGGCTATTGCTCCTCCGGCAAAGCCCCGCATTGACGTTGCTGCACTAACTGCTGGACTCGGTCGTCAGTCTCGCGCTTTCGTTCCGCGTTAAGCGTTAGCAACTAGTCACAAACCCTATTAATTGTAGGAAGCACACAAATGCTTAATCTGTCGCTGTGCGGCATCCGCGTCTCCCGTAACCGTGACGTCGCTTCTGGCGTTACTAGCATCGAAGAAGGCGTTGGCCTGATCGCGGTGCGCGTTAACGGTGTTCCGACCGTGAAGCCGGGTGTTGGTTCTGCTAACACTGAAGAATTCGCTGGCGTTGCTCTTAACGAGCGTACCGCGCCTACCCTCGCGCCGCTGGTTTACCGCGCTAAGGTCGTGCTGGTTACTTCGGGCCAGTGGGGCATTGTCCTTAACCGTAACGTCGTGGGTACCCCGCGCGTGATCTATACGGCTACGGGCGTTGCGCTTACGGCTGCTGGTGGTGCTCCCACCGCCGGTCAATATCGTGTTGTCACTAATAACATCATTGAAGTGAACACCGCTGACCTGGGTAAGGAACTCGAAGTTACCTATACCTACGCCCCGACTGTCGCTGACCTGTATCAACTTGGTGGTGATAACTCGCCGACCACGTTTGCTACCCTGCCGACGCTTATCGGCGTTACCGGCGTGATCGAAGAAGGTACGGTCTTCACGACCAACTACGATCCGTCTGCCGATTGGGCTGGCTGGACTCCGGCTTCCTCCATTAAGGTTGGCGCTAACGGCGTCTTCCAAATCGGCGGCACCGGCGCGACCGTGAAGGGTCGAGTTATTAGTGCTCCGTCTGTCGATATCCCGTTCCTGGGTCTCGACATTTCGGTGCTGTAATAGCGCTAACTTCGCAATCAGTAACCGACCCATTTATAAGGTGATACAATGAAGCCCCGTCTTCTTGGTTCCACTGTTGCGCCGAACGCACTGTTCCGTGGTTCGCGCATGTTCAACAACCAAAATGAACTGAACGCTGCTAATCCGCAAGATGCCCTGCGCATGATTGCGTCGCTGCTCGGCCAAATGTCGAGTGGTCAAGTTATTACGGAACAAGCGCTGCTCGACTCGGAAGAGACCGCTGCTACCGCTCAAAGCCGTCGTGAAATGCTGGCCGCCGCTTACGCTGACGACGATCAAGTCGCGTGGCGTGAAATCGGCGCTACTATCGCTGGTAAGCTGACTGAGCATGCTGACCGTGAAGGTTTCATGCGCAATCTGCTGCTGCGCGGTGAAGTGGCGCAAGGCTCGCGCCCGCGCTTCGAAGTTCGCGTTAAAGACGCTCGCGCTATTAAAGCCGTGGGTCCGACGCAAACCTCGCTGTCCATCGTTCGCGATAAGTACATCGAAACCGACGAGTTCCAGATTAAGGCGTCGCCGTACGTCTATACTAACGATCTGAACCAAGGTTCCGGCGACCTGCTGGATAACGCGTATCTCGACGCGCTGGAACAAATCTTCAAGACTGAAGATGCTACGTTCTACGCGATGGCTCGCGCCGCTTCCGGTTCGGCTGCTGCTAACTCGACGATCTATATGTCGGGTGCGTTCTCCAACCTGTATCTTGGCGATCTGGTTGGCGCGCTGCAAGCTTGGGGCGTTACCGCTTCGACCCTGCTGATGGCTACCGATATCCTGAATGATATTACGGTCCAAGGTCAGTTCCCGGATAACTTCTTCGATCCGGTTACTAAGCTGGAAATCATTCAGACGGGCCGCATTGGCTCGATCTTCGGCCTCGGCCTGATCACTGACGCTTATCGCCATCCTAAGATGCGCGTGCTGTCGAAGGGCGACGTGTTCGCGCTCGGCGCTCCGGATCAACTCGGTGGTTATACCGACCGTGGTCCGGTGACTTCGCTGCCGCTGAACGCTGCTAACTCGCAAGGCGTTAGCGGTAAGGGCTGGTACATGGAAGAAACTGTCTCGATGGTGATGCACAACGCCCGAGCCGTTTCCTACGCGGCCAAGCTGTAATAACTTCCGTTGGGGAAGTGAGAGGGTAACGATCTTTTGAGAGCTTAAAGGATAGTAAATGCGGATCAGTATGCCGCGCTGAATACCTTTAGGTTGTCGTTACCCTCTCGTCCCAACACCAATTTGTCAGAGCTTATTAATACGGCTGCGGAGACGTGTTATTGAGTTAAGAGGGTCAAGGGCTCCCCGCCCTTGACCCTTTCTGCGTTTAAGGGGTTAACAATGTCCAATCCCCAACCTAGCATTAAAGTTGAGACGACTTCATTGAAGTCCAGTCTTGCTTTCGGCATCGCCTCTCTAGGCGCTATACCTATCCGTTATAACCAACCTCGTTTTCCAGCATTACGTAGACGTTGGCAGGAAGACAGCCAAGAAAAGAAGTTATTACTATTAGGCGGTGGTCGACACCCGGATATGTTCGCCTTAGCGACGTTCACGAGCCTAGGTAAACCTACTAATATTCAAGGCGGTAACCAAGCTGCGTTACGGGCAGGTGTTAATTTAACTGATAGTAACGGGCAACGATATCGGCTTAGCGGGGCCTATGTTGAAGTGCAATGCCAAGCCAACGTCTACGCTGAAAAGCTAGACGATTTATTGTTTTGGATTACTTCGGCTATTGAGACACCTGTCATACGTGGGCGTTGCATGCTAACGGATGACGGTAAAGGTTTCGATATTAAAGTCAGTGTGGAGCCGCGCTTTGACTGGACTGATCCAATAGAGCAAAGCGAATCTTCTTCTAGCTTTATCAATCGCATGTATAGCACCGCAGTATCGGTAACAATCACCACGATTGCTGCTCGAATTAGTAGTGTGCCGAAGTTCAAAGCAATCATTGAACGTGTGCAGGTTGAAGGTGAGCCCGACACGGTGAAGGAAGAGATCACTATCCCCGCTGCTGATGTAGACGACTGGCCGTAGGAGTTACTTAAGTGGCTAGACTAAACACCACCAATGCAATTGGCTTAGATATTAAGCTATTCGGGGTGTCGCAAGGTAGCCGCCGCAAGCTAGATAGCACGCGTATTGGTTTTGCAGCGACACCTAGCGGTAACCGACAAGAGGCGGTGTTGTCACCGGCAGGCGTCGGGAATAATCCACCCGCAACCATTATCGAATTAGTAGTTAAGAGCTTCGTGTGGTTACGCACGTCCGGCAAAGTGACTGTTAAAGTCATTCGCGCAGATACGACTTTCTACACGCAAGTTGTAGACCGTGTATTTATGATGAGCCTGGACGCTCCAGTTACGATAGAACTTACTACTGCCGAAACCTTCAACACAAACGTTTTGGTCGTTTGGAGTTAATAAATGCCCACTACTTATCCTGTGAAAAACAAGCTCGTCGTCGCGCTGCATCTGTTCGATGCCGCCGGTGACTCCACTCAAGTTCCCCCGCTTAGCACGCACGAAGTTGAGGCGCGTTTTATTGAATTCCAATTGCCGCCGCTTTCTCACGCTGAAGTGTTGGGTTTCGACTACGCAGCGCACCTTGCGCCGAAAACTGTAGCGGCCCCTGAACCCGCTCCCGCCCCGTCGCCTTCGTCTGGCAAATCTGCCCGCGCTGACGACTAAATATTATCCCATCAGGAGATACTAATGACTATTCTTTTTCCTGAGGCTGCGGGCGCTTATAGCCAACGTCGGGATCAATCTTCGTTTATCTCGGCTACCGGTGGAATGGTTGCGGCCATTACCGGTTATTCGCTTAAGGGTCCTACCAAGCCCGTCATGCTGACGAGTCCGGCACAACTTGACGCCATGTTCGGTCGTCCTAACCCTAAGGTTAGCTACGCTCACTACGGCGCGCGCACGATCCTGAAGGCTGGTTTCCCGGTAATCTTCAATCGTGTTGTTAATAACGCCAAATACGGCGGTGCGGCGATTCTCTCGGACGCTGCTAATAACACGGTCACGGCTGACAAGTACCCTTCGACGGGTTCGGCTTTCCCTGCGGAAAGTGATCCTTCGACCGGCATTACTCCGACCGGCCCTAGCTATATTGCCTTAACGTTCGATGGTCCTCTGGTTACCAGCAACGTGATCAACTTGAATATCATTGCTGATAGCCAAGTTGTGGCGGTTGGTCCGGTTAACTTCGCGACCAATAACGACGCCACGCTAGCCGCGTTAGCTACTGCTATTGAAGCTGGCCTTGCTTCGTTGGGTAGCGACGGTAAAGCCACCGTCATGGATACGGACGCAGTTAGTAGCACGAACGCTCGCACGATTGGCATCTACGGCCCCTCCGGTCAACAGATTGCAATTAGTGGAGTTACGGTTACTGGAGGTGCTTCGCAGCCTGCCGCTTCGCAGCAAACCCCGCTGTTTTACGTGCAAGCTGAAAACCCCGGTGCGCATTCGAAGGGCATTGGCTACAAGCTTACTAACGCAGACGTCGGCACGAAAGAAGTCGTGCGTATGACGCTTGCTGGTGCAGTCGGTAGCGTTTCGTCTACGACGGTTACTGTTAACGGCGTCGCGTGTAGCGCGGTGTCTAACATCACCCCGAGCGACGCGTTCCTAGTGGCACTTGCTGCGGCCCTGACCGCACACGTTGACATTGATACCGCTGTGGTTACTAAGCGTCCGTTAGGCGAATCTAACGACCGTGAAATCGTTATTACGATGCTGCGTGGTTCCTCGACCGACGCGGTGTTCTCCGTTGCTTCTACCGGTTCGATGCCTGCGGTTACCTTCACGCAACAAGTGAAGGGTGTTAGTCCGTCGGGCGCTTTCGATCTGGAAGTCTATACGACGGATAACCCCACGGTTGCCGCTGAACGTCACCGCGTTAATCTCGCGCAAGTCGCCGACGCTTTTGGCGTGCAGCAAAAGATCGACTACGTGGTTAATAAAGGTGCCAACGCTTCGAGCATCATCCGCGTTATTCCTAACGCTCCGGATGACGGTTCGGTTGTTATCCCGTTTAATCCTGCCAATGGCGCGATTTCTACGGGCATCACTTGGTTGTCGGCAGGTTCGGACGGCACGCTTCCTTCGGCTGCGCAATTCGCTGAAGCCTGGAAGGTGTTTGAGAACACGCAGAAGTATCCCTGCAACGTGCTTGTTAATACCGGCTATACGGCCGTTAGCATTCAACAAGCTATGGTCGAAGTTGCTAAGACGCGTTATGACGGCACTGAAGCCATTCTCGACGTTCCTCCGGAGCATCAGAAGTACGCAGCGCTTGTTAACTATCGCCTGCAACAGTTAGCGGTGGATAGTGAATTCGGCGCTATTTACTTCCCTGACGTTAAGCAACAAGACCCGTACACCGGTATGGACCTTTGGGTTCCGCCTTCGGCTCACGTTGCTGTTGTCTACGGTAAAAACGATCAATCGCGCGGCGTTGGTAAGGCTCCGGCTGGATTAACTCGCGGCCAAATCGATACCACTGACGTTCGTTACGAGTATGACGAGACTCAAGAGGGGCATCTGTTCGCTCGCCTGAAGATGAACATCATTAAACGCGAAGGCGTGTCCTTTGTTGTTTGGGGTGACACCACGGCGCAGTTCAAAGACAGCGGCTTCTCGTTTATCTCGATTACTAGGCTCGTTGGTTTCCTCGAAGGTAAGATTCGTCAGCTTTCTAAGACGAAAGTCTTCGAAGGTAACACCGATGTGGAAGTGTTTGCCTTAACGCAGGCAATCGATAAGTTCCTCCTGCCGTATAAGCCGAGCGATCTTGCCGAGTACGAGATCGTTTCTAACGGCGATAATAACCCGGCAGGTATTATCGAACAGGGTAATCGCATCGTTGACGTGATCCTTGATCCGGTTCGTACTATGCGTCGTATTCTGGTTCGCACGACGGTTACGTCCACGGGCGGAATTGCTAGTATCGAAGTCAACGAAATCGATTAGGCTAAAGGGGAGGGTTACTAACCCTCCCCTCCTTCCCAATTTTAGTAGGAGAGCCCTGTGCCTAAGGCAACCCTTGATCAACAAGACAATATGCCGGACCCGTTGACGCTTGAGTCGTTCAAGCTGACGTTAGCCAATGTCCCCGGCTCGCCCGGCCTGGATATTGAACGCGACGTTGCGCTTAACTGCACTCAATTCGTCATCCCCGGCATCACTATTAATAAGTTTGAACAACGCTTCGCTGGCGGTCACAAGTTGAACTACGGTACGACTGTTACGCACGCGGGCACTGCTGCTGGTCAGTTTATTGAACGCGTTGACGCTAGCGTGCTTGCTTGGCTTCGTCCGTGGCAAGAATTCGTTAAAGGTACGCGTACCGGTAACGCTGGCGGTTATAAAAAGGAATACTCGACCACTGGACGTTTGGAGGTGTTCGATAGCACCGGTCGTACCGCTATCGAGATTACTATTCATAACATGTGGCCGCAGGAAATGCCTGAGCTTCAGTTCGATACCACGTCGGATGCTCAAGGTGCGCTCTGGATGGTTCCGTTTAGCTACGATTGGTGGAAAGTTACCGGTCAAGCACTCGGTTAATAAGGCAAAGGGCGGCGGCGCAAGTCGCCGCCCTTTCGTCGGTTTAGGAGATAGTTATGCCTAAAGCTACGTTGGACTACTACGACAATAACTTCTCTCCGCTGAGTGCTGCTGACTATTGCGTCCTCATCGCCAACTATCCAGACCTAGGCCCAATGGTTTCAACGCTGGAAGTCCCTTCCGCCGGTATTAATAGATACCGGGTCGAGCTTATGGGTAAATCCAAGGCGTGGCCGGGCCGTAGGCTTTCTAGTAGCAACGAAGTTAATATGACGTTTACGCTGAACAGGCGTACGCAGACCTATCAGCAACTCATGGCTATTCGAGACTCGTTCTCTGAAAGTAGCACTGGCAATATCGTCGGTAGAACCTTCGACATTCGTGCTATTCACTACGACGAAATCGGTCGTGAGGCCATGGTTATTACCTTCCACGATTGCTGGTTAGCCGAAGTGGGCGGTTACACCTTAGAAGGTAGCGCCGAGGCGCAAATCCTCATCTGCCCCTGCGTGTTCTGTTACTCGACTACTAGCTATCGGTTTACCGGTATGGGTAGCGTCGCCGACTCGATTATTGCTACGATTATTAACCGTATCACCGATCAGCCGATCAACGTGGGTAGTGAAACTGATCGCTACGGCGGCTACACTACGATGAATATCAGTCAAGGTTTGGCAGGTAAAAGCCCGCTCGACTTAATAACGTCCAAGCGCTCGGCACTCGCCAGTTACGTTGGCCTAACGGCGGACGATTTGGGACGTATGAGTGATATTATCTCGTCGGTCCGTAGTGCTACTAGCGGCTTCGAAAGCAAGTACAGCCGGATCAAGATGGCTGTAAAAACTAAGGACTACCAATCCTTAGCCAACAATCTGAAGTCGCTTAGCGGCATTCGCTCCCTGTTCTAGGATAGCATCATGGTCAAGGCGTCGAAAGTAAGATCATGGAAGTGGGTTCAATCTATTCCACAAATGTATGTGGCGACATTAAGATACTAAAATATATTAATTGCCATAAGGTTAGAGTCAAATTCTTAACCACAGGACGCAAGACTTACGCGGCTGCTAATAATATACGCAAGGGCAAAGTAAGTGATCTTTATTACCCGACAGTGGCGGGTACGGGGTACTTAGGTGAAGGCCCCTACGCGGTAATGGAAGGTAAAAAGATTTCCCGAATCTATTCTCTATGGCGAAATATGCTAATTCGCTGCTACGATCATGCAGACTTAAGACTAAAGCCGTATGATGGTGTATTGGTTGATACCAAATGGCATAATTTCCAAAAATTTGCGGCTGACATTGAGACGCTACGCGGATACGACAAAGAAGGTTGGGACTTAGACAAAGATTTACTAAATCCTACATCTAAGGAATATTCACTTCGTAACTGTTGCTTCGTGCCACATACTATAAACGCCACACTGCTTGGTGTTGGTTGCAGTAGCAACCGCAGCAAGCCTGTAAACTCGCGACTACCCGCTGGTGTTGTATTAACTAAAAGCGGAAATTTTGTGGCTAGAATTATGATTGATCGTAAATTCAAGCACTTGGGAACTTGTGATACCCCTCAAGAGGCACATGCTTTGTATCTGATTGCCAAGGCTGCACGATTAAAAACCTTGGCTAAAGCATTCAAGACCGATCTAGACCCGAAGGTCTATCGAGCTTTAGTAAACTGGAAAGGTCAATCATGGTCAAAGCCATAGATGTAAATCGATTCGATCAGAACTTCATCTACACACTCGACAACCCGATGCCTAAATGGCGTTGGGTTGCCAAGTTCTTTGGGCCGGATATCCCCGGTGTGGACTTCGAAGCATTACTAATCGAGAAAGTCGGGGCTCCCAACGGGGAGACGTTGCAAGTCGATAGCAGCTTCGGTGGAGGCCGCACAACGTACTTCCCTAGCTTTCCAGACAGCGGTCCAATAACTCTGTCTATCTTTGAAAACGATGCTGGCGCGGCTAATTTATCATTAGCCAACTGGAAGGAAAAAGTGAAGTCCCAAGAGGGATGGTACGGCCTTCCGGTGGAATACAAGTGTCGATTAATCGTCAATCTATTCGGTTACCAAAGCAACGTGCAGCCGGTCTATACCTATAGTTTCGAAGGTGTTTGGCCTTCCGACGCGGGGCAGTTAGACCTTAGCTATACAGAAGACGACCGAATGATTATTACAGGTACGTTCTCAACTGACCGTATCCTAACCGGCGCTCGCGTGGGGTGAGCGCTTTAATAAAGGCTGAATTATGGATACTCCCTTCTCTCTAGGGGCTCCCGCGCCCCATCAGGTTTCACGTGTTCCTATCGCGGAAACTGATATCGCTATCGATAGAGAAATGAATGAACATCGAGCGGCGCGCGAAGGCGGCCAATCTAAACGTCGTATGTTAATAAGCGGCGCAGAAGACACACCGGACAACGGGGTGTGGATGCCTATCGATCTACCTTCAATGGGCCTCGCAGGTTATCCCGCTCGCATTTACGTGCGCAAGTTTGGTTTGCCGGACCTGACGCGGTTAGGCGGAGCGCGCAAGCTAAATAGCTATTCGCACACGGTGTCTGCTATTGGCAAAACACTGCACGGCATGCCTGTTGAATTACTAACGCATGGCGATCTGGACTACATCATGAATTGGCACGAGATCAACTCGTTGCCGAAGAGCACTAAGAAGCTACGTTGGACTTCGCGTTATGGTCACGTCAACGAAGTTACGGTGACCGAAACGACGCGTGAAACGATTAATATCGAAAACGTTGCTCGGGTCGAAGAACTCTTAGCCAAGGGCTACGACTTCCCGCGCGTTGGGGATGAACTGTGGCGTCTGCACATGGTTGATGCTGGCAAGTTTAATGATCCTGACAACGAGACGGAATTCGCACTAGCTTCTTACGCGATGGTGGATGATCCTACTAACTTCGAAGCCAAGCTGGCGAAGATTAGGGCCGACACCGATAGCCTGGATTTCTACGAAGGCTTGCATGAGTGGCGTACGGTTGCTGATCACGGCATCAAGACTCGTACGTTGTTAACCTGCACCAAATTCGATCCGACTACGGCTATTAACGACATTCAGCAATCGTTGGCTATGCTCGACGCCTCCGCCTCCATGGGTGAGTTTGACGATGAAATGCATACGCAATCGACGTCGCTGATTAAGGAACTAGCGGCTCTGCGCAAGCTGGAAGCAGCTGACAAATTGTCAGAGGCTAAGGCTGTAGAGGAAGAGGTTATGATCCCTCTCGACGTTAGTAACTTTTTTCCCTATGTTCTCTGAATTCGATTTGGTCAAGATGACGACCGAATTGGAAATGAATAACTTATCAGCCCCTATCGACTGGCCTGTGGTTTGGCTTCAGACTAAGCATTCGCTGCTTAGAAAGAAACTGGACCACGACAGACTAGAGGCGATGACCAACCGTTAGTAAAGGGTTGCGCATGCTTGGTGTTCGTAGTTCTACTTCGCGTTCTATGGAACGTACTGACTCCCGGCGCGGAAACAGCCCAATGACTAGGGCGCTTAATTCGCGCCGTGATCTTATGCTTGAGCGGCGCACGGCTAGTAATAACCGTGCGCTGCAAGACGCTATTCAAATCGCTGCGAAACAAGAGTCGCAACGGGCAAAGCAGCAAGACACAAAACGCTCCACCGAAAGGCTCGGAGAACAACGCGATAGCCGTAAGGTCATCGGGTTACTAGAGAAGATCGCCAACCGCCTTGAGAATTTAGATCGTGGCGGCGGTCTAGGTAATGCCGCAGGTAGTGTGCTTAGCGGTGCTGCACTAGGCCGCTTACTAGCTAGATCAAATGCCCGCTCTGCGGCTCGTGCTAAGTTAGTAAGGGATGCTTCTGGTCGCTGGCGCAACACGGTAACGGGTCGTTACTCAAAAGCTCCGCCTCCGGGATTCTTTCAGCGTATAGCAAACGGCGTAGGCGAATCGCGCATTGGGCGTTTAGGCGGTGCGGTTGCTAGGTCTCCGTTAGGTCGTATGGCTGGCGCTGCGGCGCGTAGCCCGTTAGGTAGAATTGCGGGCCAAGGGTTGCGCTTAGGTGGTAACGTACTTGGCAAGTTAGCATGGCCTGTTGCTATCGGGATGAGTATCTTCGATGGCGTTAATGGAATGCGTAACGCTGACAATATTCTCGGTCGTAAAACCAACGGTACCGAGAAAGCCCAAGTCGGTATGGCGCAAGCGGTTAATGGGTTCCTGCTGGGCCTGCCTGATTTCTTGTCTAAGAAGGTGTTCGGACAATCGTTCGCTAAGCTCATGGTCGATGGCCTAGGCGACGTTCAGAAGCAACTTACTAATAAGATCAACGGCATTTGGGACGGCACGCGCAAGATGATTGGCGCGGGCTTTGGCACGGTTGCCAACGTCTATAATAAATCGTTGTCTGCCATGACCAAGTACGGCGACGAAATCGCCGCAGCCGGGGCTGGCTTAATCGCTGCTGTTAAAGCTAAAGACATGAAGGGCGCGGTTAGTGCGCTCGGCAAGTTAGGTGCACTGCTGTTCAAGCCAACTGCTGCCATCGCGGCTAAAGCTGATCAGTTAGTACAAGCCGGTGGTAAAGCTGTCGCGCAAGGTGTCCGCAGCGGTGGTGCTGCTGTTGCTACATCGGTTAGTGCAGGTATCTCGGCGGTCGCTGGTTGGGCGGGTCTTGGCTCTACGTCTGCTAAATACGAAAGCGGTAATCGCGGTGTCATGGCTATCTCGTCCGGTAAGGGCGATCCCGGCGGCGCTAGTTACGGCAAGTATCAGCTAGCTAGTAAAACTGGTACGCTTCAACGTTATCTGAAGGACTCAGGTTACGATAAGCAATTCGCGGGTTTGGCTCCGGGTTCGAAAGAATTCAATGCCAAGTGGCGAGAGCTAGGTAAAAGCGATCCTAAGTTCGCTGAATCGCAACACGATTTTATTAAAAAGACGCATTACGATCCTGCTGCTAAATATGCCGCGTCTCTTGGGTTCAATATGAACAACAGAGGCATGCAGGATGCGGTGTGGAGCGCTTCGGTGCAACACGGTGGAGTTAAAAGGCTGCTCGCTATGGCGGCCGCTACTCCCGGTTGGGCGCAAATGAGCGACGAGCAAAAGCTTCGTACGTTCTATAGCGTTCGCGCTCAATACGCTACTAACGCAATGCGTCGCAACAAGGCTTCCGCTAGTCAGATTGCTAGCGTGCAAAAGCGCTACCAAAGCGAAGTTAATGATGCCTTGGCGCTTTCGCGTAATGGCTCTGACGTGCAGATGGCCTCGACTAGCGCTGTGCCTAGTAACATGAAAGTAGCCTCTTCCATGGCTGCTGCTAGAGGTTCGGCGTCACGCGCTTCCATGTCGCCAGTGTCAGAACCCCTAACGCAAGAGCTACCTGTTGTTCCAGTTAATAAACCGGATATGCAGAAGCCCTTGAATGACCTGAAAGCTTTGTATGCAGCTTCTAAGGAACCTGCTCAAACCAAGGTGGCTGCTAATACTGGCGGTACGGGTGGATTACCAAGCGTTGGCGACGTGGCGGATAGGCCGCGAATTGATCTACAAGCCATCACGACAACACTTGCCGGGAGAGGCTAGGCTATGTTCGGTAGTATTACTAACGAGAACAAGGCGTACACTTACACGCTGTTCGCACCGGGCAAAGGTCGTGAAGCCGTTGAAGTCACCGGCCGCTTGCCGCAAGAGTGGTTACTATCTACGGGTAGCACTTGGGAAGGTAACGCTGCCGGTGACACGGTTCGCGATTTAGCGGATTCATCGGGAACCGGCCCTATAGGGCGCGCGGGTAGTTTAGCAACTACCGTGGGCGGCTCTAACGTCGGTTTCACTGCACTTGCCAATAGGCAATGGACCGGTGGTCAGCCATTAACTTTCAATCTGCTAGCCGAATTCAACGCCTATGAGAATGCACTAGAGGACGTTATGCGCCCTCTAGTGCTAATGCAGTCTATGTCTATGCCCACGGCATTAGGCAATCCCAACGTTGAACTACCTAACGGTGCAAAGATCAGCGCTGGTAATATCATCGGCCCTCCTTATTGGGAAGACGCCGGGGATAGCGGACAGATTGGTGGTCGTTCTACTATCTTACTGCGCATCGGGAACATGTTTGTGTTCGACGATATCGTAGTCGAGAGCGTTAATCCGACTATCGCAATGCGTCTAGCTGAACCCGGTATTCCTATTAAGGTGCAAGTCGAGTTTCAGGCGTCTACGCGTGGCCCGATCACCTTCGAGCAATACGTTAGTTACATGACAGGTTCGGCATTTGCCGAGTTCTTTAATAAGAACGACCGCATTCAAGCCGCACGTGAGAACGGACCGGGGCAACGCGCTGGTTACTCCGGTATGAAACCGGTACCGTCAACCAGATAGGTATTACTAAATGCACGCTTCCGAAGCACATCACCAACTAATGGGCAAAGGGTTTCACACGTGTAGTGGTGATCCTTCTGGTGTCCTGTACCAACGCGGTAGCACATACCTGAAGATGGTATTAACTGAGGGCGCGGGTGTGAAGGAATTTTACACCCAGGAAATCGTTCCCGTTGAACCGGAACGAGACCTTGCTAAAGCGGCGCACAAATTTAGTAATCCATCGTATGAACTAGGCCCCAAGCAACCCATAACGTTAGAGCAACTCTAATGACAGCGATGACCAAGCTGGAAGCTAGCACTAGTACGCACGGTAAAGCCGACGCTAGCCGAACTGCTTACTGCGCTGACGTTCCTGCATTAGACGATCCGTCTACGTTACTATTTGACTTCATGAACGAAGCCTACATTCGGGTGGTGCAAAGCCTGCCGGTGCTAGGCGCTGTTGAGTGGCGTAGAGGCGGTATGATGACCGCTGTTTCTTTCGATTATTATAATACCGAAACCCATTGGCAGACGATCATGCTCTACAATGGGTTTTGGGAACAATCGAAAATCCCGCCGGGGACTACGATTAATATTCCCGACGTAAGCAGCCTCAAGAGCCGACTGCAAGAGTCCAAACGAGGCCAAGTGACTAGGATTTAGTAATGTCGTCGACGAAGGTTGAGGGTAAGAGTGAACATAGCCTGTTCATTGGTGACGAGGGGCGGGAACTAAACATTCCTATTAACTCCATTATCGCCATGCAGGCTATTTCCAATGTATGGCTGACCGGTCCAACGTTCGATGTGTTACTTCTGGACAGCACCGGAACGACTATGACGCCGACGCCTACCGATGGCATGCGCATAGCGATAGCGATGGGGGATAGTAAACACCCTACCCGCACCTTCAATTTCCAACACGTCGGTTCGCCTATGGCCGAGGCTACTCCACGTGGCCCCGGCATTCGCATGTCTGCGATATTAAACAAACCGAAGCTGTATCACGGCGTGTGCACGAAAGCCGTGGTGGGAACGTCGTCGTTTGCTATCGCTAGCCTAGCGCAAGAGTGCGGATTAACTTTCCAAGTCGATAGCTCTGACAACGACTCCATGAAGTGGCTCCCTATGGGCCGCAAGTACGGAGAGTTCTTAGCTAATATCGCGTCGCACGGTTGGTTCGGTGAAGACAGCGCAGCGTCAGTGGTGGCAGTTACCTTAGACGGTGAAGTCAGGTATCGCAGCCTTGCAAAGCTAGCTAAGTCTAAGCCTAAGTTCTCGTTCTATTACGGCGTGGATCGCCCCAAGGGAAATAATAACTATACTGCGTACGATATGAAGACCGAAGACTTGTCTACGGTAGGCATCGGGCAGTTGGGTTATTCCGCGACGCGTACCCGCGTAAACATGAGCGGGGAAATCCAACGTTGGGATGGCGTGAACGTTACGCAGAACAACGAACGTATTAACGTTAGCTCCAAAATTCGAGACGCGGTTGGCGTCTCGCGCGTAATGCTAGGTGCTCCCGATTGCGGAAACACCCACGCGCATTATGATCAAGCGGAATATCAAAACCTCCGCTACCGTGGCACTTTCGGGCGACAACATGCCATCGTTGTAGCTCAATCCACGCAGGCCGCTGCTGAAGACAGCGATTATGATAACCCCTTGCGCCAAGGGCCTGACCTTCTCGATCCGGTAGCCGTTTACTATCTGGACCCGCGAACGAAGGAACCAAAGGTTACGTTTGGGATCATCAGCGCTCGTACCGTGGCTATTGTCAACGGGTTCTATGTCGAGCGTTTCAACATTGCATATCAAGGTGAAGATTCTGACGTAATCCTTTAGTGTGAGTTAGTAACATGCGTATAGCTTTGATCAGTCTTATTGCTGCGGTTTCATTAGCTCCAGCACAAGCCTCCGTAGTAATGGAGCCTTTGCCTCCGCCCGCAAAACAGCATCATTGTGATGCTTGGTTCAAGCGGCTGCCGGACACCAATGAAATGCAGGTTCGCGTTGACTGTAATAACGTGACTGGCTGGGACATGCGCGTCAAAGGTTTAGGTGCTAGCACCTACATTTTCTTGTCGTCTGATACGGAAACCTACGGCGAGAAAATCTATACCGTGAAAATGCCTGCGCGGAAAATGCATCCGGGCCTACAAGTTAATATTAACCCACGAGCGAAATGATGCAAGAGCCGGGCGACCTACGCAAAATCGGAACCTTCAATCTAGCAGATCACATGCCCGTTGGTTATGTTATTTCGCAGGAGGCAGAGGCTCCACATCGGGTGAAAGTTCGTATCCCGGCTAAGCATCGTGAGTTATCAGACGAAGACCTTCCTTGGTTTCGTGTGGGATTTGGCATTGGCTTAAACGGGCACAACGGACGTAGCGGTAAATTCACAACGTTAGCGCACGGCACCGAAGTTATTGTCTTGCTGTACGACCAGTTGGGCTATAACGGCATCGTGATCTTCCAGCTTGCAAACCAATCAAACGATATCCAAGGCGAAGACGACGTGTATGGCTACCGCGACGAGTTGGGGAATTCGTTCCGAGTTAATACCGACGGCGTTATGACCATGCAGGATAAGACCGGTTCTACCGTTAGTATGGGTAACGGGGTAGTCAGCGTTGAGGCCGATCAGTTATACCTGCGGATCAATGACATAACCATTGAGAGCGATACGTTAGGTATTCTATCGCGGTTACTGAACATGACCGCTACCGATCTTGCTATCTCTGCAACCAATCCTACGATTGTTGACGGTGCGGGCGGTGGCGGCGGGGCGGGAACCGGTCCAACTCTAACGCCACCGGAACTACCCGAGGCTCCTGATTTTAATCATAAAACGGACCTTTAGTAATGGCTATTCCGTATGAGCTTGCCAACACCTTAAACGTTGGCACTATCGATCCGAACAATATCATCGTCGGTCGCAGTTACTATTACTCAGACGCCTCACCCGCTTTCGCTATTGGTGCGGGCAATGACAGCCTCATTCAAACGAATGAGGAAGCGGTAGCTGGGCAGATCGAAATAGTTATTGGAACTCCGGTTGGTACCGACCCCTTCGAGCCCACCTTTGGTAGCCAAGCGCTCAACTACGTGTTCGAAAACACGTCGGAACATCGCGGCTTAGAGTTAGAGATACTAACTTCAGTGCGCAGGTGGCTTGGCAATCGCCTAGACTTTTTCAACGTTACTGTAGTCAGCGATAAAGCGTCTGGCGACACCTACGTTTCTATTCCCTTCCGTATCAAGGTCAGCGGCGTACAACAAATCTACGTTGGTAACCTATCCGCGCTCAAGAAAATGGCCGCTTAATAACGAGGTAGACCTGTGGCGACGATTACGGCTAAAGACAAGCTAGCGACGCTCATCGATGAGCTTGCGGTCAACTTAAAGAACAATCACAACGTCACGCTAACGCAGGCGCAATTGACCGATACTAAACGGGTCAGTGCCGAGTGGTTGGACAACACGCAAACCAAAGTTGTCGCACTGGCGGCTAATAAACCTGATTACAACCAGCTTATCCTTCAGCTTCAAAACATGTTGGAGCATGAGGATGCTTGGCGGGACACGATCACGGCAGGTGGTGGTCAAGCTATCCTAAGGTTAATATCTACGGCGGTGGCTTTCGCTGTGTTCGCGTCTGAACGCACGACGCAAGAACGTTACCCTGGTAGCGCGCAATTGCCATCTTCGATTTACGCCTATGCGCGCGGCCAAGGCGTGCGGGTTACGCGTCGTCGGCCACCTAAGGTTCCGGTTTCGCTAGTGCGTAGCGACAGTGAATACTTACTAATTCCGGAATTCACACTGTTTACCGTAGGTACCACCAAGTTTTTCAACCGTACGGCTATCGTATTCGGTAAGGGCGAATTGTTCCCGGTAGAAGCTGAGTTAGTACAAGGTGAAATCTTCATCGACTCGTATAAGTCGCCCGGTCGCCCCTTCGCTATGTACGAAGTTGGCAATGGCGACGGCACGATCTCGGAAGAGGACGTTTATCTCTACGTGGATGGCGAACAGTACACGCGAATTACTGAAAAGCCCTACATGTATGGTGCTAACGACAAAGTGTTCTACGAGAATACCTTGCAGAACGGCAACGTCGAGGTATTAACCGGTTCCGGCAACTACGGCGTGATGCCTCCTAGTAACGCCGACCTACGTATTCGCTATGCTACTACGCTGGGCGTCGAGGCGCACAACGCAACCGTTGAAATCCCGGTGCTGTGTCCAGACTTCCCCACCGTTTCTGGTTTGACAGTTAGTCCTATTGCCGGTGGTGGTTCACCTGAAACGGTAGACTTCTATCGTATTAACGCGCCAGCTATTCGTGCTAAGAGCGGTCGTTTGGCTAGCACGCGTCGCGAATACGAAGTCGATGCACTGAAGTATAAACCGCTCAAGATTTACGACGCTCGCGTGATTGGGCAAAAGGAATTCGCGCCTAATAATAAAGCCTACATGGGCGTGCTGAAGGTCGCGGCGTTGACCGACTTTCCGATGGACGATGCACAGTGGGTTCTGTTTAGTAAATACCTCTCGGGTATTGGCTGGGAAGGTTTTGAATTCCTGCGGGAAGACCCGCTGCCTATCCCTATCGATATTTCGGTGGAGATTGGTATTAACTTAGACTACGGCTTGGAAGCTACGCGTCTAGCTGCGCGCTCTATTCTGACCAACGCCTACGCTCCAAAACAAGGTGTGCTAGGTCTGGAATTCCGCCGTCACGATATCGAGTCGGTGATTATTAAGTCAGAAGACAAAGCGCTGAAAGGCGGCATCAATTGGGTGGACGTTATCTCGCCCGAAGTGTCGACTATACCCGCTGTGTGGAACGGGTACTTTACGATCAACTCGCTTAACGTTGTCACGAAGTACGCGACCCGCGCTAACACCAACCGCTTAGCCTAGTTAGTGGAATGGATATCGCGAACCTTCTAAACCGCAAGATGCGATCCAATCCGCTTTGGAAAAGTCTAGCCGAGGCGGTGGAAGACCTTATCAATACTACGGTCGGTACGGCAAACGACCAAGCGATGAACGCGATTAGTAATCCGTATCGCTACCTGCGCGGCGATGTGGTGGACCCTAGAGGGTTCACCGACATTGCGGCAGTTAGTGAAAACGGAGGCATGACGCTACCGCAAATGATCGCTGACCGGGAACGCGTGGCTAACGTCCGCGTGGTCCTGCCTGACGATGATAACGGCGGTGCGCAACTCTATATGGACCTAGACGGTACCACTTACGCCGCTAGCGCTAATCGTTTCCACGACCGTCCGCTGTTAGTACAAGAGGCCAAGCATTTAGGCTTTGATTTCTTCTCTGACGATTTGAGCGACGCCGACTACGCCCGCGTTATCTTGTTTATTAATCAGTATTGGCCTAAGTCCGGCTCGAAAGACGAACTCGCTAAGTTCCTCGGCTTTATCCGTGATATCCGCATCGATTTGGTGCAGCTATGGACGGTGGACGACGGCTTAACTGAATACGACGTCTTAGAGCGTAAGCAAGACAACATGACACCAATATGGAACGGCGGGAAATATTATCCCACCTTCCATTACGATATGTATTACGATGCGTTCGCCGATACTAACATCGAAGAATTGCAACGTCTCTTTTACGCGCTAGCGCCTATCCATCTTGTGCTTCGACGCATGATTGAGACAGTGCGTTCGCGTGGCCTCGCCTACGCCGCTGCCGTTCCCTTAACCGGGATGATTGAAGGCATCATTTGGCGGCCGCAAAAAGCTACTCAGTCACAGAATATAAAATATCGATTTACTGCGGCTGTTGTTAATAAACCAATGCTTTTGGTGCCGCCTAATTTGAATCCAAACGGTGTAACTATCTCGGCCATGGGTCCACACGGTGTATGGATATTAGAACGCGATCCGACTATTGCTGATCCTAGCGATCCTGTCGGTTACGTTAAGAACCACGGCCTTTATATCGCGCCTAGTGATGATCCTGAGGACTCGTTTAGTTTCCCGCCTAATGGGATATGGGACGGTGGCATTTGGTTCCTAGCCGAAGTGCCGACCACGGGCGTGTCAGTGCAAATAACTTAGACTTATGAGGTTTCCGTGCGCCTATTCTGGACACAGGCTGGCGAAGAGGCGTGGTACGCGGCACTAACTCGAAACGTGCGACTAGAAATCACGCGTTTCGAGATTAGAGCTTCGGATATCTACACGCTGAGCGGCCAGAAGCAAGGCGGTAAAACTGTTCAACAGTTCCGTGCCCTCAACTACGAACCGACCTGGACGCCGAATGTTAACTCCATCATCCTGAACGATGCGGTCGTTTATAACGGGACGATGGATGACATTGGCTATTGGCGCGTTCGTAATAACGATGGCGGTTTGATCTTCCGCGTGCCGAACGGGGCTGAAGATATGCCCATCGGTAGTATCTTCGTTTATGCGAAGAACACCGGGCCGTATCCGTATGCTTCAATGGGCGCGCAAGCCTATCAGCAATACCAAGACGTGTACGACGATGACCACGGCGGTGAAGTCTTACTATTTATGGGCTTTACCTCTGTGGCTGACGTGCACTGGAAGCTAGAGACGGAACACCCGCACTTCTTTGACGTGCGGCTCCCTATCTTTGCTGGTGGTTTGTTCAATAACTTTGACCGTCGTGATTTCGCTTTCGAAGCCGTCGTCGACATACTAACCGTCAACACGGAAAAGGAACTCGACGACCCGATTGCGAAAGCTTACGGCGCGGCCATCATTGAACACCATAGCCGAACCGGACTACCGGCTATCGCTTACCGCAATCTGGGGGCGGCTAGGTGGTTCGCTTATCCATTGCATGATAACTACCAAGCACCACGCGAAGAGCTTCTACCACTAGCCGACGCTGTGCTTGATGACGGGCTGCTAGACTACGGAACCATTGCACCACCACCCATCACGATTAATAACGTGGAACAAGGGGTGGTGATTACCGGACAACCTAGACAGACTAGCTTACCTACACTGACCTTTACTAAAAAGGACGTGGCTAGCTGGACGGCTACCACGACGCCGGTAACTGTAAGCGTGCTTCCGAATACCGATCAGCAATATCTTTGCAGCATCAAAGTCGCGGACTTGGCGTTGCTCGGTGGCGATCAGCAACTTTTCTTAATCCACAACACCACGCGCTACAACTTGCTGCGCCGTGGCGTAAAGCGCAATACACCTCCAATTGTTATTAGGCATGGTGATACGCTACAGTTGGAAGGAACCTTGCAAGGCCCGATCTCGTCATTGACGGGTTATATCTACGCCGAACTTAACGAGGCTCCGGTAAGCGCAGACGTGGACAACAAACCCACGTGGTTGATTGGCAAAGTTAATATGCACATCAGCTGCACGGTGCCTACTACGCCGGACAAGTTAGACTTTGGTCTAATGGCTCGCCGAATTAGTGGTTACACCTGGGATGAATACTCTCCGGAACAGCGCATCACCGGCTTAGGCTATGACATTTATGGCGAGCCGCAAGAGCTTGCTATTACTATCCGAGTTAAGCCTAGCTTAGGTGGTTCGGGCGGTATCGGTTATACCTTCGGTAATCAGGCTAGTCCGGGTGCGGCTAGCTACTTGCCTGCGGATTACGTTGATCCGGATGGTAAAACAGTTATTCGACGTGGTGTTAGCGGTTTAGCCAATACCTACCTCAAGGTCTACAAAAACGACGTAGACATGGGTTCGATTGCTACCCCGCTGACGCCGGAAAGCTTCGTAACGTTCACGGTAAAAGAGAACGACATTATTAGCTTCCGTGCTAGACTGGATGGTCGAGCCGCTAGTTATAATATGTCGGAAGTATTACCGGCTATCAGCTTGGGTGTTGAGGGTGTTACCAGCTTTGGTACGAAGTTCTTGCAAGGTGTCTTCGATCTTGCGGCAACGTTCGGCCCTGATACTACGCCGCAAAGCAAAGGCTCGTTACCGACTATTGCTTACCCCGGAGCGTTGACCAACTCCATCGGATTACATTCGTTCGGAGACATGGCTAATAACTACTTGATCAATCGATCGGTAGTTACGGTTCCGAGTAGCGGTTCCCCGTATACCATGACTGGCGATTGGCTGACCTTAATGGCCTCGCCCAATCCTACGATCAACGCGGCGACTTCGCTAGAGATCATGGGCTTGGTGGTTACTGGTACTGCTACTAACGGCTTCTCGATCCAGCTAGAAAAGTTTGGACCTTGGGCCGCAGCGGTTACGTTCTCTCTAGCCACACAAGCAGGGGTCGTCACACCGGTTAATATCGGTAACGTGGCTCCCGCTGATACCTTTAGGATCAAGGCAACGTTCTCCGATCCTGATGTGCGCGTGCAGCTAGTTGTGCGGGTAACTACCGAAAACTCAGTGAAAGACTTGCTTGTCGATTGCACTGTTAGGAGCGTCTAATGACTACGACTGCTATTGCTACCTTGTTGCAAGGTGGCCTTGACGCAATTACCAACGCGGTGACTTCCGGCAACGAGATAGTAATCTCCAAATGGGAGTTAGGGGCGGCTGCTAACGAGGTGGTTCCTTCGGGAGCCACTTCAGCAATCCCGACTGCGATCTACACCGGTAGCTCTAGCCGCGTGTTGCTAGAGCAAGAGAACGGCCTTGCCGTTTTTAATATCGTGCTAGACGACACGATTGGCGATTTCTTTATCGGTAACGTGGCGCTCAAGATTATCGACCCGGTTACAGACACTGAACGGTTGCTAGCCGTCGTGATGTTCCCCGAGACGATCTACAAGACTAAAAACGAAGCGTTAGGTGGTGCGCCGGGTGAAACCGGCCGCCATTACGTGGTCAAGTTAGTAATTCAACTGCAAACGCAAATCGGAGTGGCTAGCGTTACGGTTGGCAATACGCACTTCACTGCCATTCCTAGCGTCGACAATATTAATAACTTAGTGGACCCTGGTGCATCGCTATACTCGCACCAGATTCTATTGCAAACGCCGGACACCGGCGCACCTGCGCTTATCGCCGCCCGCGCAGGCGATAACCAATGGTGGGGTTTCGCGCTTTCTTGGCCTGTGGATGCACATAACTTTGGTGTTATTAGCGGTGGATACCAGGGCGACTGGTATGCTGTCGATAACGTTGAAGTCGTCTTCGGCGGTTTCTTCCATTTAACTAGCAACGATTTCGATGACATTATCGAGGGCGGTGCCAATTGGGAGAGCGGGAATAATACCAATTTAGTTAATGGCGGTACTTGGAGCATATAGGCTATGTCGGCTGTCATCGACGGTAACGTTTACTCCCTTCAATTCCGGCTGCATGACAACCACTATGCTAACAGCCCTAAAGCCATTCGTGTTGGCGGCGGTTACTATAGGTCAGATTTGCTTTCGTTAGGGGAGCCGGGGTTCGACCCGGTTAACTACGTCCTCTCTATTGGCATTGGAGCGTCTAAGGGTCTCAGCGTTATTAGCGGAAACTTTAACGGCGATCTGCTGGCGGATAAGACACCACTGCGGGATGCCCTTGGTCATCGGCTATACCATAATCGCATGGCGATGCAGACTGTTCCTATTCTGCAAGTCAGTTCGTTCATGGTGAAAGCCACGAACTACATCGACGTTAAGAATAACGCGAATATTACGTTAGTCCGAATGGGCCACGGGCATCTTAAAGCCGCCGTTGCTATGCTATTTAATATTCAGGAAGTTCTGAAGCAGGCATACGACGACACGCTTACTAATGCGCAAATCGCCAAACTTTTCGACCCGCCGAAAGACCTAACCAAGCTGGACTCCGTCTTCTCGGAAATCTACGGTAACGACTCTAACTTGCTGCTGAACTCAGAGTTATTCACTGGCGATGTGTTTGATCCTAAATCGGTAATCAACTTAGCACTTCGTAGTCGTGATATCGACGTAGCTTCTTATTCGCATGTTGGTGTTAGCTCTAATAAGAACGTAACGTTCTCCCCGCGCGGTGACCAATCCGCTGATGAGATTATTGAAAATACTGCTAACTCCGCACACTCGATAGCGCAGAACATTACCGGCATCGTGTCCAACGAACCCATCATGTTCCATCGTAAGGTGAAACCCAAGGGGCGCACACACTATAGACTGTCGGTATCCAACACGTTTATTACACCTAGCGGCGCGTCGGCTATCTTCAACTTGAATGGTAACGGCTCAGTAGTCAGCACGACGGGTGGTGCTACGGCTCGCGTAATAAAGCTGGATAACGGCTGGTATTGGATCGCGATGGTGGTCACTAGTAATAACTCGGCGTCCACTACTCTGCTTACCGAGAACCTCTTAGACGATAGCGATAACACCACCTACTTAGGCGACGGTGTTTCCGGTGTCTATCTTGATGAATTGCAAGCTGAAAACGGGACGGTTGGTAACCCGCCGGTGGATACCACAACGGCCCAAGTCACAGCTACTGTTAATAGAGCTAAGCTGGTTTCACAGACGAAAGCGAACTACGACAGCAAGCTTTCTATGTCGCAGTTAATCAATCTGCTAGGCGATAGTCTGGTGAGTGCTGCGTACATGCAGAAGAGCGCCACCGTAATCGCAGGTTACAAATACTGCGCTTCGGTCATCGTCCGTAAAGGCACGTCGCCGACGTCTATGCTGTCTTTGACCTTCACTGGTGGTGCAACGCCTGCGCAGGAAGGTCTTGTTCTTATTAATTGGACTACACTAGCCGTTACCCTGACCATGCCAAATACGTCTTGGCAGGGCGGTCTTATTCCGATGGGTAACGATTGTTATCGACTGTGGGTGTCGGGGCCTTCCTTTGACCACACCACGTTAGTAACAAGGTTGTATGTTCGCGACAAAACCTCGACCCACGTTTATCTCGAAGACGTTTATGTCGGTTCGTTTATGGCTAACCGTGGATATTACCCGGCCCCATACATTAAACGTGGCGCGTCTTAGTAAAAGAAAGTTTGTCTATGCAAGGCGTACGTATTCAATCTAGACAATTAGGCTTCGGTAGTACGGGGTTCACTCCCGTACTACCCGGTGAGCCGGTGTTTGATCCAGCTAATAAACGCTTCGGTGTTGGCATTGGAGCCAACAAGGCGGTTTGGTTTCCGAAAGCCACTACAGAGGGCGACCTTGAGTTCGATAACGACACAGGGTTAGTAAGTTCTGACGGTAACTATAGCTTAAAATTCACGACCTCTGGTATTTCATGGAAGGTCGGAGCTAGCGAGATTTTTGCGGTGCACAACTCGGGTGTAATGATTCGAGGCGGCCTAATGATGCGCAACGCAGCCGGTTCTGACACTGTTGTTATTGGTTACGCGCATTGGGTAGCCATTATGTCACTGTTGTGGAATATCAAAGCCCTGTTGCGGAAAATCGTGGCTAACACTGCGACTATCGGTGATATTAACGCGCTGTTCAACGCGCCAATTTCGTTGAACCTAACGACTCTCGACCCGGCCTTCCCCGAAGCGCCTACGCTTTAGTATATAGGATTGACAAATGCTCGCTAAACGAATCCTTTTTAATAACGGGGCCGCGCCTACTCTTGCCGAACTACCGTCGTTAGCCTTTGCTGAACCCGGTATTTCTACCGATACCAATCTGTTAATGATCGGTACGGGTACCTCTAGCCCGCACCTCGTGCAGACGACGCATACGACTGTCGTTGTCGATTACTCTAACACGCCCGGTATCATTCAGAATATCGTTAGTGTTAAGAGCGGTAGCGAAGCAGCGGCTCCTGGTTATCAGATTAATACCAATACTGCATCGCCTTCCGGTCTCTGTGAACCGGGCGGTGATGGTGACGTTGGTGTAGTCATTAAGGGTATCCTGATCGCCCGCTTTACCGCTACCGGCCTGTTGCTCAACGGTGCTCTGACCTATAGTGGTCAGGGCGGTGTTATTATGAGCTATGGTCCGACGGCACAACGTCCGGGTACGCCGCTGCACGGCTTTATCTGGCATAACACTACACTAGATATTCTAGAATGGTGGGATGGCACGACATGGCGCGCAGCGGGCACCGGTGGCGGTGGCGGTGCGGGCGCTTGGTCGCACATCAACCACACTAATAATAACTACGCAGTACAGGCGGGTGACAGACTTATCTGCAACACGGACTCTGCGGCGTTTACTATTGTGCTTCCGGCTGCGCCTGCTGATAAGGCCCAAGTCGAAATACTCGGTGATTTTGGAACGCGTTACCTGACGATTAATCGTAACGGTAAGAACATCGCCCGTAAGGCAGAAGATTTCATCATGACCAAAGACAATGTTGGTCTGCTGTTGGTGTTCGACGCTAATATTAACTCGTGGAGAGTTAAGCAGTGACGACATACACTGAGATTTTCTCGCCGCCGGAAAATCTGTCTCGGAAGTTTTACCGTAACAGTAATCCGGCGGGTATGACTACCGGGGTAATCCCCGTTCCTCCAGGCACGCGCTGTCTTATTATTAGTTCAGTGGGTGCCGGAGGTTGGGCTAATAACAACAATCGTATGGGTGGTGGTGCGGCGTTCGCTAGGACGAAGCTTACCAACATTGTTGATTCTGATACGTTTAGTTATCAGGTCGGCAACCCAAAGTTCTCGTTTGACGCCGGTAGTTCGCAGGGTGACAGCATTGTCACCCGTGTTACTGGTAGCGTAGTGGTTAATAAAGCCGCTCGCGGTACTGGTGTAATCTATAGCGGTCAACAGTACATCGGAACTCCCGGTGTTGCGGCTAATTGCATTGGCGACATTAAACGAGACGGTAATGTCGGTAGTTTAGCGTTATTACAAGGTGGTATGTCCGGTGGCGACCTTGACGACCCGCATTCCTACGGGTTTGGCGGTCGCGGTGCACGCGTTGGGCGTTATCCAGCGGCTGGCCCCGGTGGTGGTGGTATTCATTACATCGGATATGACGACGCAGGTCACACGAAGGCATTCTATCCCGGCGCTGGATTAATATGCTTTGATTTTTGGACTAAAGACCCAGGTTGGATCACGTAAATGACAACTTATACCGACATTTTTCCTGACCCAATTGAAATGTTGCTAACTAAGGTTTTCAGCGATGAGGGTGTCTTCACCTACGTTGTGCCTAATGACGCGCGTATCAAATACATAGTCGCCGTGGCCGAAGGCTGCGGCGGCATGGGTGATAGTCAAGGCGGCGGTGGGGCTCTAGTTAAAAACAAGATTCCCATCACGCCCGGCGAAACTCTAACCATTCAAGTCGGTAAAACCAGTACCGCGTCTGTGTTAGGCGATAGTTTTGTTCGACGTGCTAATAACACGTACATCGTCTACGCTGATCGCGGACGCGGTAACGGTAACCCCGGTTTTGCGTTAAACTCCACCGGCGCAGTAAAACGTGACGGTTATAACGGGGCGGGCGCGGCGGCTACGTCCGGCGCACCTGCATCTGACGCTACCGATACTAAGTCTGCCGGGTTAGGTGGCTTCGGTTATAACTATGCACAACCTCAACTATCGCAAGGTTCAGACTACGGCGGTGGTGGTCGATTGTATCCTCGATACGATGGCGGTGGAGATTGGACCGGTGATTATACCTCTGACGGTGCAGGTAGCGGTTTCGTTAGGCTAGAATTCTACACGGGCGAACCGGGATCGCTGACTTAATAAAAGGCTAATAAAATGCAAGTTACGCCACGCCAAAAGGCGGTCATCGAGAACATCGTAACACTACATGAAACGGGACGTCTCAACGCCAAAAGCTATGGGATGGTCGTCAATGTTCGTGGCGATCCAGGCGGTCTGACTTACGGTAAGCACCAAGTTACTATCAATAGCGGTGGGCTGTATCTCATGCTCAACCGCTATTGTACTAACCCAAATGCTAACCGGCAGTTGGTGGAAGCGATTTCTCGCTTCCTGCCTGCTATCCGTGCTAAGAATGCGGCAGTTGTCGCAAGTCCGGTGCTGCGCGACGCGCTAAGCCAAGCAGGTAACGACCCCGTGATGGCACAAGTGCAGGATGGTTATTTCGATGACCAATACTGGAATCCTGCGGTACGTTTTTGCGTCGCCAAGGGATTCTATTCTGGTCTAGCAATGGCTGTGGTGTATGACAGCACTATTCACGGTTCGTTGTTCAAGATCGACAAGCGTCTACAGCCAGGATTACTAGAAGCCACGTGGATTAGGTCTTACGTGGAGACCCGTCGTCAATGGATGGCAACGCATCCGACTATCCCGCTACTTCGTCGCTGCACGTACCGAATGGATACGTTCAGGGCACTGCTAGACGCTAATAACTATGATTTGAATTCGCCTGTGTGGGCGCATGGTCGTCGTGCTGATCTAGACTTTGATAACAGCGGCGCTCCGGTGCAGCAACAGACTACTATGCAGCAGCCGGTTCCAGTGCCTGCGTTGGCTACTACACAACGTATTCTAGATCGTGGTGACAAGGGTGCTGACGTTGCGGAAATGCAAAGCATGCTAATCCGTATCGGTTATCACGACGTTACTGCGGATGGGGCTTTCGGCCCTAAGACCGAAGCTGCGGTGGTGGCGTTCCAGCGCATGTATGGGTTAGTTGCTGACGGTATCGTTGGTCCTTCGACTTGGCGTGTACTAGATCAAGTCGACGATTAAAAGAGGCGAATTATGGAACAGTTACTAAAGAGCCTCCCCGATGAAAACGCCGACGGTATTCCCGATGCGCTAGGCCGTATCTTGAATGACGGCGATTTTGGTTTAGGTGATGACAAATGGAAGAACCGCCGAAAGGCAGTCTTCTGGACTTTGATTGTTAGCGGCGGATCGTGTTTCTTCATGATGCTGCTATGGGCATGGAAGTTACTATTCACTACCACTGACATGCCCATGAACCTATTGCAGTTCGGTACGGCCATCTTCTACGCAATGGTCGCTCTATTCACTACCGTTCTGCTAGGTTACTTAGGCTTCAGCCAAGCCGATACGAATGCTTACCGTAAGCACTCTGTTGACTTAGCTAAAAGCATCCCCGCGCCTCCTGTTAATAACACACCGGGAGCGTACGGCGGTTACAGCCCTTATTCAAATCAACAATTTGGACAGGGTTACGGATACGATCCCAACTTACAGCCACCTGTTAATCAAGCTGATATGACCGCACCGCCCGTTCCGCCAACTCCGGTTGGGCCTACGGAGCGCAAGCCGGGAGTTATCCTCTAACAGACAACAAAAAGCCCCCGGCGCATTATGCGCCGGGGGCTTTTCTCGTTATTGGGGAGTAATAAACTCTTTGAATTTCTGCCAAATGTTCTTGCGTTGCACTTTGGTAGCAGAGGGCGGCATGAAGTTAACTTCGTCAATCATACCGATTTGTTCGCTAGAACCGCGCATTGTTCGCGGCACGGCGGTAGTACGAGGAACCGCCTCCTCGTCTTTTTGGTGCCCTAGGTTATTAATCTTCTCATAGGCGAAATCTTGAATCATATCACCATGGGGACTTGGGCCTACGTTGATGCTGAACGCGCTATCACCATGGTTACTGATAACATGATTACTAATAGACACTTTAGCGCCAGCGGGGAGCACACCTTGGTAGGCAACGGTTTGGACGTTTGAGGTTGCGCGAGCGGAAACCGCTTCATTGATGGAAGCCACCGGAGCTAAAGCATTGTGAACCCAATCGTTGCCGATCACGTCGTTATAACTGCCAAATACATGCATTGCGACAGTATCATTGCGGCGGAAATAGTTGGCTAGCATGTCCTTACGTCCATTCGGAAGCGTAAGTTCCGCAGACGAAGCCGCGTTAATATATCGATCCAGGGTCTTTTCGCTGATTTGTTCCAGCGCTTTTAGTAGACCGGACACCGAGGCGTCGGCCCATTGCGGTAAGAAGCTGACCAGCCAAGCATACTCAGCACGACGCGACAGATTCTTAGGCGCGAATAGCCACGTGAGAATCGCTAGCAGAACGATCTGTTCGTTGCTTAGCTCTCGCATCGCGTGCTTGCCGGTGGCCGCATGGATGTTCAGTTGCCAATTATTCTTGACGTCGATTTTGATATCGGAATACATGTTAGTAGCCTTTTCTCGATGGTTGTTAAATCAGTTTGAGTTGTCGGTAATCGCTGCCTGCAAACCACGCTTCTACATTACTAACCTTGCAGAATTGGATCAGCCTATGTCGCATGTTCTTAGCTGGATACGTAGGCCCAAACGTGTCGCCTACGACCCATATAGAACCGTCATTGGCTTCCGCGAAGGCAATCATGTGGTCTACGCCACCGGTGTGCGCACTATCGACATGCGCAAACCAACACCGTTCCATAGGCAAACCACGCAAGATTAGTAAGTTGACGACCGTGCTAGCTAGACTATCGCAGTCATCCGCCCACGCCTTACCTGCCGCCACTTCTTTATGATAAGATCGCCAGTTATCCTTACCCGCTGGGTCGTGTTTGTACGTGAAGTTCTTTCGTGCAGCTACGTCGATAGCGTACATCTGCTTAGCGTCGAGCATATTAGCACCACTTGGGTTTATTAAGCAGCCCGGTGTCTTCGCAACGCTTCTCGCAGTACGGAATGTCCGGCTGGTTAATACATTGCTGGATCATTTGCGACGGCACACCAACGCGCCTAGGGGCAGACTTTTCGATGGGTACGGGCGGCTTAGGTTCGGGTTCCGAAGTCGTCCTGACGCACCCGACAATCAAAGACAGCGTGATTATTAAGCAGCCGACGCAGATGAAGAGGTACGTGATTTGCCGCTTAGTCATAGCTTCAACCTGTAGATCACGGAAGCCATAGTGGCTTTAGTTATTTTAGCGAAGTTATGCATACGTTCGTTGGCTCCGTACACATAGAAGTTAACACCCAACGCGTTCTTTTCCTTCGCGAACTCACGAAGGCGACCAACAAGCATCATGAATGCTCGCGGGTCATTACTATGCAACCAATTGACGTAGATTTCACAATCTTCGTCGAGCTTCGGGTTGAATTGCAGTACACCTTGGACTTGCGTCTCGTCGTCTTCGTTAGTAACGATGTAACTGACGCGTTCGTCAGCTGCATTGACCCAAATAGGAAGACTGCACGCGCCACCCCGCACGGCGTCGTCTAATGACTTCTGCATAGCCTGATGACAAGCAATAGGATATCGCGATAAAAGATCGGTCTCTATTAACTTGAGATTAGCCATTATATACCGCTGCTGCGTGCTCGATAGTACGCAGCATCCCTTGTTGAAAATTGAGTTCGTACTGATAAAGCGCGCCGTAATTAGGTTTGGCTAGTCCAACTTCTGCCGACTTGGTGGTCAAAGTCACAAACAGTGTGCAAGTACCGTTGTGTCGCTTCAGAAGCTTTCGCATATCCCGCAGCAACCGCTTACGTAATGGATTATTAGCCCCGGCCATCACTAGAGAAACCGGAGAATGTGCTACGACGCGCGCGATATGACACGTGGCGTTAGACGCGATTTCAGTCCAGTTATTATCAAACGAAGATTCAACGTCGAGCATTTATGAGCTTTTCCTAGGGGTTAGTTTTGTGAATCGTAGCAACCTGGGTAGAAGGCGCGCTTATTGCGGCGTGAATACATCAATCTAACAAGTCGTGCACGTCCGCTAATTCGGTGACGTCGAAACTGAATATTCGAAAATCGTCGACTTTCCGAATCCACCGCACGACCTGTACGCAGTCCCCATTTTGGTGATTTATTAATCGTAGAGCGGTATCGCCAAGGATTGTTCAAGCCACCAAACGCAATGCATGTGCCGTCTTGCCGGTTGTACAATCGAACACCAGCGTGAGAACCACTTTTAATAACGAAAGCTGGCCGGTTCATTTAGGTACCAGCCGTTGCCGCTATTAGTAGAAGATTGGCGGTTTCCTGACGTACGGCTTCGGCTTCACGGTCCAAGTTGTCTAATGCCGCAAACCCGTACTCGCGAGCGTAAGCTTCGCGAGAAACCGGCGCACTTTCTACGGTAGTTAGATAGTAGACAGCATCCGTATCAGGCTCATGATTAGCGCATGTGGTGTTGTAATCAGGCATGTGTACAGTGGTCAGTCGGTCGTCTGCACCCGGCATTTAACGAATCCTCGTCATTGAGCGGTGCCAATCAGAGGCTTCGCGCGAGTAAGGCTCATACGTATGGACGTTGCAGTATTCAACACGCGGTGGATATCCAGGCCTGCTAGGCGTGTTAGTATTGCTGCAACCAATGATAATGTATTCGTTACCATTGCGGTGCCGCCAAATACTAAACTTAGGAAAGTCAGCTTCGTTGAACACAAACGGTTCAGCCTCAACGCCCATGGTCATAGTTTCGTCAGCGTTGCCACCGGGGTGTTCGAAGGCGACGATCATGCCGGGGACGCCAGGAATTACTAAAATCTTATCGTTCTCAAGCAGAACTAGCCAATCCCCCTGAATCGCGGCGACCGATACACCGTATCTGTCATCGACTTCTCCTGTAGTAACTGCCGACAGTTCCGTAGGCACCGTCAAACTAACGTACGGAGGTCCGGCTGTATTACCAGCTAAATCATGGTAGTAAGACGTTTGCTTACCGGGATTTTCGCGACTAACCAATCCAGGTGCTAAAGCGCACACATCGTTCCAAGTCGTCCAAGACAGTTGGACGATCTTCTTAGCCTTAATGCGTAGTTCCATATGACTATTCCTTGTGATTGAGGATGATACGGCCAGTGTTTTCTTCGACACCCACCGCGCGGTCATCATACAGTTTAATAAGCCCGTAGTCTTTGACGTTGGTTACTTCCAGCGCCACCCCGAATTGATCAACCGTCCATTGCTCGATTGCCTTACGGGCGGTTTCATGTTCACCGTCCTCACGGATAGTAACTCGCGCAGTGAATATTTTGACGCGATCACCACGTTCCAGATACAGGCGAATAAGATCGCACATAGGCTTCACCGGAGCACCGATATGTGTAGGCCCCTTCCACCCATCGTAGAACGCAATTGTTCCGTCCAGATCGAAGCCATACCAGCCTCGGTTGTCACTGAATTTACGTACTTGATTAGCCATCAGAATTCACCACCGTGTTTGTTAGTTGGCTTTGTGACGACGCTTGGTTTCTTGAAACTCTTCCCACATTGCGTCGTATTCTTCATCAGTAATATTAGGCTGCACCGCCAAAGCGACTTCCAGCCACTCTTCTTTATCTAATTCGTCTAGCCTTGCGTTCTCTTGTGTCATTTATAACCTTATGCGTAGGGATTCTTGCGCTTAGGGCCGATCTTGTATTTGACCTTACGAAATTGGTCGCGAAGGTAGGCCGGGACGCGATGCCATTTAATAACAATACGAGACTTCATAGTCCGCGTATTAGTTACTTTGCGCCAAGGTCCGCCGTCAATGCACTCAACTTTGTGGCTAGCATTATCGCAAGCCCAAATCCAAGCAAGATATTTCTTAGCGATATCGTTGCAGGTCTCTTTAGTAATTGGCTCGTAGTACACACGCCCCATCCAGATGAGGCCGTGCTTTTCGACCCTACTCGCTAGCAATTCTTTTAATTCAGTTACGTAATCGCCAGTGTGTACAGGACTGAAACCCAAATTGCTCATTAGGTAAGCTACGCGTTCCGTACGCTCGTTATTAACACAGCAACCCACTGGATTCTCCAAAAGAAAAGGGACGGCTGAAAACAGCCGTCCCTGTTGTCTCTCATAAATTGCTCAGCGTTTCCACTGTCTCGGATCAACTGGCCTACCCATGTCACGTTCTACTTGGATGGCTCGATCATCCCATAATTCCATCATACCGAACGTCTTTTGGTTAGTAACTTCAAGGCGAGGTAGGTTGTACTTCTCAAGCCAATCTTGAATTGCAGTGCGCGCGGCGTCTCGTTCGTGTGGGGCGCATGACATGCGTGCCGTTAGTATCTTGACCGTAACGCCCCTTGCGATCCAACGCTTTACCCGTGCCAACATTTCTGGCACGGGCTCCTCTTCGATGACCGCTGTAACACCCTGCCAATTAGTAAAGTGTTTGCACAACGTTCCGTCAAAATCCACGGCAATGTACTTGTTGCTCATGTTATTGGCACGCCAAACACTGATCGTAGTCACGTGGTTGGAAAGTCATGATCTCCGGTTCCACCAAATCATCTACGTCGTCTTCGCCTGCGTGTGCGGCTCGCTGAACCGATTGCGAACGAAGATAGTATAGAGACTTAACGCCGCGTTCCCAAGCCATCCAATGCAGCATATGCAGATCATACTTATTAACATTGCCGGGTAGGAAAATGTTAACCGATTGTGATTGGCAAACCTCAGGCGTGCGATCCGCTGCTAGTTCAATGACCCAACGTTGATCGATTTCGAAGGCCGTTTTGAACACGGCCTTTTCATCGTCACTCATCCACTCAAGTTCAGAAACCGAACCGCCGTTTAGTAGAATGAGTTCCCATTGAGCTTCGCACCACGCTTCTAATTCTTCGTGCGTCTCTGTGTGCTGATTTTCGGCAGCAAAACGACGAATAATAGCGTCTAGATACGGGTTCTTAACGGTGAACGACCCTGATAGCGTCTTATGCGTGTAGATATTAGCCGGAATAGGCTCGATGCCTGCGCTCGCCCCACCGCAGATAATAGAAATGGACGCGGTAGGCGCGATAGCTAGCTTGTGAGAGAACCGTTGCGGCGTAGTGAATTTGCATTCCGCTTCAGTCAGCTTGTTCACTAGGATTTGCGAACGCTCTTTCAGATGCGCCGCCACCCAATCCGGACAAGGACCGCGTTCTATTGCTAGTAATTCCGAAGCAGCGTCAGCACCCTTGCGAATATGCTTGAACATACGCAAGTTCCACGACTTAGCCATGGCGCTTTCAAACGGCACGCCCATCTTTTGCAGGAACGAATGGAAACCCATTAATCCAAGACCAACTGAACGTTCGTTAGCTGCTGCGTAGATGGCGTTCTTGAAGCGCGGGTCGTAGGTCTCAGCGCGGTTAATAAAATCTTGCAGAATGTTGTCGAGGAATCGCATCGCGTCTTCAAGGAAACGCGGATCGTCTTTCCATTCCATATAGTATTCAGCGTTGACCGACGACAGGCAGCAAACTGCCGTGCGTTCGTTATTACGATAGTCTTTGCCGGTATGCAGCATGATTTCCGCACACAGATTGGACTGCCGCACGCTATGTCCCAATTCACGTTGGAACTCGGGCATACCTCTATTAACAGTATCAGAGAAAATCAGGTATGGTTCGCCGGTTTGAATGCGAATGTCCAGAATCTTCTGCCACAACGTACGCGCATCAACCGTCTTAACCGGCTGCTTAGTCTTCGGAGATAGTAGATCGAATTCAGCACCGGCCCGCACGGCTTCCATGAAAGCGTCGGTGATATTAATACCGTGGTGGAGGTTAAGGCTCTTGCGGTTGAAGTCACCGGAAGGTTTACGAATCTCCAGAAACTCTTCGATTTCCGGGTGATGGATATCGACATAGACCGCCGCAGAACCCCGACGCAGCGAACCTTGACTAATAGCTAGCGTGAGACTGTCCATGACGCGGATGAAAGGAATAATCCCGCTAGTCTGACCCGCGCCTTTGACCTTCTCCCCAATCGAACGAACGCTACCCCAATAGGTTCCGATACCACCACCATTAGTAGCTAACGCGATGTTCTCATTCCAGACTTCTCGAATGCCATCGATAGTATCCGGCACCGCGTTGAGAAAACACGAAATAGGCAGGCCACGGTCTAAACCGCCGTTACTAAGAACCGGAGTAGACGGCATGAACCAAAGCTTGGAAATGTAATCGTACATACGTTGCGCATGCTCGGCGTCATCGGCGAAAGCAGTAGCCACGCGAGCAAAAGCGTCTTGATAGGATTCACCGGGAGCAAGATACCGGTCATCCAGAGTGCTGCGACCAAAATCGGTTAGTAACGCATCGCGGCTGCGGTCTACTTGCACTTGGCGGACCAGCTTCAATTTGGGGTGAGCCATAACACGTTCGGATTGCGACATACTAATAACAAGTCCTCTTATTAACCTTAGCCGCTGAGCACGGCACTTATGCTTGTTCGGTTTATATAAATTAGCGTACCCAGCGACTGTCGCAGGTTTTACTAACCGCGTTTCGCCTGCATACGGTCAAACTCCGCCCAAACGCCTTGATCACCATGCCACGTGCCTTCTGTGGCGGCTTTCGAGTATTCAGTAGAACGGGCCTCAAAGAAGTTGCCGTGCTCTTGACCGGAGATCATCGCTTGCAACCAGGGGAGCGGGTTCTGCGATTGAGACGTGTAGCCGAACACAGTCTCATTCTTCGAAGAGTCTACTAACTTAAGCTGACGGCAACGCCAATCGCCGATGAACCGCGTGTACTTTTTAATATCATCAGGTTCCATGCCTTGGACTTCACCGGCCTCAAAGGCCAGATCGATGAACTTATCTTCAAGGTCCACGACAGTCTTGCAGCAATCGATGATATCGTCACGCACCGACTTGGTTACGCAGCCGGTTTCGCGGTTGAAAGCGTGATACAGCTTAATAATACCTTCGCAGTGCAGGCTCTCATCACGCACAGACCAGCTAACAATCTGCCCCATGCCCTTCATCTTGTTGTGACGAGGGAAGTTTAATAGCATCGCGAAGCTAGAGAACAGTTGCAGGCCTTCGGTAAACCCACCGAACATAGCCAACGTGCGTGCAGTATCGGCGTAGGACTTCGTACCGAACTGTTGCATGTAATCGTGCTTGTCGCGCATCGCCTGATAATCGAGGAACGCCGTGAACTCGCTATCCGGCATCCCAATCGTCTCTAGTAACAGAGCGTAGGCAGCGATGTGAATGGTCTCCATATTGGAGAACGCCGCCAACATCATCTTGACTTCAGTAGGCTTGAAGACGCGGCTATAGCGCTCCATGTAGTTGTCGTTAACTTCCACGTCCGATTGCGTGAAGAAACGGAAGATTTGAGTTAGTAGATTGCGTTCTCTGTCGTTTAGTTTAACAGCCCAATCTTTCAAGTCTTCAGACAGAGGAACCTCTTGCGGCATCCAGTGAATTTGTTGCTGTCGCTCCCACATTTGGTACGCCCATGGGTATCGATGTGGTTTGAATGCAGCGGAGGCAGTTAGTAGACCCGGAAGATGCTTGCTCATTTTGTTCTCTTGAACGCTCCAAAACGCCACGCAAGAAACAACCACACAGCGTTGGCTACGGCGAGGGCTCCGCCGCCAATCTGCGAAATAGGTTGTGTCATGTGGTAGTAATAATAAATATTCCAGATTCCCCACGTGAAGAAGAACACCGTGGGGAACCAATGTATGCCTTTCACGACGCGATCACGGAGCAACACCATGATACTAAAGCACGTCGCAATAGACCCGCCGAGTTCGTAACAGGCGTTGACGCAATCCTGCCACGTCATGTCTGGTCTTCTGGTCTAATAAGTGGCGGCGTGGATAGCATCCTGTCGTCGGGCAACCGAACGCAAGCTTCTGCTAACACGTTGTACGGCGCTTCCGTGGGCGCAGACTTAAGATGCTCAACGAGTTTATTATAAGCCACCGTAACGGACTGAGCTTCGCCTCTAGCCGGAACCCCATTCTGTTCGAAACACGCGATCCCTAAGCCAGTAACACAACGCATACGGTCGAGCATTTTAGTCGTGGCTTGAGGTTCACCAGCAGAGCAATAAGCACGACGAGCTTCGGCGATGTAGTGTTCCATCATTAGTAGGAACTCACCCGGCGTGTGCAGACCTTTCGACGCTGTAGTGTCAGCGTTCCACATCGAGTCTTGATAGTCGCGTTCGCCATCAATAACTTTGTAAACGTCAGACCTGTCCACACTTGCTCCAATCGTGGTCATAGATTACCGGGTCATGCAACAGACCGTGCAGCGCGATATCTAACTCAGATTTTGGTCCGATGTTATTAAATAGTACATCGTGCGGGATGGCGGCGACGGCGGCGTCTGTGTGGATGCCCTGAACACTAAACGCACTTTCGCGAGTAACACGGATAAGAATGCCGCCCAACTTCTTGAAATACGGGGCCTCGTAAACCATGCTTTCGATAATAAACCTGGCTTCCGGATTGAGTGTCTTGGCTCGACGGTATTCCGCGCCGAGCGTGTATTCGCAACCCATATCTACGCCCATGTGGTAACCCAGCTTTTCCATGAAGGTACGGCTAAGTCCATCGCCGGGAATCAACGGATGGGGCGTGTCTTTCAAGTCTCCGTATACTAATCGATAGGCGGTTTCTGGATCGATACCGAGGTGTTGGTAGTAAGCAACCACCATGACTTTGCCCGCGCCAAAGGCGTGCAACTTAGTAAAACCATATTCCGCCACTAGCACGTCAGCTATAGTAGACTTGCCGACGTACCGCTTCCCCGTGAGTGCCAACAGCATTTAATAATCCTCAACTAGGCGAAGGGTCCGCCAAATGCGCCAAGCCTGAAAACGCGACCAGAAGTTGCCCGTGCGCATGCGATCCGATGCACGATCCAGCCAAGCTGTGTTTTGCTCAGGCGCGCCGAGGATCAACCAAACGATAGTAATTAGTACCAAGGCGATGCAACCACCTAGCATCGGAACTTCGATTTCGTCATACGGCGTCATGTTATTATCCAGCCTTTTGTTTTGAGGAAGTCAATCGTTTGTGTAGAGGGATCGAGGATTATGCAGCACTACGCTACGTAGGTAGTCCCCGACGTCTACTAACGCGGTAGTCGGGCGCTGCATGCGTTCAGGGTGTTCGCGAGCAAACTCCAGGAAATCACTAACCCGCCCCAGAATTGCGCCCTGATGCTTGCCGTTGTCTACCATCTTGGCATAGTGCACAAGTAACTCAGCCGCGAACATATCCTTAGCCCGCACGATGAACACCGGCTCGTCGTCAGGGATCGCTACACCCGTCGCGCGATTGACGATTTGGTTATTAGCCACGATGTATTTCGGGTCATTCAGGAAGGGTAACCGACGCGAAGGGCTCTCGTGCTTATCCACTGTGATTTCTAATGATTCTTGTGTCGCCTGTTCAGCTTCGGCTTTACAGTCCTTGCAGCCGGTTCCAGGCCAGCCATGTTCGCACATATCGACACTAGCCATCTACTAACCTTCCGCTGCCTTCTTAGCCTTAGCGTACCGTTGCTTGACCATACGGCTCATCATCGCACAAGAGCCTTCGGCGTTGGCGACCGTGTAGACAAGAACAGTGATGGCTACTTTAATAAAATCACCGTGGATCAGGCTAGGTAGCAGCGTCCCGAGGATCATGATTTGCATGATCATGAAAGTGCTATGCGAGAGATACGACCACTTACGGTGGCGACCAACGTCGTCTTCGTTCCGCGTGCGGGAAACCGCCGTGAAGATAGTGCTTTGGAAGTAACCGATCACCGCGAAGACTAGTAGCGCGAGCGGATAGGGTAAGGTAGCGAAGTCCATTATTTAACAGCCTTTGTTAGAAGTTGATTTTTGATCCAGTCGCAACTCATGTACAGGCCACCGAACAGCCCGATTGCTGCGAACAAGTACACTGAGCCTTCGGAGAATTGAAAACCCAAGCCAACAAGCACGACCACTATGGCTGCACTTGCAACTAGCCCCACACAAGGGCCGATTATTACTGCGAGAATGCCCTGCACGAAAGTGAGAAACCAGCGCATCGAATTCCTCCACAAATTGGTTGAGTTGGCAGGTGGTTATTAAGAGGACTTACGCAACTCTTTTGCCACGCCCAACGTGACCAATAGAATAATAATTAACGCAAACGTAGACCACTGCTCCCATCCAAGCTCTTTGACTAGGGTGTTTGCGATGTACACTGCGCCGAGACTCATGAAAAAGTTCTCGTGCCCATCGATAAAGCTAGTAACTATCCATTTAATCACGCTATAGATCGCGTAACCAACGCCACCGACGCACATGCCGATCATCGCCAGAGTCTTGCCCAGCGGATTAGAACTTTCCAGACTAATCCAACTAGCTTCACTTCTTTCCATTAATCTTGCCCCTATCTTTCGCCTCTTGATCGAGGCAATTATTAATTGCCTTAGCGCGATCTTGCCAGTTGCCTTCGCGCTTCTTTAAGGTAGCTAGGTTTTCTACTATTACCGCCAATCCATCAGCGGTGACTCCAGCCGCCAGCGGCACCCCGCCTTCTCCTGTGGTACCCACCGGAACCGGAAAAAAGGTGAACGTCTTCAACGATACCTCCCTAGGAGGCGTGATCTTGTTGCAAACAGTAGACGTTTGCTTTTCCGGTTGGCGGAATAGCTGCGTAGTTCCGCAGCCGCCCAACAGGAGCGTAGTTAGTAGAACACCACTAATTAGCAGGCGGCGCATCGGGAACCTCGTCTTGCTTGTAGAAGTCTGTCGTTAGCTCTAGCGCTAGGCGGTTGGCGATAGACAGATCAGGTTGAATTCGTAGCTTCTCAATCGTGCGATAGACCGGGACGTATTTAGTATCCGAGTTACGATCCGCAGTATCGACGCTATCGATTTGCTTTTGCTTGCGGCTTATTTCGGCGTCCTTACTCTTTACAGTTTGCTCCAAGCCCGCCTTTTCAGCCTTCAATTTATTAATCTGTTGTTGGGCCGTAAACACGTACATGATGAACGCCGCAGCTTTGATCGCACCAATCACGCCAGCAATTACTAACGAAAGTCCGCTGATCAACGAGAACCCTGGAATCAGCAGAGCTAGTTTGCCGAAGTATCGATTAATAATCCAGCAAACGACGACAACGAGCAGGGCAATCCCGAACGCCCACCAAAGCAGGTTGGAAATAAGGCCCCCTAAGAAGCCAAATACTGCGCTAATAATCATGTCCTAATCTCCTACGTGAGCGGTACTGGACATACTAACGACTTTGAAGTCTTCACAGAAGGCAAAAAGCTCTCGTGTGCCTCGGACGACCGACTCTTGGAAGCTTAATACACCATCGTTGTCGTCACGTCGGGGAAGATTTTCTCCGAACATAAGATAACGATCTGTATCGTGTTCGATTATCGTGCCAATGTCTGCGATGGCCGATGACATACGCTTTTCGTCATTGACCGCAATACTAACTACGTAAATCTCCAACATTTCTATCATAACGTCGTAGACTACACGAACGCTGGAGATTTTTGGTTTAATAGTAGGCTTCACGTAGTTGATCAGCTTGGATTCTTTGGTCTTCTCTGCCGCTTGTGACATTACTGTCTCCCTGTAGTGACGCCCATTGAACCGGTTCCTCCACCCACGGAGTTACGCGGACCAACTGCCACACCAATGTTAGTAGTTACCGACGCTCCGCCGCCAGTTCCTATAGAGTTGACCATAAACCCAAGAGCGGGTTGTGTTGCAGTCGAGTTGTCGAAGAACTCGGCGTACTCAGGGTCAGTAATTGCAGTGAAACCCAACACGAGCGAACGGAAAAGGTCATCCGTATGCCCGTCTGGTTTGGCAACCGTAACGTTGGGCACGTCATTAACTGCCACAAGCTGATACAACAGATGCGAAACAGGCTGGTTTTGGTACATGTACGGGTAGCCATTGTCCCCCGACATACTAATAGCCTTCTTCGGCTTGTTTTCCAACTTCGGTAGTAACAACGCACCGTCAAAGATAGCAGATTGTCTGAACGCGTCGAAGTCAGGATAAGCCAAACTACGAGCTACGAAACCCACACCGTGCTCTTCGCACAACGTCTGTAGCAGCATGATGTTCTGCCACCGGTCAGACACTACTAATCCGACATTGTAGTGCTCAATCAGTTGCGCCATTACCCCTTCAGCTAGATCAGGGAAGTGGGTCGGTGCTTCCGGGGTCGGGAAAATCTCTCCGATAAACGGGCAGATAACTCGGCCTGTGCGCTCACTACCGTATAGTACAGAGAATGAGAAACTGTTATTAACACTACCAGCATCCAACGCCAATACACTTGGTTCTCCCCTGTGCGGTCGTAGTTTTTTGATCTTGCCGCTAGTCTGTGCTTGTCCGGCTCTATTAGTAATTCGAACCGTCTTCAGCAATCCGCCGTTGTCTCTCCGGTCGCTGAATAAATTGCTCAGCATGGAAAGCTTCACGAACGGGTTACCACTGACCGGCGGGACAGCGCCGTAGTCTCGCATTGCATTAACTGGATTTTCACGGAACGCTTCAACGATGGGCTCGCTGTTGCGCGGCAGAGTGGGGTTACCTTCCCATGTTGCCATCCGGTATCCGTAGATCGTCCTAGAACCACGCGAAGCTTCGTAGCGCTTCATGATCATATCGTTCTTGGACTGCGGCGAAGACACTTCGTAGAGGAACCCCATAGGGGTGTTCTCATTGCCGCCCGACATTAGTAGATTGTGCGCCGCGCCACGAACGGTTAGTAACGAGCGATCCAGCGCGTCGTGCACGCCTTGCGCGTCAAGGCGCTCCGGGTCTTGTCCTGCCTTACCGCCCTTCAATGCCACCGTAAACCAGCCGATTTCGTCGATCATGGCCGTGCAACGAGTAGCACCACGCATAGTCCGCTTCGACGGACCGGACGTGTGATAGAAGAGGTTGCGGTGACGATATTTTGCAGCTGTGTTAGTAACGGTAAACACGTCTTCGATACCGTAGCGATAGCTTTGGTCTTTCAGAAGTGCGTGGTACTGTTGGAACCACGCACTGTCTAGTAACAGGTTGTGGATGTTGGTCCACACCATGTTCTTAGCTTGCTCGAAGGTCAGCGCGGCAAACGTTCCGGTTAATACCTGCGTACCCGGCAGGCCTAGCATTGCCGAGGGGTTTTGGCTCTTGAGAAACCGTTGCAGATCATAACCTGCCATCGCGGTAGCCGTGAACGTCTTAGCGAGACGCTGACCAGCCAAACCCGCAAGGGCGTTGTACGGAAGTAGCTTACCTTCTTTTATTAACGCAGACTTGGTAGCGTGACATTTGGGGCATTTACCATGTTCTAGAAACGTAACCCGGTCGAAAATGTCACCGGTAGTGGCGTCAACTGGAACGTTAGTCCAATACTCCAAGTCGGTGCACTTCTTATTAGGGCACCATTCCGCCATTAACTTAGTGGGATGCTCAATTTGCTTGGCCCAAGGCGACACGAGGTTGCCCATGTAGCGTTGGTCACTAATCCACGTCGCGAAGTTAGGCGCAGTAGGCAAGTCACGGTCGTCAATACGTGAGTCTGCGGCAGTCACACCCGAACCCGCAAGCGTGCGAGAAATCAGTTCAGAGATAACCCGCTCTTCTTTCGACAACCCGGCGTCTTTGTCCCGCTTCTTTTCGAGAATAAGGTTAATAGCTTTGTCCGTGTAGGATTCGGCAACCGACCCGCTCTTCAACGGGTAGAGCTTCAGCTTCGAACAAGCCTTCGAGTTATTCTTCTTAGCCACCGGACGCGGACACTTACGCCAGTGCATGCACAGAAGACAATTCGCGCCTTCTGTACCCTTAATAATTTCGCCTGCCGTGAATACCTTCTTCTCTTCCTCACGAACCGTAGTTTTTACCTTAACCTTGCCTTTCTTCTTTACGGGCTTGGTTTCTTCAGCGATAGCTAGCCTACGCTTCTTAAGTTTCTTCGCACGAAGACGGCCCTTGAGACTAGACATACTAATTATCCATTAACTTGTGGATCAACGCCATGTAGTCATTGCGTTCTCTCTCCCATCGCGGATCGACAGGAGCATTTGCCGCGTCGTTAGGCGGAACGTTAGGCTTTACGGGAGCCCGCATTGCATCGAAACGTTGATGCAGGAACAGGTCCACCATTTCATCGCATAGGGCTTTGTCGTTCACTAATTCCTTAGCCACCATCTTGAACAGCAAGATTTCGCTGATCTTGTTGACAGCATTACTAATAAGTGCACGCGCTCGTGGTTCTAGACCCATGTCTTCCAGACCATCGATTTCAAAGCGCCGCTTGACTGCCAAATGCGAGTCTACTAACCCCTTGCTGCGGATGATCAGGTTCCGTAACTCTCTGGCGTGCTTACCCGATAAGCGTTTTGCCTTGTCGAGCACCACAGTTCCAGGGTCGTCTTTCATCGTCGCCGCTGCAATACGGCGGCGTATGACTACCGGAGGCACCATACGCCGCACGCGTTGTCGATCTTTTAGTATCCGCCACGTGGTGGTTTTCTTGGTTTTAGCCATGGTGATCTAATCCGAACTTTTCACACGCAGCTTTGTAGGCCGCCTGAGTTAGTGGAACACGTTTACGTTTGCGGTTATGGACGCGAGACGCGCCCGGCCCCATGAGTTCCACGTACTTACCGATATCATTAGCGAATTCATCGATAGACACGTCGTCCAAACTACGGCTGACGTACTTGGCGGCGATATTAACTGCGCTATCCAACTGCACATCGTCGAGGTAGTGGTAATCTTCAACGCTACCCTTAAGCGGCGGCCACAGAATTGCGCGTTGCCCCTTAACGATCTTACCTCCCTTCTCTGCGGCTTTCGCTGCATTACGGAAGTTAATGAGAGCGTCGGGGTCCTTAGACCCCTTACCCCAACGATACTTAGTAGGCTTAGCAGAGTTCGGTAGCGTAATTGCAGGTTGATCAGCCCATGCCACCGCGTTGAGTTCCCACGGCTGATCAAGCGTACGAGGATCGGCTAACGGCTCTTCTCCACGATCCACAGCTAGTTGCAGATCGTCCTTTGCGTAGAAGTCCTCTTCGCTAATAAACTCCCGGCCTTTGGTCTTGATCGCTTGTGTGGCTTGCTTAATAACTTCCACACGTTGCCGATGAATTTCTAACTCTGAGGGGGATAGTCGCTTCTGCGCAGCCTTGTCACCTTGAATGCGTTTGACGTGACTGAGCATCGCCCTGGTATCGGTCAGACCTAGTGCTTCTTTAGTAAGTTGGTCAATACCGATACGATGCCCCGCAGACGCCTCTTCCCAACGTTGAATAATTTCGTCGGCTTGAATAGCGGCTTCCTCAATCGTCAGGTGGGCGACTTTTCGGTTGAGCTTGGAGAGGGCGATGGCTCGGGTTTTGGTGTCTCCGAGAAGGACTCGGGAAGTGACCCGGTTATTACCTTTCCGGTCCACACTTCTGCCATTAGTTGATTCCACATCGTCATCAGCGGAAGTATCATATGTGCGCCTCACTCCACCGGCGAGCCCGCCATTCTTTAATAACGGCTCGTCCTCTTCCAGTTCAAGGTCACGTCGACCATGCTCTTCGTTCCCGTTAACCGCCTTTTGGTAGCGCTTATCCGGGTCTTTGCCTTGCTTAATATCTTCCAGAGCGTTGCGGATCACCTCTTCGTCCGCCGCGTCTACCGGATCGCCCACGCGACTAAATTCAGGCCACACACGTAGGCCAAACAGGTACTTCATCGATTCACGCGCTTTCATCTGCGTGACGATCAGATAATCCCTGCCGTTGACCTTGATGTGTTGCCAAGCCCAAGCGTTATTACAGTGATCAAGGATGGCCTTGGAATACTTCAGTTCCGGCTTGCCGTTTTCAAAGCGCATTTGCGCCAGAATAATAACCGTCTTGCCAGTCCGGTTCGTCCAAATCTTGGCCTGACGGACTACGTTGGACATAGCCCGCCATTGGTCGTCACCGTTCAAGCCTGCCAACAGACCAACGTAGTCGATAATAATAACTTCCCGGTCACTCATTTCTGCTTGTTGCAGAATCCAGTTGATATCAACCTCTTCCGCCGGGCAGGTGAAGTGCAGGAACTTAGTCCATGACTCGGACTCTTTCTTGAAGATGGCAGCGATGCGTTCCGCTCGTTCCTTTACCGTCTTATTAATCTCTTCCAATTCCTTCAGGGATTTGGCCTTACGGCGCATTTCCGCGAAGAGCATCATTTCGGAATTGACGTCGGTATTAGTAATGTTGGCGGTCTGCCGTCGCGTCACTTGCGATAGATCGCAAGTG